CCGTGAGCTGGGCCTTGCGCTCGGCCTGGTTGTCCTCGCCCTGGATGAAGGCGACCTTGAGCCCGGCCTCCTGCATCTTCTTCTTGAGCAGGTCCCCGTGCCGGGTGATGCCGACGAGCACGATCGTCGGCAGGCCGTAGGACGCCGCCTTCCTGGCATACTCGACGATCTTGGCGTTGCGGTGCGGACCATCGACGATGCCGAGGGAGCGGGCCCGCTGCCAGGGCGAGGTGCGCCGGAGCTTCGGGTGCGGCTCGACCTTGCAGAACTTGAAGTAGGGCTTCGCCAGGATGCCGCGCTCGATCAGCATCTTCTCCGACACCTTGATCAGGATCGGCCCGAAGGCGGCCATGAGGCGCATGTTGTCCTCGCCGTTCGCCTTCATGAACGGGGTCGCGGTCAGCGCCAGGCGGTAGTTGGCGTTCTTGCAGTGCTGGAGGATCTCGTAATAGCTGTTGCCGCCGGCCTCGTGCGCCTCCTCGCCGATGACGAACTCGACCAGCTCCAGGAGCTTGATCGTCCGGTTCCGGCGCTGCACCTTCAGGTCATACTTATGCTTGGCGACCTTCACGATGTCCTCGCGCGTGAGCGAGAGGTCCCTCGTCGAGGTCTGCTTGACGATCTCCCGGATCTCGGCGTTCAGGTCCGGCTGCTTGAGATAGGAGACAAGGGTCTGCACCATCGCGCAGTTGATGCCCTTCGTCGGGCGCCACTCGCCGTCCCCTAAGATGCCGACGTTGTAGCCGGCCTCGCGGAAGGAGTCGGCCATCTGGTGCATCAGCACGCCGCGGGTGGTCAGGAACAGGGTCATCCGGCGGATCCGGGCGACCGCGAGCTTTGCGACCTTCGACTTTCCGCCACCGGTGGCGATCTGGGCGATGCCGCGGCCGTGCTTCAGGAGCCGGTCCACGACCTTCATCTGATAGTCGTAGCGCGGATCGTCGTTGCCGAACTCGTCCACGATCGGATTCTCGGGGCCGAGGGGCTTCGGCAGCGGCCGGCGCACGAGCTGGACCCGGTAGCCCTTCCTGGTCAGCTCCGAGTGAACCAGATGGACGAAGCCGGCCGGGAAGGTGCTATGAACCATCGAGAAGAAGGACGAGCGGCCGTTCCAGCCGCCGGAGCGGAAGGCGTGCATGTGCTCGGCGCCCTCGACCATGTAGGAGAGGAGCTCCGAGACGAAGACCTTCGCCTCCCGGGGCGCGTCGATCAGCTTCGCGACCGTCGCGTTATGCGCCAACTTGATCAGATCAGTCATTACTGATTGCCACTTGCCTTCCTGCGGATATATGATAAGTCAGTTATTACTTATCATAGGAATCCCTGGTGCCGAAAGCTCTTTCTGTTCATCCCGACCATCTCCGCCCGAATCCGTGGAACACCAATTCCGTCGGGCCGGAGAACGAGGAGAAGCTGATCGAGGCGATCCGCCGTTTCGGCTTCTTCAAGCCCATCATCGTGCGCGAGATCGACGACGGGTTCGGTGCGACGGTCTACGAGATCCTGGGCGGCGAGCATCGCTGGCAGGCGGCCAAGACCCTGGGCCTGGAGGAGGTGCCGATCTTCAACCTGGGCGTCGTGGACGACCAGCGCGCCAAGGAGATCGGCCTGGCGGACAATGCCCGCTACGGCGTCGATGATACGATCGAATTGGCCCGGTTGCTCGAAGAAATGGGCAATGCGGACGACCTGCAACAGTTCCTTCCCTATACAGAGACAGATATTCAGTCGATTTTCTCAAGCGTGAATATAGCGCTTGACGATCTGGATTTAGACGAAAACTTCGAAACACCTGAAAAAGACCCTGAGCCGCCGACGCTCAAGGCCCCGAAAACCCACACGATCATGAAGTTCAAGGTGCCGCTCGCCGACGCGGAGCGCCTGACGGCCCTGATCGCCAAGACCCAGAAGAAGTTCGGCTACACGGCCTCCGACGAAATGACGAACGCCGGCGACGCCCTGGTTCACCTGCTGCTCTCGGGCGCCCAGCCCGACGAGGACGGGGAGGAGGCCGACGCCTGATGCACAAGCCGTTCGAGCCCCGGTTTCCGGAGTGCCGGGAGTGCAAGTTCTACCGGCCCTCGCGTCCTTCCGCGAACTGCCTGCGCTGCGGCGCCGGCGAGTTCTTCGAGGAGAAGGAGCCCGACGGGGAGCCCGACGCCGACGAGCTGATGCGAATGTATGCGGAGATGGACAATGACAGCGGAGACTAGCCTCTCGGTCGAGCTGTGGCCGATCGAGGACCTCAAGCCCTACGAGAAGAACGCCAAGCTGCACCCGGACGACCAGGTGGAGAAGCTGGCGAAGTCGATCCAGAAGTTCGGCTTCAACCCGATCATCGTGGACAAGGACGGCGTGATCATCGCCGGTCACGGCCGGCGCCTGGCCGCGATCAAGCTGGGCCTGACGAAGGTGCCGGTGATCTGCCGGCGCGACCTGACCCCGGAGGAATGCGACGCCCTGCGCTTGGCCGATAACCGGGTCGCCTCGACGGCCTACGACACCGACCTCTTGCAGGCGGAGCTGGTCAAGCTCAACGACCTCGGCTTCGACATGGACGTGATGGGCTTCGACGACAAGGAGCTCGAATTCCTCACCGCGGATCTCGGCGCCTTCGACGAGAGCGCGTTCACGGCCGACATCGTGCAGGCCGTCGAGGAGCAGAAGGCCGAGAACGAGAAGAAGAAGGCTGAGGTGGACGAGAGCGCCTCGCCGATCGGCGACGCACTGGGCTTCAAGAAGGTCACGGTCGAGCAGAGCCGGATCATCCGGGCCTTCATGATGAAGGTCGAGGCCGAGACCGGGAAGACCGGGCCGGCCGCCCTGATCGCCCACATCAACTCGCTTGGCTACGCTTAACAGTCAGGATTGACTTATGAGCGACGGACAGGGGAAGGTGAACGTCATCCATATCCGCACCCGGGAGCCCTACGAGCCGGGCGAGAACGGCGCTCCGATCGACCACGATTCCGCGGAGATGCTGGAGCAGGTCCTCGGGAAGGTGGTCACGGGCGAGGTGGCCGGCGTCGGCTTCATCGCCTGGAACCGCAACCGGGCCGGCTTCGACTTCGAGATCATGCTGCCGCCCGAGGGCACGCCGGAGACGGAAGCCCTGAAATACATCGGCGCCCTGAGAGTGATCGAGCAGCAGCTCCTTCACGTCGCCGAGTTCGGTCTGCCCGGAGACGAGGAGATCGAGGAGTGAGATTCCCCGGCAACTGTCTCATCGTGGCGCTCGTCTGCGGCGGCTTGCGCATCAGGGTGATGCGAAACCGGCGCGGCCGCCTGCACTTCTACTGGGTCGATCGGAACGGATCGGCCTGGGAATTCTACACCAAGGGCGCCAGCGCCCACGGATACCTTCGCAACGCGCTGCGGATCGGCGAGATCCGGCGCGTCCCCAGCCTCGATCAGGTTTCGTCATGATCTACACCATCGACCGCAAGTTCACGTCCTCCGTCGAGCGCACGCCGCGGGTGCTGGAGATCGCCGAGGGCTTCGGCCTGGGCCTCTCCAACAAGGAGTTCGTCATCTACGACAACCTCGAAATCGAGGTGCGCCAGGGCGACGTGGTCTACATCACGGGTCAGTCCGGCTCCGGAAAGTCGCTGCTCCTGAAGGACCTCGCGGCGCAGATGCGTTCTGCAGGGCTCGCCGTCGCCGACCTCAACGAGATCCAGCTTGAGGAAAAGCCGGTGATCGAGCTGGTCGGCAAGACCACGACGGAAGCCGCGGATCTGCTCGCCAAGGCCGGGATCTCGGACGCCTGGATCTATATCCGCAAGCCTTCGGAGCTCTCCGACGGGCAGCGCTACCGTCTCAAGCTCGCGAAGGTGATGGAAAGCGGTGCCGATGTCTGGATCGCCGACGAGTTCGGCGCCGTGCTCGACCGCGTGACCGCGAAGGTGATCGCCTTCAACATGCAGAAGGTCGCACGGGCCCAGGGCAAGACCCTGATGGTCGCGACCACCCACACGGATCTCAAGGACGAGCTGGGTCCGGATCTGACCGTCACCAAGCGCTTCCGGGAGCGCGTCGATGTGGAAGGACCGCACGGCCGCCCCGTCGGCGACTATAAGGCAATCGCCGAGGAGATGTTTGCCGCGCTCCACAACAACGATTTCGTCTCCGACGAGAAGATGGAGGAGTGGAAGCGGGCCCTGGATATGGAGCTGATCGGATGACACGACACAAGACCAAGGGCGTCGAGACGTTCTTGCGCGTGATGTTCTGGCTCATCGTCATCGGAGGAGCCACCACGGTCATGGCCTTTGTCGGCCTGGTCGGCCTGATCGTTCGCACGTTTTTATCCTGATTTATCAGTCAGTTATGACTTACGGAGGCGCTATGAAGCCCAAGAATCCCTGCATCATCATGGACATCGACGGGACGCTGGCGAACGCCGCGCACCGGCTGCATCTGCTGCCGAAGGGCACGCATGAGACCGGCCGGGCGCCCGACGCGAGCTGGGAGACGTTCTTCGCCGCGGCCGACGGCGACAGCGTCCATGAGGAGATCCGGGCTCTCAACAACCAGATGGCCGAACGCTACGCGGTCTTCATGGTCACGGGGCGCCGGGAGTCGCAGCGGGCCCAGACCGAGGCCTGGTTGAAGAAGCACGACATTCACTACCACTACCTGATCATGCGCCCCGACGGCGACTACCGGAAGGATTACGAGGTCAAGCGCGAGATCCTGACCGCGATCAGGGGCATGGGCTTCGAGCCGCTGTTCGCCGTCGAGGACCGCAAGTCGGTCACGCAGATGTGGCGTGAGGCCGGGCTGCGCTGCTTGCAGGTGTGCGAAGGCGAATACTGATGGCCTCCCGCACGATCTACGTCATCAAGGACCTGGTGTCCGGGCTCTGGATGGGTCCGGAGCCGCTCGCGCGCGTGCCTTTCGACCAGGCGGCCCTGTTCAACGACGAGGAGACCGTCGTGCAGGCGATCGAGGATCTCACCGTGCTGTGGAATGCCGAATACGAGGAGTCCCTGAACTTCATCATCCGCTCGCGCCCGCAACCGATGGATCTCGTCTGGGTCGGCCTGACGATCGAGGAGCCCGAGCTTGCGGAGAAGGGGAACAGCGATGTCGCTGAAAACGCTCACTGAGCGCGATTTCGATCTCCCCGCTATCGAGACGCACATCGAGCGCGAAAACGCTCCCAGAGCGCGTTTCTCGCTGCTAGAGCACATGATTGTCGAGCGGGGTGACAAGTCTGACTGGGATCTCTTGCACGATCTGCACTACAAGGCGGAGAACCTGCCGATCGGGCCGCGGTTCTGGAAGCTGACCCTGTTCGGCGAGACCATCGGCGTGCTCGTGACCTCGAACCCGAAGGGCCTGCTCCGGGAGCGCCACGAGGTCTTCCCGAACCTCAAGCCCGACGGCAAGGACACCAAGATCACCAACACGCAGCGCTACAAGTGGATCAACGCCAACATGCGGGTGATCTCGCGCTTCGTGATCGACACCATGTATCGGGGCATCGGCGCGGGCTATCGCATGATGAACCTGGTCTCCCGCATGGAAGGCAACACCTTCATGGAGATCCAGTCGTCGATGTCGAAGTTCAACCTGTTCGGGCAGAAGGCCGGCTTCAAGTTCGCCAAGCCCAGGAACGCCAACAAGTTCGATGTCGGCCTGAAGTTCTTCCGGGCCCACTTCGAGGCTTCCCCGCAGGACTTCGAGGCGATCGTCCAGGAGCTCGAGGCCAAGCCACCGGCCGAGCGCGAAAAGCTGCTTCAGGCCTGCAAGGACTTCTACTATCGCCATTCGGCGCTCGAGAAGACCGGCAACAACCGCGACAACGGCCAGGCCCGCGTCGATGCGATGGACGCCCGGACGATCATCAAGAGCCTTCAGCAGGTGGTGCTGGCGAGCCCGATGTATGGCGTGTGGAGGAACCCGGACAAGGGCCGGGCGATCCCGCAGCGCTTGCCGCTCACCGCCTTCGACTGGCAGGGCCCGAACGAGCCGTTCCGGAACCGGGAGGATCTCGATGCCGCGGCCTAAGCCCTTCCTCAATACGCCCAAGCAGCGCGAGATCGTCCATCACGTCCTGCGCGCCGCGGATACCGGGAAGTTCATCGAGCTTCACGAATTGAAGGGCAAGTTGAGCTACGGCGAGAACATCACCAAGCAGGCTCTCCTGTGTTCTTTGAAGTATCTTCAGGAGCACGGCTTCATCGAGAAGCAGAGGAGGGGCCGGCAGATGACGTATAAGCCGACGCTCAAGGCCTATCAGAAATACCGGAGAGGTCTGGAGATCCCGAAAGAGCTTTTGGGCACGCCCGAAGCCGTCTCTGTATAGTAATATATACTACTAAGATATATATTATATATCAGGAGACGGCTTTGGAGTGTCCGGACTTGTAAGTAAGAACTGACTTATAGAGACGATGAGCGAAGAGACAGTGACGGCCCCGGAAACGGAAGAGGCCGCGGAAAAGAAGAAGACCCGGCGCCTGACCAAGGCGCAGTGGGCCGAGATCAAGGAGCTCTACGAGCTGGGGCAGGCGACTGCCTCGGAGCTGGCCGCGCGCTTCGATGTCTCCGTCCAGGCGCTCTCGCAGTATTTCAAGCGGCACGGGATCAAGGCCGGCAGCCGCGCCCACGAGGTCGCCAAGAAGGTGGCCGCCTCCGTCACCGAGGCTTCGGCCGAGGGTGCGTCGGAATTCGTCACCGAGCGCAGGAAGCGCATCGAGGAGACGAAGACCGAGCACTACAAGATGCAGTCCACCCTGGACAAGATGATCTTCAACCTGGCGATCAAGGCCGCCAAGGAGGGCGTGCCGGTCTCGACCTATCTCGAGGACGTGAAGACCTACCGGCAGATGAAGGCCGCGCTCGCGATCGGCCGGCATGAGCGCTACGTCGTGCTCGATGCCGAGGGCGAGATCGACCAGAAGGAGCTGCCGGAGCTCGTCATCCGCGAACTCACCGATAACGAGGTCGTCGAGATCCGCAACCGCACGGAGGACGACGACTTCGCCGTGGAGCTCGAGGAGCTGCCGGGCGATGTCGCCGACGACGACATCGTGGTGGAAGGGGAGGACGAATGAGCTTCTCTCCGACCCCGGCGCACGTCCTCAAGATGCACGCCGGCCAGAAGGAGGTCTTCACCGATCGGCACCGCTTCAAGGTCGTGGTCGCCGGGCGTCGCTGGGGCAAGACGCAGCTCTCCAAGATCTCCATCATCCGCAAGGCCGGCAAGCCGAAGCAGTTGATCTGGTATGTGGCGCCCACCTACGGGATGGCCCGGTCGATCCTTTGGGACGAGCTGAAGGATGCGATCCCGCGCGGCTGGATCGCCTCGATCAACGAAACCCGCATGACGATCCGGCTGCACAACGGCACCAGGATCGAGCTTAAGGGTGCCGACAAGCCCGATACGCTGCGCGGCGTCGGCCTGCATCATCTGATCATCGACGAGGCCCAGGACATCAAGGAAGAGACCTGGACCAAGGTTCTGCGCCCGACGCTGGCTTCGACGCTGGGCGACGCGCTGATCATCGGCACGCCCAAGTCCTTCAACTGGCTCTACGACCTCTACATGCTGGGTCAGCGCGGCGAGACCTACATCGACAAGAAGGGCCGTCGGCGCCTCAATCCGTGGAAGAGCTGGCAGTTCCCGACCATCACCTCGCCGTTCATCCCGGAGGAGGAGATCGCGGCCGCCCGCGGCGATATGGACGAGAAGTCGTTCCGGCAGGAGTTCGAGGCGAGCTTCGAGACCATGTCGGGCCGCGTCTACTACGCCTTCGACCGCAACGTGCATGTGGGCGACTATCCGTTCAACCCGAAGCTCCCGATCTGGATCGGTCAGGACTTCAACATCGATCCGATGTCGTCCGTGATCATGCAGCCGCAGCCCAACGGCGAGGTCTGGATCGTGGACGAGTGCATCCTCTACGGCTCCAACACCCAGGAGACCGCGGACGAGCTGGGCCGGCGCTACTTCAAGCACATGGGCCAGATCACCTTCTTCCCGGACCCGGCCGGCGCCAACCGCTCGACCAAGGGCCGCGGCGAGTCCGACCTCGACATCCTGCGCGAGGCCGGCTTCACCCGCATCAAGTATCGGCGCAAGCACCCGAAGGTGGCCGATCGCGTCAACGCCGTGAATCGCATGTTCAAGACCGGCGACGGGCAGATCCGGATGCGGGTGAATTCCACCTGTAAGCACACCATCGCGGCGCTGGAACAGACCATCTACAAGCCCGGCACCCGCGAGGTGGACAAGAGCCAGGGCCTCGAACACCCGGCCGACGCGCTGGGCTACTGCGTCGATCTCCAGTTTCCGGTGCGCGAGATCACGATCCTGGGCCGTTCCCTGTAGCCTTGTGCATAAGTCAGTAATGACTTATTATATCGGAACACAGGCATTCTAGGATCGTCATGGCGCGTCGAATTGCAGAGAACCAGAAGGAGCTTCAGGAATTCCTGAAGCGCCGTCATCCTGAATACGAGCGTTCCGTCGCCCATTGGGATTTTCTCGAGGCGACCTATCACGGCGGCCGCGAGTGGTTCACGGAAGGCAACATCTTCCGCTACATCAAGGAAGGCGACAAGGAGTTCAACGACCGCCTGGCGCGGGCCTACCGCTTCAATCACACGCGCGAGTCCGTCGATCTCGTCCAGAAGTATATTTTCAAGTCGCCGATCCAGCGCAACTGGAAGGATGCCGGCGTCGAGGTCACGGCGTTCTGGGAGAACGCGACCCTCTCCGGGCTCGACATCGACCAGTATATGAAGCTCGTCTCCACGGCCGCCTCGATCTTCGGCCGGGTCTGGGTCTTCGTCGATTCCACCAAGAAGAAGGATGTGGTGTCCAAGGCCGACGAGAAGAAGGCCAAGGCGCGCGTCTACTCGTATCTCGTCAAGCCGCAGAACATTCTCGATGTCGGCTTCGACGACCACGGCGCGATCAACTGGATCCTCGTGCGCGAGACCGTGCGCGACGACAAGGATCCGATCTTCTCCTCGGGTGCCGTCGAGGAGCGCTTCCGGCTGTGGACGCGCGAATCCTGGACGCTGTTCTCGATCCAGGAGGAGGGCAGGGGCCGCAAGAAGGTCGTCGTTTACATCGAGGACGAGGGCACGAACGCTTTGGGCGAGGTGCCGTGCTTCGCGGTCGATCACGTCATCGGCGAGAACCGCTACGTGGCGCCGGGCCTGATCAACGACATCGCCTATCTCGACCGCGCCGTTGCCAACTATCTGTCGAACCTCGACGCGATCATCCAGGACCAGACCTTCTCGCAGCTCGCCATGCCGGCGCAGGGCATCCTGCCGGGCGAGGACAAGTGGGACAAGCTGCTGGAGCTCGGCACCAAGCGCATGTTCGTCTTCGACGGCGAGGGCGGTGCCAAGCCCGAATACATCTCGCCCGACCCGAAGCAGGCGCAGATCATCATCACGGTGATCAACAAGATCATCAACGAGATCTACCACACCATCGGCATGGCCGGTGAACGCACGAAGGAAGACAATGCTGTTGGCATTGATAATTCTTCTGGTGTCGCGAAGGCGTATGACTTCGAAAGGATGAACTCGCTGCTGACCGCGAAGGCGGACAGCCTCGAGAACGCCGAGAACAAGCTCGTGCGCCTGGTGCTCGCCTATCACTCGAAGGACGAGCCCGAGGACGAGCTGGTGAAGTATCCGGACACCTTCGATGTCCGCTCCCTCTTCGACGAGTTCACCATCGCCGAGAAGCTGGCGCTCATCGACGCGCCGGCCGGCGTGCGCCAGGAGCAGATGAAGCAGGTCATCGACAAGCTCTTCCCGCAGATCGCCAAGGCGCTGCGCGAGAAGATGCTGTCGGAGCTCCAGAAGTGGCCCGTCGATCCCGTGGAGCGCGCGGCCGCACTCGCGGAAGCCACCCGTCCTCCGACGAATTTCGATGGCTCGAAGCCAGCCGCCAAGAACCCCCAGACGCAGAACCGTCAGGGCCAGGTGACGGCCAAGAGCCCGAATAAGCAGCCGGGAGTCTAAGTCATTCCTGACTGCATCACCGGGATCAAGAGACCGATCCCTTCAACCCCTACAGACCGAGAGAGTGGTCACATGAACGTCAAGACTGAAACCGCCGACGTGAAGTTCACCGGAGGCGTTCCGCGCTTCAACATTTTCGCGAGCCCGGTCGGCCCGCGGATCTACCTCGACGCGCCGAACGACAACGGCAACGACGGAGGCAACCCCGATCCGAATGCCAATACCGATCCGAACCCCAACCCGGAAGGGAATCCGGGCGGCGAAGGCGGTGAGGGCAAGTCCAAGCTCTCCGACCGGGAAGCTGAGCTTCTCAAGGAGAACATGGACAAGAAGCGGAAGCTGAAGGAGGCCCAGGATGCCCTGGCCGCGGCCAATGAGCGGCTGAAGGCGTTCGACGGCGTCGATCCCAACGAGCTGCGTCAGCTCCTCGCCGAGCGCGAAGAGGCGCGCAAGGAGAAGGAGGAGGCGGAGCGCAAGGCGCTCGAGGCCAAGGGCGATTGGGAACGTCTGAAGCAGATGATGGCCGAGGAGCACGAGAAGGTCGTCGGCACGCTCAAGGGCGAGCTGGACACGACCAAGAACGCGCTTTCCGCCGCGCAGGCTCAGATCGTCGATCTCACCATCGGCGCCCAGTTCTCCAATTCCGCTTTCATCAACGACGAGCTGGTTCTCACGCCCTCCAAGGCGCGTCAGATCTACGGCAGCCATTTCGAACTCGTGGATGGCCGCGTCGTGGGTTACGACAAGCCGGCGGGTGCGAAGGACCGCACGCCGCTGGTCGATGGCGCGGGAAATCCGCTGCCGTTCGAGGCTGCGCTCAAGAAGCTCGTCGATGCGGATCCGGACCGTGAACGTCTTGTCCGTTCGAAGCTGAAGGAAGGTGCCGGCTCGAAGACGACCAACGATAAGGTCGATCCCAAGACCCCCGAGGTCTATGGTGTCCACCGCATCGCGGCCGCTCTCTCGAAGACGAAACCCTCCAAGTAACCGTGCCTGGAACAGTAAGTCAACACTGACTTAACTTTTCCTCTTGGAATGAGGCTCTTGCCGTTATATCATATTGGTAAGTCAGAACTGACTGACTAACCGAATGAGATCCCGGCGAGAGCCGTCGAAGGAGAGAACCAATGCCTTTGCTTGTCGAAGAGGCCGCAAAGCTCTCGCAGGAGCAGATGGAACGCGGCGTCATCGAGGAGATCATCGATCGCGATGAACTCTTCGCGCTTGTTCCGTTCATGCCTGTGAATGGCAAGGCCTACATCTATAACCGAGAGAAGACCATCTCCGAGGGCGAGTTCCTTGATCCCTACGAGGTCGTGCCGGAAGGCGCCGCGACCTTCGAGGAGGTCATGACCAAGCTGCGCATCCTCGCTGGTGACGTGGACCTCGATAAGTTCCTGCTGGCCACCCAGTCGGACACCAACAGCCAGCTTGCGATCCAGCTTGCCGCCAAGGCGAAGGCTCTCGGCCGCAAGTTCCGCCGCACGCTGGTCCAGGGCGACTCCACGGTGAACCCGAAGGAGTTCGACGGTATCCGCAAGCTGGTCCCGGCCGCCCAGACCCTCGTCGCCGGCGAGAACGGCGCTGCCGTCACGCTGACGATGATCGACGAGCTGAAGGATGCCGTGAAGAACGGCGCCGACTGCCTCATGATGCGTCAGGGCACCTGGCGTGCGCTCAAGAACGTGCTCCGCGGCTTCGGCGGCAACGCCGCCACGGACATGATGATCGAGAACTTCGGTCGTCCGGTTCCGGCGATCGACGGCACCCCGGTCATCATCAACGACTTCATCCCGGCGGATGAGGTTCAGGGCACGGCCACCCAGACGACCTCGATCTACGCTCTGCGTCTGAACGAGACGGACGGGTTCCACGGCATCATCGGTGGCGGCATGGCCGGCATCGCGGTCGAGGAGATCGGCACGATCCAGAACAAGGACGCCGTCCGGTATCGTGTGAAGTGGTATGTGGGCACCGCCCTCAAGGCCACTCACTCCGTTGCCCGCCTCAAGGGCGTGACCAACGTTTGATCTGGACGATAAGTCAATTCTTACTTATCATGAAGGGGCGGGAGCAATCCCGCCCTTTCGTTTGTGAACCGCAGGACACTCATGCAGAAGCTCAAGATCACCGAGAAGGGCTGGGAAGGCTACACCGGCTTCTTCGGACAGGTGGAATTCAAGGACGGCGTGTCCGTCAGCCCAGTCGATCCCTATCATCTCAACCATCTCTCCGGCCTCGTGCGCTGCGTTCTCGTGGATGCCGACGGCAAGGAGCTCGGCCAGGCCGGCGTCGCGGCTGCCATCGCCGGCGGCGTGACGACCGTTGCGGCTGCCGTCGAGAAGCCGCTCGCCCGCGCCACCGAGGCTGCCGTCGCGGCGGAACAGAAGAAGCTCGCCGTGCAGGCCGAGAAGCCTCCGCACCCGCTGCTCACCGTCGCGGATCTGGAAAAGATCGGCGCCGAGGGCGGCATCCGGGCCGTGCGCGTCGTTGCCGACAAGTGGGGCGTGCGCGACCGCTCGATCCCCGGCCTGATCAAGGAGATCATGAAGGCTCAGGCCCAGTGGCAGAGCCGCATCGACGCGGTGGCCGCGGAGGAGAGGGCGCTTCAGGCGAAGGCTGCCGAGGAGGCTGCCCGGTCCGAGTCCCCGGCCGATGCTCCGGCGTCCGATGTCGATGCGGTCGAGGTCGGCGGCGAGATTCCGGCGACGGAGGTTTCGGTCGCGACCCTCGAAAGCGGCGCCAAGGCCGTGACCGTGAAGGCCGGCGACGTGGCCGCGACCGTGGCGCTCACGAAGTAAGAGGGTAGCGCATGAAGAACTACCCGGTCGGCACCGCTGTTACCTTGCGGATCCCCCTGATCGATCTCAACGGCGACCCGGTGACGCCGACCGGGTTGTTCGCCCGCGTCACCGACGAGCACGGCGTCGAGCGCGTCCCCGAGGCGGAAGTCGCCGTTTCGGAAGGCGCCACCGATGTCGAGTTCACGGTGCCGGCGTCCGCCAACGCGCTGCCCGACGGCGCCGTGGACGGCGCTCGCACCGTCACGATCCGGATCGAAACCGACGCCGGCACCTTCACCAGCGAGGAGACCTATCTCCTGCTCGCGCCGGTGCGGCTCGTGATCATGGACAACTCGTTCCAGACCTACGAGCAGGCGGTGCTGGAGGCCTCGCGCATTCCCGGCCTCGAAGGCTTTGCCGGCGCCTCGAAGGTCGAGCAGACCCGGGCCCTGATGGAAGCCTATCGCCGGCTGACCAAGCTCGGCTACCGGGTGCGCCGTCCGGAGGACGTGGATCCCCAGAACGTCATGTATGAGCTGGGCTCCTACTACCAGACGATCACGCCGCGGCGCTGGGATGCGTTGACGCTGGATCACTACCTCACCCAGTTGCCCGAGCCGTTCCGCCAGGCGCTTCGCCGCGCCCAGGTGGTCGAGGCCAACGAGATTCTCCGGCACGACCCGATCGGCGAGAAGCGCCGGGCCGGCCTTCTGTCCGAGAGCATCGGCGAGTCCTCGATGATGTTCCGGTCCGGCGTGCGCCCGCTCGATCTCGGCGTCTCGACCGCGGCGCTGAACGAGCTTGCCGGCTATGTCGAAATGCGGATGACCCTGACGCGCGCATGAAGATCCAGCTCTTGATGACGGAAGAGGCGGAGCTCGCAGCGCTCCGCTACGCCACCCTGGTCGAAGGCTGGCGCGCTCTCTATGCCCGGGCGCTGGACGCGGCCGATTTCGGCACGCCGCGCCAGCTCCGGCGCGTCGAGGAGGAGGCCTACGCGATCGCCCGAACCTTCCTGGAGCAGGAGGCGCGGGCCATCACGGAAGCCACGACCAACATCGCGTATCGCGCTTACAGAACGACGCTAGAAGAGTTGAGCGTCGAGACGAGCGACGAGATTCCCGAAGCTGTCAGCGAGCATTTAAACGCAGCGGAAAGCTATCTCCGTCACGAACTGTCTGTGCAGATCGAGCGCGACATCGCTTTCCTGAAGCACTCGCTCCGGCGCACGATTCTTCAGGTCAATCTCGCGGCCCGGTCCAAGGGCGTTCCGCACCGGGCGGCGCTCATGGAATACCGCATCGGCAACGCCGCGGAGCTGCATTTCTTCTTCCACGACCGCGGGAACCAGAAGTGGCCGTCCCGCAAGTTCGTCCGGGCCGTGTGGCGCCATCATCTGCTCGCCGTCTACAACGAGGTCGTGCTGATGACGCTTGCCGATCACGGGCTGGAGAAGGCGCAGGTCTCTCACCTCAACCCGACCTCGCAGTATCACGGCCAGGTCATCGCCATGTCGGCCGGCTCGTCGCTGCCGATCTACGCCGAGATCCGCAACGAGGTCTTCCATCCCAACTCCGACGCGATCTTGAGGAAGGCGGACGAATGAGCTTCATCCCCAATACACGCGGCCGGCTCTCGCGAAAGGTCGGCAACAACGTCTACAACGAGGCGGTCTTCTCCGAGCCGAAGACCGTCGAATGCGGCGTCGTGCATCTGAGAGGCGCCGCGCAGAAGACCTCCGTCAGAACCGACAGTTCCGCCTCCCGCGGCAACGCCGAAGAGGTGGTCGCGGCCGCCAAGATCCTGTTCCAGCCGCATATCGAGATCGGACTCGGCGACCGCTTCGAGATCGCCGGGCTCACCTTGCGCGTGACCTCGATCCAGCCGCGCATCGCCGTCACCGGCCAGCACGATCACAACGAGGTCGAATTCGAGGTGTGGACGGAATGAAGATCAACATGAAGGTCAAGGGCATCGACCAGTTGATCGCCCAGCTCCGGCACACGGCCGAGAAGGTGTCGGATTCCGCCCGCAAGACCATGCACCGCGAGGCCGACAGGATCGTGGAGCAGGCCCGGCTCTATGCGCCCGTGGACAAGCACAACCTCGAGGAATCGATCCGCAAGGACGTGCATTACGGTCATCGCGGCCGCTTGCAGATCGACATCGTGATGGGCGGCATCGTCAACGGCGTCAACGTCGATACCTACGCGGTCGAGGTGCATGAGAACTACGACGATGCCAGGCCGGGTCCGGGCACGCAGGCCAAGCGCGACGCCAATCCCGGCGTCCATATCGGCCGCAAGTTCCTGACCCGCGCGATGGAGGAGCGGGCGCCGATCTTGCAGCGGGCGATGATTTCCGCGGTTGAGAAGGAGTTCAAGCTGTGAACCTGGGAGGCTTCGTCAAGATCCTGGAAGACGCCGGTCTCGGCACGGCCGGCAAGGACATCTTCCTGTTCGAGCTGCCGGCCGACGTGCCGGAGGGCATCCTGATCCGCCTGCCGCTCACCGGCGTCAAGGTCCATCACGAGATCCCGGGCTACCACACGACCGAGATCCAGGTCATCGTGCGCTCGCAGAAGCAGTCCGTCGGCCATGCGAAGGCCGACCGGGTGATGGCCGCGCTGACCTCCTATCATCGCATCGTCACCGACCCCGAGACGGGCGAGGAGATCGAGGTCAAGCAGATGCTCCCGGAGACGCTGCCGATCCGCTACCCGCGCTCCGACGGCAACGGCATCGAGTGGTCGATCAACTTCAAGACGGCACTGGCGCGCTCATAAGTCAGTTTTGACTGGTTATCTCGTTGCGGATACAATATCATATAAGTCAGAACTGACTGACAGCCCTTTGCAAAGGAATAGACCAATGGCCTCTGATACCAAGAACGTGAAGCTTGGCGTCTGCAAGATCTTCTTCGACAGCCAGGACCTTGGCTTCACCAAGGGCGGTGTTGAAGTCGAAGTGACCACCGAGACGAAGCGCGTCGAGGTGGACCAGTTCGGTCGGACTGCCATCAACGAGATCATCGTGTCGCGCAACGTCTCCGTCACGGTGCCGCTTGCCGAGACGACCCTGGAGAACCTCGTCAAGATCATGCCGGGCTCGACCCTCGTGACCGACGGCACCGATCCGACGAAGAAGCGCGTGGACGTGAAGACCGGCGTCGGTCTCTCGCTGCTCGAAGTGGCGAAGGAGCTGCGCCTGCATCCGAAGAGCCTGCCGGACGCCGACGAGTCCGAGGACTTCGTGATCCCGCGCGCCATGACCCCGGGTGCGATCCAGTTCGCCTACCAGACCGAGGACGAGCGGATCTTCAACTGCACCTTCACGGGCTATCCGGACCCGGTGACGGAGCGCCTGTTCTTCGTGGGTCACGAAGACGCTGCGGCGTAACGGTATAAAGCTTGATTTATCGGGAGTGATAAGTCATTACTGACTGTCAGCGAGCAGCCCTCGCTGGCAGTCTCTTTGTTTCTGGAAAGGACACATGGCGAACGCAAACGGACCCGTTTATCTCGACCTCGATGCCATCGAGAATGAGGTCGAAATCGTCGTCAAGCTCAACGGCAAGGAGCACGCGCTTCAGCCGATCACGGTGGACGACTTCATCTACAACACCAAGCTCGTCCAGGATCTCGGAACGAACCCCGATTTCGAGAAGGAGACGATGACCATCATCAAGATGCTCATCCGGGCCTTCCCGACCATGACGGAGGAGGAGCTGCGCAAGCTGCCCTTGGTCAAGCTCAACGCCATTCTCGACTTCGCCCAGAAGCACAACGGCTCCAAGCAGGTCGAGGAGAGCATGGCGGAGGAAGCCAAGGAGGTTGAAAACCCTCCGACGGCGGGAGCTTAAGGGTAGTCGATTTCGGCTACCTGTTCTCCCGCGTGTGCCATCACTACGGCCTGTCCGTCGTCGAGACACGCAAGCTGCCCTTAAAGACGTTCTGGATGCTGTCCAAGAACGTCGATCGCATCTGGGCCGAGCAGGATCTTCGCCTGGCGACCCTCATGGGTTCCGTCCAGTCGAAGGAATACGCCGAGAAGCTCATCAAGGACCTGCGCCGGCAGCTCGGCACCATCGTCGAGTTCGAGGAGGCGCCGAAGGTCCTCGAGATCGAACCTGAATATGACCGCGCCGGCCTGCTTGCGCTGAAAGGCATGGGCAAGTGGTGATGATCTGATATAATAAGTCACTACTGACTTACATTCAGGGATCGAGATGGCCGCAATTCGCGTCGAACTGGAACTTGCCGACGGCTCCTTTACCACCCGCATGATCCATGCGGGTGAAACGCTGCGGCAGTTCGAGCGCAATGTCGGCCAGACCTACACCTCCCTGCGGCGCGTCGAGGAGGCCGGCCGCGGCTTCCTCGCCTCCTTCCGCGATCTGACCGTCATCTTCGCGGGCGCCGGCGCGGCCCTCAACAACCTGCGCGCCATCACCACCGGCTGGGCCGGACAGATCGTCCAGGTCAATGCCGAGATGGAGCGCCTGCGCGTGCTCATGCAGTCCATGAGCACCGCGGCCGACCCGATCCGGGACGCGGCCGACCAGATGAAGATGCTGCGCGACTTCGCGCTCCAGGCTCCGTATTCCCTGCGCGGCCTGACCGACGTGTTCGTGAAGCTGAAGTCCACCGGCATCGACCCGACCACGGGCTCGATGAAGGCCCTGGTCGATGCGGTCGCAAGCTTCGGCGGCAACGAGGAAACCCTCAAGCGCGCCTCGCTCGCCATCTCGCAGATGTCCGGTAAGGGCGTGATCCAGATGGAAGAGCTGAGGCAGCAGCTCGGCGAGGCGATCCCGCGCGCCACGGAGCTGATGGCCCGCGCGATGGGCGTGTCGATGGACACCCTCATCCAGGAAATCTCCACCGGCACGGTGCAGGCCAAGCCCGCGCTCCAGGCGCTCCAGATGGAGCTCGACCGCGTATTCGGCGGCGCCGCCCAGCGTCAGATGGCGACCTTCTCGGGCATGATGGCCCAGACCTCGACCCTGATGCAGAACCTCGCCCTCAAGGTCGGTGAGAGCCAGTATTTCGAGACGGTCAAGCGTCAGCTCCGCGACTTCAACGCCGCGCTCGCCGGTCCCGAGGCGCAGCGCTGGGCCGACTCCATCGGTCAGGCGCTCACCAGCGTCGTCAACGTGATCCGCTCCGGCGTGAACATCGTGATCCGCTTCCGCGAGGAGATCGTCGGCATCGGACAGGCGATGGCCTATGCGTTCGTCGCCACGACTGCCGTTCGCTTCTTCGCCTCGTTCGCCGCCGCGATCACCCGTGTCCGGCAGGAGCTCGTGCTGTTCCGGGCCCAGTTGGCGGCGACCAACGCCCAGGCTGCGGCCACGAACCTCGGCACCGTGACCTCGGGCTTCGCGGCCGCGGCCACCCGCCTGCGGGTGCTGACCGCGGCGATGCCGGCTCTGGGTGCTGCCTTCTCCACCCTCGCGCCCTGGCTGCCGCTGCTCGGCGCCGGCCTGTATCTGCTCGCCGACCGCTTCGGCTTCCTCGGCGAGAAGACCCGCGAGGCCTGGCAGGAATTGGAGCGCTACAAGGGCGCGGCCTCGAAGGAGTCGATGAAGACGGCCTTCAAGGACCTTCAGGAGCTCCGTTCGGAGCTCGCCGACCTCGAGTCGGACGCCCATCGCAACCGCGTCGGCGGCGTGTTCTTCGACGGCATGTCGCGCGCCGAGCGCCAGCTCATGCTGGAGCAGCGCATCGCCGAGAAGCGCCGCGAGATCGCCGAGCGTGAGAAGACCTTCGGCGAGGCCGCCAACGAGGCCGCCCGCACCGAGGCCGACCGTCAGGCCAACCACGTTATGAGCCAGATCCAGCGCGAGCTGGACGCGGTGCAGCGCAAGTATGACGAGGAGGGCCGGCGCCAGGCCGACGCGCACCGCGAGGAGCGCACCCGGCTGATCAACCAGGGCAAGTATGTCGGCGACATCGACCAGGCCTATCGCGAGCAGCGCGCCCGCGAGGCGGTGAAGTTCTACGACGACCAGCTCAAGGTCCTCGACGAGCACTACGCCCAGCAGAAGGCGCTCGCCGCGAGCGGCAACGAGCAGGTCGCCGCGATCGCCAACGAGGCGCTCAACAAGATCGCCCGGTCGCAGGCCCAGATCGTGCAGATGCGCGAGGCGGCCGAGCAGATGACGATGGGCGTGCCGAAGGGCGCCAAGCCGGTCCGCGACGAGGAGCAGTTCCAGCGCGGCCAGCAGGCGCTCAAGAACATCCGCGCCGAGGTCACGGGCCTTCAGGCGGCGCTTCAGGGCGCCTCGGCCGAGGTCGTGGAGCTCTCCGAGCTGCTGCGCCAGGGCAAGTATGGCCCGGCCGACCGTCAGGAGGTGCAGCGCCTCATCGAGTCCCTGATCCAGGCCCAGAAGGAGAAGGAGAAGCTCGACGAGCTGCTCGAGGGCCGCTCCAAACTCGAACGCGACATCCTGAACGCCCGGATCAAGATGGAGGAGGAGCTCCTGGAGCTCCAGGCCAAGGCGGAAGGGCGCGAGCTGGATGAGGTCGAGAAGATCAAGATCCGCCTGCGTCAGGACTACTACAAGGGCCTGACCCTCGACGCCAACGGCAACGTCCGTTCGGCGATCGAGAACATTCGCCGCGGCATCGGCGGCATGGAGCAGGCCTCGAAGGCCGCCGAGGAGTCGCTCAAGAACGGCGTCTTCGGCGACAACATGCTCACGCGCGCCCGCTCGTTCCTCGACATCATCCGCGGGCTGGGCTCGGCCTGGGACGACTTCCGCAACGGCGTCAACAACACCGACCCGTCCCGCGCCATGCAGTCGCCGGGCACCGGCGGCTATTCCGGCAACGTCTCGGGTTCCTATCTCGACAAGGTGATCGGGGTGGAGTCGGGCGGCATTGCGACCGCGAAGAACCCGCGCTCGACCGCGACGGGCCTGGGTCAGTTCATCGAGGGCACCTGGCTCCAGTTCATCCGCGAGACGATGCCCCAGATCCTCAACAAGGGTGTCGCCTACGCGCTGACGCTTCGCAACGACCCGAACCTCTCGCGCCAGGCGGTCGCCTGGTATGCGGACAAGAACGCGCGCTATCTCCAGGAACGCAACCTGGAGCCGACCGACCGCAACCTCTATCTGTCGCACTTCCTCGGCCCCGAGGGCGCCGTGAAGGCGCTGACCTCGAACATGATGACCAAGCTGGAAGCGCTCTTCCCGGCGAAGGTCATCAACGACAACCGCGAGGTCATGGCCGGCAAGACCGTGGCGGATCTCCTCGCCTGGGCCGGGCGCAAGATGGGCGACGGCACGAGCTGGACCGGCTCGCGCGAGAGCCTGGACCGGCGCGGCCCGCAGCGCATGGATTACATCGATACCGGCGTCACCCGGGAGCTTGAGAAGCTGACCGAGCAGCGCAAGGAGCTGACGAAGCAGGCCGGCGAGACCGCGCTTGCCGTGGACCTGCGCGAGATCAGGAAGCGCGCCGAGGAGGCCAAGAAGGAAATCGTCGGCATGGGCGATGCCGAGGCCCAGGTGCGCGCCGAGATCGAGGCGGGCAAGTATGGCCGCGACCGCACCAATCCGGACGCCGAGTATTACAAGGAGATCATCGCGGCCGCGAAGGCGCTCGACCAGGCCGAGGAGGACAACCAGAAGCGGCGTCAGGCGCGCGAGAAGGCCGACAGCGCCATCCAGCGCCGGGCGCAGCGCGCCGAGGACCTCGCCGAGAAGGAAGCCGCCGCGCGGGATTCGTTCAAGAACCCGCTCGATCACGGCCGCTCGGAATCCTACCTGGCGCTGGAACGCCAGCTCCGGCGCGAGGGCGACCTGATCAAGCAGTTCTACGGTCAGGACTCGGCTCAGTATCGTCAGCACCTTGAGCAGAAGGAGTTGCTGCTCCAGCAGCACATCAACTCCGAGGTGTTGCAGACCGCGGCCGGCTGGCAGCAGAAGATCGACGCCCTGCGCCAGGGCATGATGACCGAGAGCCAGGCGCGCCAGGCCGAGACGGAGCGGTATATCCAGCAGATCCAGAAGGAGCTGGAAGCCTTCCGCGGCTCGGCCGAGGAGCGCGCGGCGCTCGAAGCCAAGGCCCAGGAGTTGATCGCGCTCGCGCGTCAGAAGACCGCGATGGACGGCCCGCTCGCGCGGCAGATGAAGGAGTGGAGCGACTTCGGCGGCAACATGGAACAGGCCATGACCGGCTGGCTCGACTCCGCCGCGGACGCGCTCGCCAACTTCATCACCACCGGCAAGGCCGACTTCAAGTCGCTGGCGAACGCGATCATCGCCGACATCACCCGCATCGCGCTCAAGGCCACCTTCTCGAACCTGTTCGGCGGTCAGGGCAAGGGCAATGCCGCGAAGGCGGCCGGCGCCAAGGCTGCGTCCGGCGGCAAGTCGTTCCCGTTCTTCCACACCGGCGGCATCGTCGGGCAGATCTCGCGCATGTCCGGCCGGGTCAACCCGATGGTTTTCGCCAATGCCCCGCGCTTCCACACCGGCGGCATCATCAAGGGCATGGGCCTGAAGCCGGGCGAGGTGCCGATCATCGCCAAGAAGGGCGAGGGCGTCTTCACGCCCGAGCAGATGGCCGCGATGGGCCAGATGGGCGGCTCTCAGGTGATCACCATTTCGCCGACCGTGCAGGTCAATGCCACCGGCGGCACCAAGGAGCAGAACGCCGATCTCGCGGCTCAGACCGCGAAGGCCGTCGAGGGCACGATCCGACAGATCGTCGCCCAGGAACTCCTGGTTCAGCGGCGCCAGGGCGGAATGCTCGCGCGCTGATTTATCAGTAAGGACTGACTGAATGGCACTCGAAACCTTCGTTCCACCGATCCCACCGTCTCCCGGCACGCGCGCCCGTCCCAAGGTGCGCCTGCTCAAGGCGGAGTTCGGTGACGGCTACACCCAGACCACCCGCGACGGCATCAACCACATCCGCAAGACCCTGGAGCTGGAGTGGGAGACCCTCACGCCGGCCCAGGCGAAGCAGATCACCGACTTCCTGGAGCGACACGGCGGCGACATTCCCTTCTACTACACGCCGTCGAACGAGACCGTGCCGATCAAGTGGACCTGCGAGGAGTGGGAGGACACCCGCGGGCAGGGCGGCCTGCGCACCGTCACCTGCACCTTCGAGCAGAGCTTTTCTCTGGAATCATAAGTCAGTATTGACTTATAATGATGTCCGAATGATATAGGGTTCAATGTCTCATCCCAGTCTTGCAGCCAATGCTCAAAGCCCGAACCCGGGCGAGATCGTAGCTCTCTTCCGGCTCGACGCCACGTCGATCGGCGGAGGCGTCTATTACTTCTGCCAGGCGGCCTATGAGACCAAGGGCGTCACCTTCGGCGGCGTCTACTACACCCCGGTCGATGTCGAGTTCACCGACTTCGACATCTCGGGCACCGGCTCGCTGCCGACCCCGAAGATGAAGGTCGCGAACACCAACGAGGTGTTTCAGGGCATGGTCAACACCTACGGGGACATGCTCGGCTGCGTCGTCCAGCGCGTTCGCACCTTCCGCAAGTTTCTCGACGGCCAGCCGCAGGCCGACCCGACCGCCTACTACGGTCCCGATACGTTCCGCGTGGAACGGAAGGTGAACGAGAACGCGGTCTTCATCGAGTGGGAGCTGTCCGCCTCCATCGACCAGGAAGGCAAGCGCCTGCCGGGCCGCGTCGTCGTGCGCGACACCTGCATGTGGCGCTACCGGACCTGGAACGAGGCGACCCGCACCTTCGACTACAAGAACGTGACCTGCCCCTACACGGGAAGCGCCTGCTTCGACCGCGCCGGCAGGGCGACGACCCCCGACAAGGATTCCTGCGGCCGGCGCATCTCCGATTGCGAGAAGCGCTTCGGGCGCGGCAACCCGCTGCCCTTCGGCGGCTTCCCGGGCGTTGCGAGGGTCAGGCTATGACGATGTTCGCGCCTGAAATCATCGCGGCCGCACAGGCTCATGCGCGCGACGAGTTCCCGAAGGAGAGCTGCGGGCTGATCGTCGGCGACGAATACGTGCGCTGCTTCAACTACGCGGTCGATCCCCTCAACGACTTCAAGATCGCTCCCGAGATCTTCGTGCGGGCGTCCGAGAAGGGCGAGGTGAGGGCGGTCGTGCATTCGCACCCCAACGGCCCGCTACACCCGACCCGCACCGACATGCAGAGCCAGATCGACACCGCTCTGCCGTGGATCATCATCCCGCTCGACGACGAGCGCGTGGGTCCGCCGATCATCTGGGGCGACCAGGTGCCGATGGCTCCGCTCATCGGGCGTCAGTTCATGCACGGCGTCGCCGATTGCTACACCCTGGTCCGCGACTGCTTCCGGCTCGGGCGCGACGGCATGGCCGCGCAGGACATGCCCGACTGGCCCTATCCGCCGATCGAGCTGCCGGAATTCCCGCGCGACGACGATTGGTGGAACCTCGGTCAGAACCTCTACGAGGACGCGCTCGCGCCGCTGGGCTTCAAGCCGATCTCGGTCGATCAGGTGCGCCCGGGCGACGGGTTCCTGATGAAGGTCCGCTCCGACAAGCTCAATCACGCCGGCGTCGTCGTCGGCAACGACCTCATTCTCCACCACCTGCCCACGCGCCTGTCGCGCCGCGAGCCTGCCGGCTTGTGGGCGCGCGGAGCCGACCTGTGGGTGCGCTACGAGGGTCCCGGACGCGATGCGTAAGGTTCATCTCCACGGCCGCCTCAAGAAGCTGTTCGGCGGTCCCTTCGATCTGGAAGTCGCAACCGCGGGCGAGGCGATCCGCGCGCTCAACGTCAACTTCCCGGGCAAGTTCATGGATGCGCTCAAGGAGGGCTCCTACGAAGTCATCCGCGGCGACAAGAAGGACGGCGACCGGCTCGATCTGGAGGATGTGAACACCTTCAATCTCGGCAGCGCGGACCTGCACATCGTCCCCGTGGTCGAGGGCTCGCGCAGTCAGGGCAAGGGCGGCGGCATTCTCAAGGCGATCTTGGGCGTCGCGCTGATCGGCGCGGCGATCTTCTTCTCGGGCGGTGCGCTCGCGACCCCGATCATGGGCGGCGGCGGAATGCTCGGCGGCATGACCTACGGCCACATGGCGATGCTCGGCGTGGCGCTCACCCTTGCGGGCGTGAGCCAGATCCTCTCGCCGGCCGAGGACCCGTCCGACGAGACCAAGAAGGACGACTCCTTCTCCTTCTCCGGCCCGGGCAACGCCTACAGCCAGGGCAACCCCGTTCCGCTGATCTACGGCGAGGTCATCACCGGCAGCGTGCTGATCTCGGGCGGCCTCGACATCGAAGACATTCCGGTTGGAGCCTAAATGACTGTTCATTTCGACCCCAGGACGATGCCCATCGTCGGTTCCGGCGGCATGGGCAAGGGCGGCGGCGGACACGGCGTCGAAGCCCCGAACTCGCTGCGCTCGAAGGCGAAGGCTCGCCTGATCGAGCTGCTCGGCGAGGGTCCCATCGTCGGGCTCGTGAACGGCCGGCGCTCGATCTACTTCGATCAGACCGTCGTCGAGAACGCCAACGGTTCGCTCAACTTCAAGGGCGTCACCTATCAGCAGCGCCGCGGCCTGCCGGACCAGGAGCACCTGCACGCCGCTCCGATGGCCGAGACGCCTTACTCGGTCGAGGTGCGCGTCAAGGAGAAGGAGGCGCCGCCCGTCCGCACGATCATGGAGCAGAACGCGGACGCGGTGCGCGTGGTCATCCGCATCCCGGCGCTCGCGCATCAGGACAAGAAGACCGGCGACATCAAGCCGACGAGCGTCTCCTACGCCATCGACCGGCGCAACAGCAACGGCACCTGGCAGGAGGTCATCCGGCAGGACATCACCAACCAGAAATGCACCTCTCCCTACGAGAAGGCGCACCGTGTCCCGCTGCCGGCCGGCGGCTATCCGTGGGACATCCGCGTGCGCCGCATCACGCCGGATTCCGAGGTCATCGAGCTTCAGAACGAGACCTGGTGGGCGTCCTACACGGTCATCGTCGAGGGCAAGTTCACCTATCCCAACTCCGCGCTCGTCTACCTGGAAGTGGACGCGGAGCAGTTCGGGCAGAACTCGATCCCCTCGCGCTACTTCCACGTCAAGGGCCTGCGGATCAAGGTTCCGTCGAACTACGATCCGGAGAAGCGCAGCTACACGGGCATCTGGGACGGCACCTTCAAGGTCGCCTGGACCGACAACCCGGCCTGGGTCCTCTACGACCTTCTGACCAACAACCGCTACGGCCTGGGCGAGTTCATCGACGCCACCAAGGTCGATAAGTGGTCGCTCTATCAGATCGCCCAGTATTGCGACCAGAAGGTGCCGAACGGTTATGGCGGCGAGGAGCCGCGCTACACCTTCAACGGCGTCATCAACTCGCGCGACGAGGCCTTCAAGGTCCTCCAGATGATCACGACCGCGTTCCGCGGCATGGCCTACTGGTCGCTGGGGCAGGTCTTCGCGGTCGCCGACATGCCGGGCGATCCGAAGAAGCTCGTCTCGCCGGCCGACGTGATCGAGGGCCGCTTCAACTACAACGGCACCGCCATGAAGGCCCGGCATTCCGTGGCCCTGGTGTCGTGGAACGACCCGAAGGACTTCTACCGCCCGGCCGTCGAGGTCGTCGTCAACGAGGAGATGCTCCAGAAGTTCGGCTGGCGCGAGACCGAGGTCCAGCTCATCGGCTGCACCTCGCGCGGCCTGGCGCATCGCTACGGCAAGTGGATCCTCGACAGCGAACAGAACGAAACGGAAACGGTCGAATACGAGGCCTCCTGGGACCATGCCGACATCCGTCCGGGCGACCTCATCGCGATCGCCGACCCGAGGAAGGCGCAGGTCCGATCGGGCGGCCGCCTCGCGGCCGTCGCCGGCACCGTCATCACCCTCGACGCGCCCTTCGACCCGCGCCCGGGCCAGACCTACAATCTGATGGTGGAGCTGCCCGACGGCACGGTGGAAAGCCGCGCGATCACCGCGTTCGAGAACGGCAACAGGACCGTGCGCGTCTTCCCGGGCTACTCGCAGGCCCCGAAGCCCAACGCCATGTGGGTGATCACCGGCTCCGACGTGGCGCCGCGGCTTTATCGCGTGCTCGCCATCGAGGAGACCGACAAGCACCTGTTCAAGATCACGGCGCTGTTCCACGACCCGACCAAGTATGCCCGGGTCGAGGAGGGTATCCATCTCGATCCGCCGACCTATTCGCGTCCGCGCAACCAGATCGAGCCGCCGACCCATCTCACCGCCGTCGAGAGCCTGTTCTTCCGCAACGGGGTCGCCCGGAGCCGCATCTCGCTCTCCTGGACGCCCTCGCACGACTTCATGGCCGCGGGCTACCTGGTGTCGATGGACGCGCCGAACGAAGGCTTCGTCAACCTGGGGCGCGTGTCGGGCACGTCCATCGACATCGACGACACCACGGCCGGCGAATACATCTTCTACGTCTCCGCGGTGGCGCTCTCGGGCGCGACCTCGCAGCCGGCGACCCTGAAGTTCACCGCGAAGGGCTGGGAGGGCACCGACGCGCCCTTCGTGTCGCATCTGGAGATCTACGGCCGCGGCTCGTCCACCGAGTTCTCGGGCCGCAACGTGCGCCTGGTCTGGCGCAACAACTTCCCCGGCGTCTCGCAGGAGACCGGCACCGGCTCGGCCGGGCAGGGCGCCGTCAACCCGTTCTTCCGCGACAACGTGATCCGCGTCTTCGACGTGGAGACGGGCCAGCTCGTGCGCGTGGAGACGGTGTTCGTTCCCGATTACACCTACACCTACGAGAACAATGTCTCGGACTTCGCCGCGATCGGCAAGGGCCCGCAGCGCAAGTTCCGCTTCGAGGTCACGGTGCGTGACAACCTCGGGCGCGAGTCCAAGCCGGCCAAGATCGTGCCCGAGAACCCGGTTCCGGACCTGATCATCCCGCGCCTGTGGACCAACAATTCCGGCGCCCTCTACATCGACTACGACTTCCCGGACGACCTCGACTTCGCGGGCGCGATGGTCTGGGCGCAGGAGAAGTCCGGCTACGATCCCTACGGCACCGTGCCGGTCTATGACGGCCCGAACAACTTCGTGTCGGTGCCGCTCAAGGAGTTCACGACCTATTACGTGCGCTTCGGGGCCTACGACGCCTTCGACAAGACCGGCCTCAACATCAGCCCCGAGATCACCATCACCACCTCGGGCATCGTCGTGGACTCCACCCCGCCGGCGATCCCGACCGGGCTGAAGCTGGAGACCAGGCTCGATCGCCAGCCCGACGGCGGCCTGAGCGCCCGGATCATCGCGACCTGGGACAAGAGCCCGTCGGAGAACTTCGGCCGCTTCGAGGTCGAGATCATGCGCGCCGGCGGCGACTGGATCGGCTTCGCCACGGGCGGGCCGAAGTCGGCCGACGCCAAGACCGTCTCCTACGAGTGGACGGGCCTGGTGCTCAACGAGACCTATTCGGTGCGCGTCAAGTCGGTGTCGCGCAACTCGGTCTCCTCGGGCTACACGGATGTCGTCTCGATCACGACCCCGGTGAATACGCGGGCACCCAATCGGCCGTCAGGACTGACTGCACAGGCGTCCCTCAAGAGCGTGTTCCTGAAGTGGAACAACCCGGCCGATCCGGACCTCGACGTGATCGAGATCTGGTCGCACGTCGCCGACATTCGCCCGAACCCGAGCAACCCCGACGACGCTCATAAGCTGATCGGAACGTCGAAGGGAATCGCTTTTACGCACTCTGGGGTCGCGACCGGGGAAGCGCGCTTCTACTGGGTGCGCGCTCGCAATACGTCTGGCCTCTACAGCGATTTCAACGCGGTGGCCGGCACCGTGGTCGTTCCGGGTCAGGTGCAGGAGGGCGACATCGCGGCCAATGCGGTGATCGCCGAGCATATCCGCGCGCGTTCGATCACGGGCGACCATATCGACATTCACACCGCGCTGCCGCCGACGATCACCGTCGGCACCACGGGCGTCTCGATCGGCACGATCCACGAGCGGGCCGACGACCCGGCCGCGGTGATCAATCAGCGCACCACGAAGATCGACCCGGGCCAGATCCTCATCGCCGGCGACACCACCCTGGCGAGCTGGCGCGACGGCACCGACGCGACCAAGATCCGCGGCGGCGCGATCTCGACCAACTCGATCACGGCCAATCAGCTCGCGGTCGGCCTGCGCGGCATCACCGTCTCGGGGATCCAGTTCTCCTACAACCGCGACACCAACCTGGTGACGTGGACTTCCGGCACGATCGAATACATCGGCGACGACGGGAAGATGAAGCGGGACGCGATCTCCGGCTCGTCGAAGGCGTGGTCTGCCGGCACGACGCTCTACTTCGTCTGGACCCGCGGCTCGACCGCGCTCTCGACCCCGACGACGGCGCCGACCGGCCCGGACAGCATCATCCTCGCGACCTATCGCGGCGGCATCGATCTGAACGTCACCTACGGCCGCACGATGATCGACGGCTCGCAGATCCGGACCCGTTCGCTCACCGCGGACCTGGTTGCAGCCGGCGAGTTCATCACCGACAAGGCGCAGATCCGCGGCGGCATCATCGAAAACACCCATCTTGCGGGCCAGATCACCTTCGACAAGCTCGCGGGTGGAACGCTCTCGGCCGCGGACAAGGTGCGCATCGGCGGCGACCGCTTCATCCTGAACGCGCCCGACCAGACGCTCCGCATCTACGACGCCCAGGCGATCGGCGTGCTTCCGGGCGAGCTGTCGGCCGGGCGCCTGCGGGTCAAGATCGGCCGGCTCGGCAGCGGCTCGACCGATTACGGCTTGCAGCTCTTCGACGCCAACGGCAACCTGATCTTCGGCTCGGGCGGCTTCGGCTCGTCGGTGATTCCGGACAGCGCGATCCAGGCGCTCTCCGCGTCCAAGATCTCCGGCAACATCGACGGCAACAAGGTCGTCAACCTGGGTCAGCTCGCGCGCCAGAACACCGTGGACCGCTCGCAGGCGACCGGCTTCGGCGCCATGTCGGCGATCGACTACATTTCCGCCCACAACATCGGCACCTACATTGCCGGTGCGGCAATCTCGAACGCCTACATCGCGGACCTGCACGGCGACAAGATCCACGCCAACTCGCTGCACGCGACCAAGATCCAGGCCTACACGATCACGGCGCGCGAGCTTTCGGCCACGACCCTGATCACCGACTCGGCCCAGATCGGCGATGCGGTGATCAAGCGCGCCAAGATCGGCTTTGCCGAGATCGATACGCTGCGGCTTGCCAACGGCTCGGTCACGGCCGGCAACACCGCGTCCGCACAGTGGGCGGCCGGCAACCCGAACCCGCTGATCAACTTCAACGTCTACTGCCGTCAGAGCGCGCGACTGGTGATCCTGGCGTCCTATTCCGGCTCCACGTCCACGTCCTTCGATCGCACCGATGCCAGCTTCGAAATCCGGCACAACAGCGCGGCCGTCGGCACGTTCTACGGCCGCGCCTACGTGGCCCGCACGGAATACAACGCCCGCGAGGGAGTCGTCACCAACTTCTACTCGCAGCAGGGCACGATGACGATGGTCGAGCGCACGGCGACCTACGAGGGCAACCACAACTTCCAGCTCCGTCCGTCCGGCATGATGCAGGGCGGGCAGATCGTCCTGACAGTCTTGGAGTTCGCGCGATGAGGAAGCTCGAGGATTACGCCGAGTGGCTCGACCCGCTCGGCCGCTATCCTTTCGTCAACTACGACCCTGAAACGGGCATGATCGTGTCCTGGGGCAACATGGCGCGCATTTCGCTCGACCAGTTGATCCACGACGAGAGGCAGCCCTACCTCGTCGGCGAAGGGCACCCGAACACCCACTACGTCGATGTCGCGGCGCGCGAGATCCGCGCGAAGCAGCCCGGCCAGGCCCAGCTCGCCGGCCTGGAGCTGACCGGCCTGCCGGTGCCGTGCTGGATCGAGATCGAGGGCGAGATCTACCGGGTCGATGACGGCCACGCCGCGCTCTCCTTCGATGAGCCCGGCGAATACGCCGTCACCGTCCATTCCGTTCCGTTTCTAGCCCAGACCTTCACGGTGAACCATGAGAATTGAGCACAAGTCCAAGGATCCGGCCCGCGCCGAGCGCGCGGCCGCTCCCGCAAAGCAGGCGAAGTCCGATCTCGAGGCTTTCATCGAGGCCTTCGTGGCGGATCACGCCAAGGATCCGGGCAAGCTGACGCCGCGCCTGCGCGCCTTCGTCGAGGCGAGGCTTCCGAAGAAGGACAAGGCCAACCAGACGGAGATGCCTCTGTGAAATACTCCGAAGGGACCGTGAGCCTCGAGGGCGGCAAGACCCTGGTGACAGGGCAGGGGACCCACTGGCGCGACAACGTGAAGGCCGGCGACGTGTTCATCCTCGACGCCTTCCTGATTGCCGTGCAGATCGCCCAGGTGATCGACGACACACGCCTGCGCCTGGCACGTCCGGTGCCGGGCCTGCCGGAACAGATCTATTCCGGGATGTCCTACCTGATCTCGGCGGATTTCACGCCGCATTTCGACATGCCCTATCCCAATCCGGGCGACCTCGACACCGCCGAGCTTTACAACCGCGCGATCAAGATCGCCGAGGCAAACATGCCGGAGCTGCCTTCCTAGTGCATTGAACGTAAGTCAGTAATGACTTATTATAACGGCACCAGCAGAAGGATCTCTCATGGCTCAATACAGGTTCGGCTCGGCATCGATTGAGACGGGCGCTCAGGTTGTTACATTCAAGGGTGCGGAACTCGAAGGCAATGTGCAGCCCGGACACCTGTTCTCGTTCACGGGCGAGAACGTCTGGTATGAGATCATCGCGGTCGATCCGGAAAATTCGACCGTCACCCTGAACTCGCTCTATACCGGCGCGACCAAGGTCGATCAGCCTTACGCGATTCACCAGACCTTCACGCCGGTCCTGAAGATCCCGACCCTTTCCTACGGCGACGAGAACACCGCTGGTCTTCTCGCGCAGGCCTTCGGCACGCTGGACGCCTCCCTCTACACGCTGGGCGCGGGCGGCGGACTGCTGGATGGCGTCGCCTCGCCGACCTGGACCCTGAGCAAGCATTTCGCCGGCGCGCCCTCGAAGATGGCCGGCCTGATCATCGAGCGCGGCGTTGAGACCGACGCCTCGATCCTGTTTCGCGACGACCTGCCGACCAAGCGCTGGGAAATCTCGCACGAGGCGTCGGTCGCGAGCCATCTTTCCGTCGGCGGCAACCTCAATGTCGCCGGCAACCTTGTCGTTGAGGGCGATACCGTCGTCCTCAACACCTCGACCATCGATGTCGAGGACACCATCATCACCGTCGGCAAGGCCAACACGGGCGTCGCGCCCTTCCTCGGCCTGAAGCTGGAGCGAGGCGGCTCGGACGCGTTCTTCGTCTGGGACGAGAGCACCGACCGGCTCACCGCCTATACCTCATCCAACGATCTCGCCACCAAGGCCAAGGCGCCGATCGAGGCCTCGACCTTCTACGGCCCGGTCGAGGGCAACGCCACCAGCGCCTCGAAGCTCCAGACCGCCCGGACCATCGCGCTTTCGGGCGACGTGACGGCTGTGGGCGTCGGCTTCGACGGCACCGGCAACATCACCATCGCCACGACCCTGCCGGCGCTCTCCGGGCTGACGGCCGGCAAGTATGGGCACGTCACCGTCAACACCAAGGGCCAGGTCACGGCGATCGAAGCGCTCGCTGCGGGCCACATCTCGGCGGCGCTGGGCTACACCCCGTTCAACTTCGCCGATTCCACCTCGGCCAACACCGCCAACACCGTCGTCCGGCGCGATGCCAATGGCAATTTCGTCGCCGGCACGATCACGGCTGCCCTCTCGGGCAACGCCTCGACCGCGACCAAGCTCCAGACCACTCGCGCCTTCTCGGCCACGGGCGATGCGACCGCGCCGGCCGTCAACTTCGACGGCTCGGGCAACGTCGCGCTTACCCTGACGCTCGCCAATTCGGGCGTGACTGCCGGCACCTATTCGAACCTCACCGTGGATGCCAAGGGCCGCGTCACCTCGGCCCGGGCCCTGTCCTCGGCCGATGTGACGACCGCGCTCGGCTACACCCCGCTCGACAACAAGGGCGGCACCATCACCGGCAACCTGACCGTCACGGGCGACCTGACCGTGCAGGGCGACACGATCTTCCTCGATGTCGGCTCGGTGCGGATCGAGGACACCATCCTCGAGGTCGCCAAGGCCAACACCGGTTCGGCGCCCTACGGCGGCATCAAGATGGAGCGCGGCGGCACCGACGCCTTCTGGGTGTTCGACGAGGCCACCGACCGCTGGACCGCGCTCACCTCGGGTAACGACCTGTCGTCCGCCGGCACCAAGGGCGATGTCGAGGCGGCGAATTTCCACGGCGCGCTCAAGGGCAATGCCGACACCGCGACCAAGCTTGCCACGGCCCGCACGATCGCACTCTCGGGCGCAGCCACCGCCTCGGGCGTGGCTTTCGACGGCTCGGGCAATATCAGCCTGAACGTGACCTCGCTCGACGCCACGAAGCTCACCGGCACCGTGCCGCTGTCGTCGATCACGATCTCGACCAGCAACGTGTCCGAGGGCACGAATCTGTATTACACCGACGCCCGGGCCCGGGCCGCACTCTCGGGCTCGAACGGCATCTCCTATGATGCCGCGACCGGCGTGATCTCGGGCGCCAATTTCGCGCAGAAGGGCACGGCGAATACCTTCACGGGTGCGAATACGTTCAGCGGATCGGTGACGCTCGATGGCGCTACCACCTTCCGGCGGACGGGCGCCAAGAACGACCTGACGATCTCGCTCACCAACGAGACGATCGCCAACACCTTCTGGAGCCGAGTCAGCATCATCAAGCCGGGCTCGACCAGCAACGAGAACCGGCTCTACTTCCGTTTTCATCGAGGATCGGACGGCGGCATTCGCGACGGCCTGGTGATCGACGCGGAAGCGCAGAGCGTCAGGGTCTTCGGCAGCGAGGTCTGGACGCAGGGCGCTCTCGCTTCGACCGACAACCTGCCCGAGGGCTCGACCAACAAGTATTACACCGACGCGCGAGCGACCGCTGCGGCGCGAGCTGCCGTGAAGGCGGGCGCGGGTCTTTCCTATGATCCGGCGACCGGCACCTTCACGAACACCTTCGCCACGGCCGCGGTGACGAGCGTTGCCGGCCGCACCGGCGACGTGACCCTGACCTCGGCCGACATCACTGACTGGGCGACGGCTGTCGGAAACCAGCTCAGCAACAAGGCCGACAAGAACAACCCAGCCTTCACGGGCAACGAGCTGAGCGGCACCTTCGGGTCGGGCGGCGCGCGGTTCCGCGTCGCTGGAACCACCGACGGCAGGATCTACATTCAGGCGGGCGACCCTACTGGCGATGACAGCGGCGGCAAGATGGCCCTGTCCGGTTATCTTGGGACCGATCTGGATACCCTTGAGATCTTCTCCAAGGCCGTCACGCTGACCAGCAACCTCAACTTCCGCGATGAGCTTGAGGGCGTGGTGCTCTCGCACGGCGGCAAGCTGGCGGACCAGAACTCCTCCGGCCTCAACGGCTCCGGCCGCACGGTTCTCTACGCCAACAACAACAGCTTCCACGTCCTCAACGAGGTCGGCACGGCCGCGATCGCCACGATTGATACAAGCGGTATGACCCTCAACGGCAATACCGTCTATCATAGCGGCAACCTGAGCCTCTCGTCCTATACGGGCGATCTGTCCGGCGCGAACCAGACGCTCAGCGGCTCGCTCTCTTTCGGCGCCGTCACCCGGCAGATGCTCAACCTCTGGAACACCAATTACGGCATCGGCGTCCAGAGCAGCACGCTCTACCTGCGCACCGGTGGCGCCTTCGCGCTCTACAACGGCGGCTCGCACGCGACCAGTCAGTTCGACGCCGGCGGCGGCTCGCTACTGATGAAGATCGATGCCGGCGGCAACCTGAGCGCAAAGGGCACGATCACCTCCGAGACACCGAATGGCTTGCGCATCAAGACGAGTGCAGGTGCGACCGGCCGCGGCCTCATCCTGCGCAACGACAGCAATAGCACCTGGTTCCTGGTGACGAACGACGGCGACGCCGACGGCGCCTACAACAGCCTGCGTCCGCTCTCGTTCAACAACTCAACAGGCGTCGTCTCGATGGGCCACGGCCTGACCGTGACGGCCGGCGGCATCACCATCCAGAACGCCGGCCTCGACGTTCAGCACACCAACGGCATCGCGACCCGCGGCGGTCTTACCGTCGGCGTCGGTCAGGGCAGCTCGATCATCTCCATGCGCGGCGGCACGAACGGCGGCGTCACGCGCTACGTTCATCACGACGGCAACGTGATCGGCTTCCTGGGCTCGGGCGGGGGCTGGGCGGCCTACTTCCCCGACAACGGCGACATGTGGATCCAGCACCGCCAGGGCCATCTCTCGACCTGGATGGCCGAAAAGGCGAACCTCAACAGCCCCTCGTTCTCCGGCAGGGTCTATGCCGGTGCAATGTCGGGCCAGATGGTCAACGGCTACAACAACGCCTCGCTCGAGATCCGCAGCACCGGCGGCACCGGCGACTGGGACATGGCCTGCATCAGCTTCCATGCCGTGAACTACTACGGCATCCAGCTCGGCCTGCGCGCGGACGGCTATTTCGGCCTCGGCGGCTGGTCGTCGGGCGCCTGGCGCTGGTATTCGACGCCCGACGGCACGATGGTCGCCTCGGGCAATATCGCGGCCTATTCGGACCCGCGTCTGAAGGACGACGTGGAGCGCATCAGCGGCGCCCTCGGAATCGTCCGGTCGCTCAACGGCGTGCGCTTCACCTGGAACAACCGCACGAAGCTCATTGGGCGCCCGGGCGAGCGAGACATCGGCATCCTGGCCGATCAGGTCGAGGCCGTGCTGCCCGAGATCGTCCGGCTGTCGATCGAGGACGCCGAGAACGACAACGAGCGCTGGAAGGTCGTCGATTACGACAAGCTCTCGCCGGTCATCATCGAGGCCGTCAAGGAGCTCGACGACAAGGTGATCGCTCAGGCGGGCGAGATCGCCGCGCTCAGAGCCGAGAACGACAATTTGAAGGCCGAGCACGAGAGCCTGAAAACCCAGATGGCCTTCGTCATGGCCCGTCTGGCGGCTGCGGGGATCTAAGGCATGGCACTTCCCTCCTCCGGCACGATCTGGATGAGCCAGATCCGCGACGAATACGGCAACTGGGGTCCGCCCAACTATCTGAGCCACTACTACCGGGGCGGCGGACTCGTGCCGAACACCCCGGCCACCGGCTCGATCTCGACCGGCGGCTACATCGCCTTCAATCAGTTCCACGGCTCCTACAAGACCTCGGGCGGGTCCTGGGACGGCGGCGCGGGCGATCACAGCGTCGGCGTTCCCGCCTACAACTGGCTGCGCTTCCGCATCTGGGGCTCGGGCGGAGGAGGCTGCGCTTACCTGACCGCTGGCGGATCCGGCGGCACCAGTCGCATTTCGGGCTACAACTCGGTCACGGGCGCCCGTTACGGCGGCGCCAACAATCCAGGACCGGGCGGCAACGCTTCGGGCGGCAATCACACCAACACCGACGGCGCCACGGGTGGCGCCAGCGGCGCCGATTGCCGCGGCGGCGGCGGCGCGGGTGGTGCGGGTGGCGCCAGTTACACAACGGCCGGCAACGGCGGCTTCCCGGGCGGCGGCGGGGGCGGCGCCGGCCAGGCCAACGGCGGAGGCGGAGGCGGCGGCTATTCGCGCTCTGACTACTCCTGGGGCTGGGGCGGCACCTTCTCCGTCACCGTCGGCTCGGGCGGTGCCCGGGCCGTGGCCGGGGTCTACACGTCCGGCGCGGGCGCCCGTGGCCGCATCCTGATCGAATGGGGAGTTTAATGGCAGAAGAGACTGAAGTGACCATCGGCAAGGTTGACGAGAACGACCCGACCTGGCGTCCGCCGGAAGAGGGTCTGACGCCGGGCAACGAGGACGCGACCCTTCCGCCCTCGCCCAATCCGCTGCCTGAGCCGGACCCGGCCCAGATGGATCTGCGCGAGCCGGTCGCCTATGTGATCCGCGCCTTCGACGCCAGTTCGGGCGTCGTCGAGGTCGATTACGCCGACGGCCTGTCGAACCGCTTCCACCTGCCGAAGAAGAACGGACGCTACGTCACCGGCGCGGAGCTCGACGCCTGGATCCAGCACATGCGGCCGTGGCCCGAGGAACCGGGCGAGAACGCGGACGAGATCCTGAACCTCGTCGAGCCGCGTCCCGTGGATATTCTCGAATACGCCAGGAACAAGCGCTGGGAGGTCGAGACGGGCGGCATCGTCGTGAACGGGGTGCCGATCGATACCGACGACCGTTCGAAGCTCATGGTCGCAGGCGCACGGCTGCGCGCCGAGGCGGACCCGAACGTGATCGAGAACTGGGCCGCGGCCGACGGCTCGACGGTGCCGCTCACGGCTGCCGAGATCATCGCGATCTCGGACGCGATCGGCGCTCACGTGTCGGAATGCTTCCGGATCTATGCCGAGCTGAAGGCGCGCATCGACGCAGGTGAGGCTATAACGACGCAGGATGTGGACGCTGCTTTCGCGGTCTTGTAAAATAAGTCAATCCTGACTGCTCGTAAGGGAATTCGAGAAGCAGGATACCCCCTCTGACCGATGGAGTGTCCGATGTCTCAGGTTCCCAATGTGGAAGATCCCGTTCTCGCCGTCCTGCTCGACCGCTTCGATCGCATGTCCAAGGACTTCGCCGGCCTTCGCGCCGAGGTGAAGGAGGACATCAACGGCCTTCGCGCCGAGGTCAAGCAGGACATCTCCGACCTGCGCACCGAGGTCGCCGCGGTCAAGTCGAGCCAGACCAAGTTCGACACCCTGATTACCAAGGCGCAGGGCGGCTGGCTCGTGGTCGCGGGTCTCGGCGCCATGCTCACCTATGTCGTCGGTCTTTGGGACAAGGTTGCAAAGCTTTGGTCGTGATGTTAAGTAAGGACTGACTTATGTTTGACAGAGACACCCTGTTTGCCCACCTGCGCAAGGCCCCGTTCGGTCGCTTCACCCAGAGCCAGGTTGACGGCATCAACGCGATCCTCGACGGGCACGCCAGGGTCGCGGACAGGACCTCTCTGCCGCAGCTCGCCTACTGCTTCGCCACGGCGCACTGGGAGACCGGCGCTGCGATGCAGCCGGTCACGGAGAACCTCACCTACACCACGGCCGAGCGCATCCGTGCGGTCTGGCCGAGCCGCTTCCCGACGATCGCTTCCGCCAAGCCCTATGTCAGGAACCCGCGGGCGCTCGCCAACAAGGTCTATGGCGGACGCATGGGCAATACCGGCCCGGACGACGGCTGGCTCTATCGCGGCCGCACCCTGGTTCAGCTCACCGGCAAGGACAACTACGAGCGCGCCACGAAGAAGCTCCAGGAGCTCGGCTTCGATGTCGATCTCGTCAAGAACCCCGACGACGCCAACCGGCCCGACATCGCGCCCGTCATCCTCTTTCTCGGCATGGAGGAGGGCTGGTTCACCGGCTACACGCTCGACCGCGCCATCGACGACGTGGTGGACGGCGACGAACTCGCCGATTTCATCGTCGGCCGCAAGATCATCAACGGCACCGACAAGGCAAAAGAGATCGCAAACCTTGCGATGCTCTATCTCGCTGCCCTGATCGCTGCCCGGAACGCTTTTAAATCGCGTCCCGAAGACGCTGGGAGCGCTTCGCTCCCTTTCGCGAACGAGAGAGCGACAGCATGTTCGACTTGATCCCTGCGCTTTTAAAATTCGTCCCCGGCATCGCCGACCTGATCGGCGCCGGCAAGGTCGTCGAAGTCGCGACCATCGGCGCTCAGATCGCAACGGAGGTCCTGGGCACCACCGACCCGAAGGAGGTCGAGAGCCGGCTGTCCACGGATCCGGCACTTGCCGAGCAGTTCAAGGCCCGCCTCGAGGCCGAGACCGAGCGGCTCCGGCTCCAGCTCGCCGACGTGCAGGACGCGCGCCGGACCCAGGTCACGCTGGCGCAGGCCGGCTCCGCGCTCGCCTGGGCGCCGGTCATTCTCGCCTACATGGTCGTGATCGGCTTCATGGGTCTGACCGGCCTGATGGTGTTCAAGGCGGTGCCCGAGACAGCCACGGCGACGATGCTGTTCGGAACGCTCTCGACGGCGTTCGGCATGGTGCTGAACTACTTCTTCGGATCCTCGCGCGGATCGGCCGAGAAGGCTGGATCGATCGACAAGATCCTCGACGGACTGAAGTCCAACGTCCGGAGCCTCACCCGATAAAGAAGAGAAGTAGAATAGTAGTAAGTAGTAGATAGTAATCGAGCGACGGCTTTGGGCATGTCCCGGTCGTCGCTTGCGACCCGCAACAAGTCAGAAATGACTTAACAGAAGGCACACGATGGCAGCAGCAAGGTTTACTCCGGAGCGCTTCGCCGAGGTTTACAACGACACGACCCGGTTCCCGCACATGGCTGATGTCGCCAAGGAGCTCGGCATCAGCTACCAGACAGCCCGAAACACGGCCACGATGATGCGCCGGCGCTTCGAGCGCGGCGACTCCACCATCGAACTGATCCGTCGGGCCAAGTCCCCGGGCGTGAAGGCGGCAGGCGAGGAGCACCGCACCATCGAGACCGTGCTGCCGGACTACGAGGAGCCGATCGAGGACCTCATCAAGCGGGCGACCGAGATCAACTCCCGCTACGCCGAATACCACCAGGCCAAGAGCCTGATCGACCTCAAGGTGCAGTTCCCCGGGCCCTACGGCGTCGTCGGCCTGCCCGATCATCACCTCAACAATCTGGGCACGAACCTGGCGCGGGCCCTGGAGGATGCAGAGTTCATCGCCAATCACCCGGCACTCTTCGCCGTCGGCATCGGCGATTGGCTCGACAACTTCATCGTGGGCCGCCTCGAGCGCGAGCGCCGCAAGGACATCATGAGCCACTCCGATGCCTGGCGCCTCCTCGAGTATTACGTCACCATCCTGGCGCCGAAGCTGATCGCCGGCATTTCAGGCAATCACATGGACTGGTCCACCGAGGCCGGCGGCGTCGATCTGATGAAGAAGCTGTTCGAGGATCACGGGCTAGGGGCCATCTACGATCCGGACCAGGTGCGCGTGCGTCTGACCAGCCCCAACGGCGCCCAGTTCACGCACCTGGCACGCCACAAGTATAAGGGTTCCTCCCGCTTCAACCCGATGCACGCGATCATGGTCCACATCCTCGAGCGCTGGGAAGGGGAGGACGTGATCTGGGGCGGACACATCCACCAGGCCGGCCATGCCTCGGTCGAGAAGCGCTGGCTCGGGGAATCTAAGGTCGTCCACGGCATTCAGCTCGGCGCCTACAAGATCATCGACGGCTACGCCAAGCGCGAGCATTTCCGGCCCTCGCAGCCCTTCCTGGTGCCGATGACGCTGCACGATCCGGACGCGGGCACGACCATGTTCTTCGAGGACATGCACCAGGGCGTTAAGTATCTGGACTTGCTGCGGAAGGAGAGGGGACTGGTCTGATTTTTCAATGTCAAGAATGGTAAGTCATTTTTGACTTATTTAGACTAGGCGGCAATAACATAACCCTGCTTTTTGGAGCACCCCAATGGCTAAGGACCGCGCCGCCAATCGTCAGTCCCGCAAGGCTAGCAAGCCCAAGAACCACGAGCCGCTTTTGCGTCTGGTGCAGCGCGAAGAGGAAGTTCGAAAGACCCCGACTCCGCCGATGGAAACCGAGGTCACGCCGCGCAACGAGGCGCAGCGGCGCCTCGATAACTCCATCCGGGTCAACACGATCACCTTCGGCATCGGGCCGGCGGGAACCGGCAAGACGTGGTTGCCGGCAATACGAGCCGCTGAAGCCCTTCAGGCCAGGCTGATCAAGCGGATCATCGTCACCCGGCCCGTCATCGCGGCCGAAGGGGAGGATCTCGGCTTTCTCCCGGGCGACCTGATGGAGAAGTATGAGCCCTATATCCGGCCCGTCCGCGACGCCCTGGAGGAGTTTTTCGGCTCCACCCACCTCGAATACCTGATCAAGTCGGGCAAGATCGAACCGGTGCCGCTGGGCTTCATCCGCGGCTCGACCATCAAGGACGCCTGGCTCATCGCCGACGAGATGCAGAACGCCACCGTCGGTCAGTTCAAGCTCCTGCTGACCCGGATCGGCGAGAACGCCAAGTTCGTCATCAACGGCGACCCGACCCAGATCGACCTGCCGAACCCGGCCACGTCCGGTCTGATGGATGCGGTCAATCGCCTCAAGCACATCAAGTCTGTGGGGAATGTCTTCTTCTCTGAAGAAGACATTGTGCGGTCGGGCATGTGCCAGGAGATCGTCCGCGCCTACTCGAAGCCGAACGCAGAGCCGCTCGCGCCTCGCTATGTCGAAAACAACGACGACACAGCAGGATTGCGGAAGACCCTGAGAGTATGACCGATTACGTAGCACAGTTTGGAGAATCGGATGCAGGATGGGCGAGGAACGAACACCTCGCCTATCTTCATTTGCGCGGCGATTGGCAGCCCTTCGAGGTCAGCCTCTATCGCTCGAAATGGTTCGACTACCGCTTCATGCACCACATCGAAGCAAGCCAGCTTTTCGCGAGCGCCTATCGCGACGCTTATAAACATGCGTTCGCGTCGAACGTGGACACGGGGCGCTCTGAATACGTGCGCGGCTTCCCCGGTCAGGACCTCTTCGATCCGAAGGTGCCGAAGACGACCCTGGCCGGAATCATGCGGGCAAGGCAGCACGCCGACGCGATCGGCTGCCCGTATGACTTCTACTGCCATCACGCGATCAAGAAGGCGACGAGCTGGCGACGGGACTACCTGCCCCGGCCGACGCAGCTCTATTCAGGCCAGATCACCGAATACGTGGTCGAGAAGTGGGAGGAGGCGCAGGCCGCACGTCTCTATCTCCCGGAGGACGAGCGCTATCGCAACCAGGCTTATGTCGGCGCCCCGGCCCAGAACGACTGTCACGAATACCTGTTCAAGCAGGCCGAGATTCGCGCCGACCGGGTGAAATGGCTCAACCGCTTCGTGCGCGATCAGCGGCTTCCGATCGCGAAGGTCGAGACGCGCTACGGCGCGGAAATGCGCCAGGCGGTCGAAGCTTACGTGTGAGCGCAAACCGCTCGCTTCTCGCTATGTCATTCATCAATCGCACGAACAACGAGAGAGCAACAATGCCTGTTTCGAATTTTGCCAAGCACGATCCTCATCGCAAGCCCTATCCGGTCGTCGAGCGCAAGGGTGAGCGTCGGCCGATCAAGGTTCGGCCGAAGAAGTGGTCGCACCAGCACGACCTCGACGCTCTCGTAGGTAAGAAGATCCGGATTCAGTTTCGGAATGGCGACGTTGAAACCGGGGAGTTGGTCGCCGCCGACCAGTATGCGTTGAAGCTTGCCTGTTCCGATCAGTCAGCAATGACTTATTTTAAGTCGGACATGCGTGGATACAAGATCGCGGAGTAAGCCATGACGGCAGCCCTCAAGGTCGTCGAAGCGGAAGAGACGCCGGCTCCGGCCGCTGAAGCCGAGAAGGCCGTCCGCTACGAGTTCGACGACGCCTTCCAGGAGAAGATCGTCGCGCTCGCCCTTCGCGACACTGCCTTCGCGCAGCGCTGCGACGGCCTGGTGGACCCGGACTATTTCGAGAACGAGGCGCATCAGACCCTCGTGCGGCTTGCGAACGACTACTACCGCAAGTTCCGCAAGGCGCCGGACACCAAGCTCCTGCCGACGCTGCTCAAGAAGGCGCTCGACGACAAGAAGATCCGCAAGGATATGGTCGGCGAGGTCAAGAAGGTGCTCGGGCCGATCCTGCGCGCCGACATCTCCGACCGCGACTACGTGATCGAGGAGGTCTCCACCTTCGCGCGGCACCAGGCCATGACGAAGGCGATCATGGATTCGGTCGCGCTGCTGCATAAGCGCGACTTCGCCAAGATCGCGGAGCTGACCTCGAAGGCCAACCTGGTCGGCGCCCAGGACGACTACAAGGGCTACGACTACTGGGACGAGGAGGCGATTGAGGACCGCACCGAGAAGCGCAAGCTGATCTCGTCCGGTCTTCTGTCCTCGACGGCGATCACGACCGGCTACGCGGAGCTCGACAAGCACCTCTATCACGGCGGCTGGGCGCGCGGGGAGCTCGTGGTGCTCATGGGCCCCGCGAAGGCGGGCAAGTCCATGTCGCTCGGCGAGTTCGGCAAGAACGCGTCGCTCGCCGGTCATAACGTGCTCTACGCCTCGTGCGAGGTCTCGACCGAAATCATCGTGGACCGCACCGACGCCAACGTGTCCGACACGGCCATGAAGGCGCTCAAGACGACGCCGATGAAGGTCAAGGACGAGCTGTTGAAGCTGCGCGCCAAGGCCGGCAAGTTCATCGTCCACGACTTCGCGTCCGGCACCCTCAAGGTCAGCCAGCTCCGGCGTCTCTTAGAGCGCTACCGCACCCGCGGCATCGTCTTCGATATGGTCATCGTGGACTACGCCGACATCATGTGCCCGGAGCGCGATCTCGGCGAGCTGCGGCACAACCTGAACCAGATCTATCTCGATCTGCGCGCCATCGCCCACGAATACAACTGCGCCCTGCTCACCGCGACGCAGACCAACCGCGAAGGCGCCAAGAAGATGGTCGCGACCATGACCGACGTGGCCGAGGACTTCAACAAGATTCGCCACGCGGACCTGGTGATCTCCATCAACGCGACCGAGGCAGAAAAAGCCGCAGGCGAGGCGCGTCTCTACTTCGCGGCATCGCGTAACCAGAAGGAAGTCACGCTCCTAATCAAGCAGGACCGGGAGAAGATGAAGTTCCTCACCAAGATCATTTCGGAGGTATAGCCATGTCGCTACTTTACGCCATCGTCATCCGCGCGACCTACATCGTGATCGGCGGATTGATCAGCCTTCAGTTGTTCTTTCTCAAGTTTCTCGGCATCGACGGCCTGAGCTCCAACTATGTCATCGGCATCATCGTGCTCCTGCTCATGGTCATCCTGGCCGAGGGCAGGGAGCGTCCCGAGGCGAAGGAGATCAAGAATGTCTAAACTCGTTCGCACCGGCCGGATCCGCTTTCGTCAGAGCTTCTTCGGGCGGCAGATCCTTCAGGTCGAGGTCACGGACGACGTGACCTATCAGCCGCGTTGGGTCGATGCCGGCATTCTCGACGCCAAGCGCGTCGTGAGGGAGACGCGCGATGGCGTCTCCACGGAGATCGTGCGGAGCCTGCTATGAGCGCTTCCGCGAAGGAGCTCTCCGAGGAGCTCGACCTCGAATCCTGGTTCGAGCGCGAGAGCCTGGCCTACAAGACCTCCCGCGGCGTCAACGGCTGGCAGATCAACGCCAAGGACTGCCCTCAGTGCGGCGGCTCGAAATGGCGCGTCTATCTCAACGCCGAGACCGGCGCGGGCAACTGCTTCCAGTGCGGCGAGACCTTCTCGAAGCTCGGGTTCATCCACGCCTATCTTCACGGCGACAAGCGTGAGAACTCCAAGGCCGCCTGGCGCGAGACCTTCAAGCATGTGCGCGAGGCGCTGTCCGATCAGGGCTGGCGTCCCAAGCGCACCACGACCGCGGCCGTCGAGTTCGGGGAGGTCAAGCTGCCCCTGTCCTTTCCGCTGCCGACGCCCGAGGGTCAGAACCTCATCTACCTGGAGAAGCGGGGCGTCGATGCGGCGCTCGCCAAATACTTCCATCTGCGCTTCTGTGCCGAAGGATGGTGGCGCTTCACGAAGGACGACGGCTCGCCGGGCGGGCAGAAGTTCGACGGGCGCGTGATCATCCCGGTCTTCGACCTCGACGGATCCCTCAGAACGTTTCAGGGGCGCGATGTCACCGGCGAGTCCGAGCAGAAATACCTCTTCCCGAAGGGCCTGCCGGGAACCGGGCGCTACCTGCTCAATGGGCAGAACGCGGTGCGCGCGAAGCGCGTGGCGATGGGGGAGGGCGCCTTCGACGTGATCGCCATCAAGAAGGCCCTCGACGAGGAGGTTGCCCTTCGCGACGTGGTGCCGGTCGGATCCTTCGGCAAGCATTTGTCATACGGCTCGCTCGACGGGGACGACCAGCTCGGACGCTTCCTTCAGCTCAAGGCCGACGGGCTGGAAGAGGTCACGATCATGTGGGACGGCGAGCCCAAAGCCCTGATTGCGGCCCTCGACGCGGCAAAACTCTTGCGCGGGATCGGGCTGAAGGTCCGGATCGCGGTTCTGCCCTACGACAAGGATCCGAACGAGGTTCCTCCTGATGTCGTGCGCCGGGCGTTCTGGGAGGCGAAGGCCTACACGCCGACCCTCGACGTGACCTGGCGCATCCAGAACCCCTACGCGGCCGCCGAGGCGGCTTCCAAGCGCGCGAAAGTTCCAGTCAGTTCTGACTGCGTAGCCGCTGACTGACAGCTATAAATTACTCAACGCACACAAGCACATGACGAGGAGAACGATGTCGTTCCCGATCACGATTGTCAGAAAGTCCCTGCGCTATCGCATGGGCAACAAGGACTATCACGGGGTCCTTTTGACGAACGCCGACAAGAAGGCGGTTTTGATCTTCCGCTGGGGCAAGGCGGGTCAGTGGGGCCAGATGAAGGTCGAGGCCTTCGACAACGCTGAAGCGGCAGAGCGCGAGTTCGAATCCAAGCTGCGCGCGAAGGAGGCGAAGGGCTACGACAACGAGCTGCTGAACCGGGTCGATACCGCCGACAACGTTGCGGAGCTTCAGAGCGTTCTCGGCGCCTCCTACTGGTCGAACATCGGCAAGAAGAACCTCGACCACATCTGCGAGGGCGCACCGACGGCTGGCGTCAAGGACGAGCCGCCGGAGCCGGCCGAATGGGAGAAGGTCGGCGACCGCTACGTGCCGAAGGACAGGAAGCCGAAGGAGCCGACCGTCGAGGAGCTCGCGGCCGCCGACCCGGAGTGGGGCACATGGTAGCCGCGCCCGAAACCACCCGCGATCTGCTCGATATTTTTCTCGGCCATGCCGAAGGCCTCGCCCGGTTCGAGATCCGGCAGGCGCTCACCGAGCCGCATCGCAAGCTGATCAACCTGCTCATCAACCACAGCGCCGAAGTCGCCGAGATCGAGGCGGCGATCGAGCAGCACATGGTTGAATCCGACGATACCTGGGGGATGTTCTGATGGCTGCCACACTTGCGCGCAAGAAGACGCTCGCACCCACGAACCAGTTTTGCTTCACCTGCCCGATCTTCAACGTCGAGACGAAGATCGCCTCGTGTTTCGCCCTGCGCGACGAGGTCTGGCGCGGCCGGAAGCCAGAGGTCCGCAAGGGCTGCCAGGTCGCGCTGCACGATTCCAAGTGCCCGGTTTACTGGATCCTGGCGCAGATGGACCGGGATGACGAATACGATCCGCATCACGCGGCAGAGAGGCATGTCGGCCACCTGGATCGCAAGATCCTGGAGCGCATTGCCCCGATCCAGGTCCAGGAGCGCACCATCGAGCGCGTCGGCGTCTCCGACAAGGAGCGGGCGCTGCTGCTCGCCTCGAATTCCATGAAGGTGAGCAAGCCGAAGGGCTCGGTGGAGCTCGAGGACGTGGAGCGCAGCGAGCGCAAGGTTTCGAGCCGTAAGGCAAGCGCTCCGGTCGAGAAGAAGGAAACTGTCGATGCGACGGTCGAGGCCGCGATGTCGGGCGACCTGTCGGCTGCGATCACCCGGGCCGCTGCGAAGCCCGTAGAGCCGGCTCCTGCGCCGGCCGCGCCAGCGACCCCGCCGAAGTCCGAAACCCCGTCCAAGCCAGCGCCAGCACCGGGAAAGCCCCTGTCGCTGCTTGAGCGTGCCCGTCTCGCGAAAGGAGAAGCCGCATGAATTCGTTCGACGCCCTGCAAATCCTCAAGCAGATCGGCGCTACGTCCTCCCGCTCGGAGAAGGAGGAGATCCTGAAGGGCGCGATTTCGGATCCGTTCTTCAAGGAGGTCCTGAAGTGGGCCTACGACCCCTTCATCACCTTCGGCATCACCCCGCCCGAAGTCGAGAGCGAGGGCAGGGACTTCTTCGACCTGGAGACGCGCTCGGTCTGGTCGCTGCTGCACGGGCTGAAGGACCGGATCATCACCGGCAACGAGGCGCAACAGTGCGTCCTCGATACCCTGCTGCGGCTCTCACCCGACTCCGCGGAGCTCCTGTGGCGGATCCTGTCGAAGGACCTGCGCTGCGGGATCTCGGACGCGACGATCAACAAGGTGCTGCCGGGCACGATCCCGAGCTTCGACGTGATGCTCTCCCACAAGTATGAGGAGAAGCGCATCAAGGCCTTTCCGTGCGTCTACGAGCCGAAGCTCGATGGCGTCAGGACGATCTGCATCGTCAAGGACGGCACCGCGAAGTTCTTCTCCCGCGCGGGCAAGCCCTTCCCGGCGCTCGAATGGATGGCGCCCCAGATTTTCACGATGCTGCACCAGGCGATCGCCAGGACGAGCGAGGTCAAGGACGAGAAGCTGCGGGCCCTCTATCAGAAGCTCCTCGGCGGCTCGGCCGACAAGCTGTGCGTCGTGATCGAGGGCGAGGTGTTCTCCGGCATCTTCAATGAGGTCTCCGGATCGGTCCGGCGCAAGAGCGAGGATGCGACCGATGCCGAATACCACATCTTCGATGTGCTGCCCTACGGGCTGTTCATGGACAGCTCCGTGGCCGAGATCAAGATTCCCTATCGTATCCGTCGGCCGTTCACCGAGTTCGTGGTGCGCTCGGCCGACCCGAAGAGCCAGATGCGCCTGGTGCCGCGCTACTACGCCGGCTCGCACAAGGAGATCCAGGAGGCCTTCGACACCTTCCACAACATGACCATCGCGCACTACCTGGCGCGCGGCGACGAGAAGCTGGAAGCGGAGCTCCTGCCGAAGACGCTCGACAAGAAGACCGGCGAGCCGAAGACGATGGAAGGCATCATCGTCAAGCCGCTCGATGGCACTTACCAGAAGAAGCGCTCCTTCAACTGGCTCAAGATCAAGGCCGAGGAGACGGACGAGTTCCGGATCGTCGGGGCCGAGGAGGGCACGGGCAAGAACAAGGGCAAGCTCGGTGCGCTGGTGATCGATGTCGAGGGCGTCGAGGTCAAGGTCGGCGGCGGGTTCTCGGACGCGCAGCGTGACGAGTTCTGGCTTGCTTATGGCAGGGACCTCGCGCGGCTCGCGGGTCACGACGATGCGGCGCCGGCCGAATATCACGCGCTCGGCTGCGAGCTGCTCGGCCGGCTGATCGAGGTCGAGTTCCACGAGAAGACGCCCGACGGCTCGCTCCGGCATCCCCGCTTCATCCGGTTCCGCGACGACAAGGACGACACGCTGAAGGAGGCCGCATGAGGGACCCGTTCGTTCCGCTGCTGGTCTGGATCGCCATGCACATTCCGTCGCTGTTCATGTCGATTGGCATCAGCAGCGCCGCTGAAAGAGAGGTGGGCCCGGGCTTCGGGCTTGCCGTCGGATTCCTGATCTTCTTCGGCGTGCCGGCGCTTGCCGCCTTCATCACCCGTTCCTTGCAGGAGAAGTCATGACGCAGCAGAAGCCGAAACAGTGCCCGTTCTGCGGACACTACTACCTGGAGCCCTGCGACGAGGAGCGCCAGAAGAAGTGCCTGAACATCAAGCTCAAGGACCGCAAGCCGGAGGATTCATGAGCGAGGAACAAAAAGAGAATCCGTTTGAGCGCAAGGCGCGTCACGCGCGCTATAAGATCAAGCGGGGGTTCGACGACATGGATCGCTACGGGCCTCGCACCTACGGCCGCGAGGACGCAAAGGCGCTCATCCTTGCCGGCGTCGAGGAGCTGATCGAGGCCAGGATCGGCCTTGCGCAGGAACAAAAGGAGAATGCGGCACAAAGTCAGCATTGACTTATACGAAGCAATGTTTCAGAATCCCTGACGACTTGGGTTAAAGTCGTGTTTTCCTCTCTAGTTGTGTGCGTGGGGCGTCCTTTCGGGCGCCCCTTTTTATGTCATGTGCCGGCGCCTGAGAGCGAGGAACTCCGTCTCCAGGTTGAACTTGCCGTCGCGGACCTTGCGCACGATGGCCCGGAAGTAGCCGCCCGGATTCCGGATGCGGTTTTTGCCCGAGGCAACGTCGTCCTCGTAGAACTGCAAGCAGATCGCCACGACCGCGGCCGCCTTGAGCGCGCCGAGTTCATCCACGGCCTCGCGCCAGGCGCTCTCATGGGCCTGCATACTCGCCCTTAAGTAGCGCGCCGCGGCGACGAGATCCGCCCAGTCGAGGATTGGTTTCCCGAAGTCGGTGAGGGTAGGGCAGGCCTCGAGGATCAATTTCAGTGATAGGTGCTCCTCCGGCTGTTCGTTATGCGAAACCGGCTCAGCTTTCCCCGGAAAGCCCTTGTTACAAGTTTCGCTAGAAGATCCGTTGTTGGATTCATAGTGGCGGCACGAATTGCCGCCACAGCCCGCCTCATAGAAGGTTTTCTCTGCGATCATCCTCAGTTCTCTCCAGGCGCCAAGGATCTGCGAGAGATCGCCCGTATAGCTGCGGCGCGGCGTGTTCTGCAGGGCGAGGGAATAGCGCTGCTCGATGTCGCTGCGGTCGATCTCAGGGAAGCTCTGGGAGAGCGCGAGAAGCGCTTCCTCAACGGCCCGGCGACAGACGGTGATCTCGTCGAAGGTGTGCTTCTGTGCGTCTCTCTGGGCTTTGGTCGCGGCGAGCATCTGCACCCACTCGCCGCGCCTGGCGTAGAGGGGCGACAGGTCGAAACCGAAGGCGTCGATCGGCGTGCCGGCCAGATCCTTGATCATGTAGCGCTTGCCGTTCGCGGAGTCCTTCGTGGCGATCAGGCGCAGGTCCACCAGGCGCCGGATCCCATAGCGCACGGCCCGCTCGGACAGGCCTGTGCGGTCCATGAGATACTGGTTCGAGGGCCACACCATCAGGCGCCCCTGGATCGCCTCCTCGCCCCAGCAGCCGACGAGCTCCCGCAGGATCAGCCTGGGCCCGGTCGTCAGTCGCAATGCCTTCTCTGCATCCCGCGCGGCCGCGGACATCTCCTTGCGCGAGACTTCGCGCTCCGCATCCACCGTATAGGAGCGGGCCTCGATGGCAGCCGGAATCAGCCGGCGCCCTCCCGTATTCAGGGCCGTCATCTTCACCTCCTCATCGAGGCAAAGCGGGACCGTTCACCGCGAAGGTGTCGCTTGACATCCACGTTGTGGGAGGGCTAAATCGGACCTGCGACAGTCATTGATTTGCCCTACCAGGGTCCAAAGGCTCCGAGTTACCAGCTCGGGGCCTTTTGCTTTGCCGTTACGTCATTTAGTCGTCTCCGAACGCGGAATCGCCCGCGCAATGGAAAACCTTGGCGTGGTCAACCGATTCTGGAAAGCCGCGAAATCGCTAAACCACATCTGAATCAATGTAGCAGGGCAGGACACGCCACGTTATAGCGTTTTTCGCATAAGTTTAGTTATGGAACCTGCGGCTCAGCTTCGGCCTGAACGAACCCTGAACTCGATGCTGAAAACTCATTTTCCCGCACTGCCCATTGTTGACAACCGGAACGCTCGGTGGTCATTGTCGTTGATAAGTTCGTAGTGACTTAACACGGCGGCCTATCGCATGTGAAGCCCTCTCTATTTTGCGCCAGTTTTTAAAGGGATCTCAACGTCCCGTTCTCAGTATCGCGTCGCCGGTAGCACGGGACGCTATAAGATACGTGTAAGCAACAGCTTACGAGGATACAGAAATAGAGACGGGACTACGTTGGGGGACAATCCCAGGACTACTGTGGGAGACGACTAATGAGCACGACTAAGCCGGGAATGCCTTACGCAAATAACCGGATTGCCACATATCTGGCGAAGCGCATCGACGCTTTATCCGGAAAGAAGTCTCAGCGTGAGATCGCGGCTGAGATCGGCTATGACAAGCCCAACGTCATATCGATGTTCAAGCGCGGCGAAATGAAGGTGCCCCTCGACAAGGTGCCGGCGCTGGCGAAGGCCATCGATGTAGACCCCGCTCACCTCTTCCGCCTGGCTATGGAACAGTATTGGCCCGACCAGCACGAAGCCATCTCCGCGGTGTTCGGCACGGTCGTCACCAAGAACGAGGCGGAGATCGTTGGAAAAATCCGTGAGCTGACCAACAACAGCGATCCGGAACTGACTCCAGATATGGAGCAGAAGCTCGCGTCGGCCTTCAAGGCGGCGTGAGCTCCTCGAAGCGATAGCCCGGTGCCGCTTCAGGGCCGGGCCACGCGGGGAGGAACTCGGAGCGTCCCCTCTTGTTTGGACGCCCAAAAAGTGTCATGAAACGTCAGTCATTACTGACTTGTTCCAAACAACGAAAAGGTATCCCTCCATGCCTGAAACCGTGAGTGTAAAGATCATCAGCCTGACTCATGAGGATGCGATTGATATGGCTGAAGAACTGACCGAAAAGACCGTAAGCAATCCCGACGCCGCTACGACGATCTATACAGGGCGTCATGCTGATCATGGTCTGATCCACATCGTGATTCCCGCTCTCGGAAATCCCGTTCTTCTCCCGTTTGCTGTCCGCGACTTTTAACTTTACAGTCAGTTTACAGTCAGAACTGACTTAGAGGACGCACACAACATGAACCGAGAGATCGTCATTCTGCGTGAGGCTGTGGTGAAGATCACCCAGCTTCTCGCTGGCATGGGCTTGCAAGTCACCCAGCAGGGTATGCAGGCCTATGTGACCACTGACCCGAGTGGAAAACCCACTCGGGTCAACATTCCGCACATTCCGGACAACGCCGACGAGAAGCTGATCCTGGCGATCCAGGGCTTCATCGATCACGAGGTTGCGCACATCCTCTTCACCGATTGGAAAATCGTGAAGACCGCGATGAAGCGCGGCAAGCGGCATCACAACCTTCAGAACATCGTCGAGGACACGTTCATCGAGCGGGCGATGGGCAAGAAGTTCCCGGGCTCGGCCTACAACGTCGAGCGCCTGCACGACTTCTTCATCGAGGAGATCACCAAACCGGCGCTGGAGCGCGTCAAGGGCGACCCGATGGCCGAGTTCGGCGTGCTGCTCGTGGTGATCGCACGTGCCTGGGCGGGTCAGAAGCGCTTCAAGGACTTCATGGACGAGGAAGGGCTCTGGGAACACCCGGTCGTGAAGGCGTTCGTCGAGCGGGTGCCGGAGGACATCATCAAGCGCTTCCCCAAGATCGCCTCGACCAAAGAGGGTTGGGAGATCGCGCAGGTTCTCCACGACATCATCCATCCGCCCAAGCCCGAAGGCGAAGGTGAGGGTGAAGAGGAGGACGAGAGCGAGAGTGAATCCTCGTCGAAGAAGAAGGGCGGCAAGCCGTCCTCCAAGAAGTCGAAGTCCAAGCCTGAGAGGGGCGCTGGCGAGGAGCCCAAGTCCAAGCCGAAGAAGGCTGACAAGAGCGAGGACGACGAGGACGAGGAGAGCGGCGAAGGCGACGACGAATCCGAAGCCGAAGGTGGCGAGGGCGAGGACGAAGGTTCCTCCGAAGACGAGAGCGGCGCCGGCAGTGACGATGGCGAGGACGAGGAGCACCTCGACGGCGAGGAAGAGGACGAGGGCGACGCTGACGGCGACGACGAGAGCGAGGACGGCTCCGGCGACGACGCAGACGACGCCGACGGCGACGAGGGCGAGGTCGGCACGAAGGGTGGCGAAGGCGAGGACGATGCGCGAGCGGCATCGCGTCCGCGGCCAAACCCGTTCGAAGGCGCCGAGTGCCCGATCCCGGAGACGTTCGAGGATGCGGTGGCCGAGAAGATCGGCTCGGAGAGCGCCAGGCACGCCCGGGACGCCGATTACATCGTGTTCTCGAAGGACTTCGACAAGATCGAGAAATACCCCGTGCGCGCCGACTACAAGGACGACTGGCTCAACGAGCTGGAGGGCACCACCCGGCACATGGTCGGCGTGATGCAGAAGGACATCGAGCGCATGATGGCCGCCCGGTCCCAGACCGTGCGTGTGCCGGGATTCCGCTCGGGCCGTCTGCACTCGGCAGGCCTGCATCGCCTGGTCGCGAACGACGACCGCGTGTTCCGTCGCACCCAGGAGAACACGTCGAAGGATACGGCCGTCGGCCTCCTCATCGACAACTCGGGCTCGATGGGCGGCGGACCGATCGAGGTCGCCATGTCGGCAGGCTTTGCGCTGTCGCAGACGCTTGAGCGGGTCGGCATCGCGCACGAGGTCTTAGGCTTCACGACGCAGGGCTACGGCTACACCGGTTGTTCCCCTCGCCTCATTCAGGCAGAGGAGCGTCGCATCGGCCGGCAGTTCTCGCGCACGGAAGCGCTCTACATGCCGATCTACAAGGACTTCGCCGAGCGTCTGACGCCCGAAGTGAAGCGGCGTTTCGCGGCCGCGGCTCACTCGCCCCGGCACCTTGCCAATAACATCGACGGCGAGTGCGTCGAGAATGCCGCGCTGCGCCTGGCGAAGCGCAAGGAGAGCCGCAAGGTGCTCCTGGTGCTCTCCGACGGCCTGCCGGCCGGCTACGGCGTGCCCCACGAGCAGTATGCCAACCTTCATCGCGCCATCGACAACGCGAAGAAGATGGGGATCGAGCTTGTCGGCATCGGCATCATGTCGAAGGCGGTCAAGGACTACTATCCCCGCTACTTCGTCCTCGAGGACCTGGACTCGCTGCCGGGCACCGTCATGGGCGAACTGAAACGGATCCTGACTGCGTAGGATCCCCTTGCAAAGACGTTCGACGGGATCTATAACGGTAAGTCAGAACTGACTTGATAAACCGTCGAACGTCGTGTTATGTAGAGAAACAAGCACACAACAGAAGAGGTTTAGATATGTCGGAGTCGGCTGAAAACGACGGCAAGATCACCTGCCAGATCGACGGCGCCAGAGTTCACACTATTCTTGGACACATCAAGGATCATCATCCGGACTGGACCCTTGAACGCTACAAGGCCGAGTTTCCGGGCGCTCCGCTCATGTCCGAGAAGGCGAAGGCGATCGCGCAGCGCAAGCTTGCCGAGCGGAAGGCCGCAGAGAGCGGCGGAGCGATCACCATGAGCGAAGACACCAAGAAGCCCTTCCACGAGGTGTTCAGCCTCGGCGAGGTTCCGGCCGCCATGTCGAAGCGCGGCACCCCGATCATGATCACGGTGCGCGGCGGCCTCTCGGAGAAGGCGCAGGCCCTCGTTCCGGACGTGGATGAGAACTACGTGTTCAACATCGAGCTGACCAAGACCGGCCTGATGGCGCTCGAACTCAACATGCCGGCCTACTTCTGGGGCTATCACGGCACCGGCAAGACGACCGCCTGGGAGCAGATCTGCGCCCGCACGAACACGCCCTTCATGCGCGTTCAGCACACCATCAACACCGAAGAGGCGCACATCATCGGCCAGTTCATCGTCAAGAGCGGCGAGCACGGCCCGGAGACGGTGTTCAATCTCGGCCCGCTGGCGATCGCCATGAAGGAGGGCTACGTCTACTGCGCCGACGAATACGACTTCGCCATGCCGAGCGTGCTGTCGGTCTATCAGCCGGTCCTCGAGGGCAAGCCGCTCGTCATCAAGGACGCGCCCCCTGAGTTCCGCGTGATCCGCCCGCACCCGAACTTCCGCTTCGTCGCGACCGGCAACACCAACGGCGGCGGCGACGAGACGGGCCTCTATCAGGGCACCCAGCTCCAGAACGCCGCGAACTACTCGCGCTTCGGCATCGTCGAAGAGGTCGGCTACATGGAGCCTAAGATCGAGTCCGCGATCATCGCCGGTCAGGCGAAGATCGACCGCACCGCGGCCGAGAAGCTCGTCACCTTCGCGAACGACGTTCGCACCGCGTTCAAGGGCGGGCGCGTCGGCTCGACGATCTCTCCGCGCGAGCTGATCAACGCCGCGAAGCTCGGGCGCGTCCGCGGCTCCGACTGGAAGGGCGGTCTGAAGCTCGCCTATTCGGGTCGTCTGTCGCGCGTGGACAAGGAGGTGATCGACCAGTTCGCGCAGCGGGTGTTCGGCTGATGGCGGCGCAGATCTCCTATCAGGCGTCGGAACGCCTGGTGAACAGCTTCGCCCGTCGCGTGATGCGGCGTGCGCAAGCGGCCGGCGCGAAGTCGGTGCAGCTTGCCGACATCGTGCAGGAGTGCTGGGTCGCGTGGTGTCAGGCCCGCGACCGCTACGATGCCACAACGGGCGTGCCCTTCGGGGCCTACCTGATGCGCGGAATGCAGCAGCATATCAACCGCTGGATCAAGGAAGAGATCGGCGAGCGTCTGATGGCGCCGGTCGCGCTCGACGCGACGGGCGGCGACGACGAGGACGACAACTCGCTCCATAACGTGATCGCGGACGGCGGATCCCTGCCCGACGAGATCGTGGAGCTTGCCAATCAGAAGGCTTACGTGCTGGAGCGGCTGTCTCCCCTCGCCCGTCAGTTCGTCACGCTTCTGACCGATCCGCCGAAGGAGCTGCTCGAAGAGGTGCAGGCGATCCAGGCCCGCGCCGAGTGGGGCCGCTCGCGAGGCTTGAACACCTTCGCGCCGCGCGACGTGACCGCCCCGCTCGTGTTCGACCTTATGGGCCTGAACCGCACCGACCGCTCCAAGATCTACCGCGAACTTCGTCTTTTGGCCGAGGAAGTAAGTAAGTAATGACTGATACGCTTGCCCTTGCCCCTGGTTGCTACGGCTCGCCGATGTCCTACGGCGACGACATTCAAGAGTGCCGCTCTTGCCCGTTTGCCGAGTCCTGCAAACCGGAGAGCGAGCGGCGGCGGAATCTCCTGCGCGAGAAACTCGGGGTCGAATTCCGCGGCACGAGGCCCAAGCGCCCGAAGCCCGAGCGCGAGCCGGGCGCGGCGCTCACAACGGGACTGCCGGTGAAGGTCGAGGCGCTGCTCAGGCGCATCGAGAAGGCCGGCATCAAGGTCACGGAGAAGCTGGCGAAGGGCGAGAACCCCTTCCCCGAGAACTCGATCGGTTTCCTGCGCGTGACCTGCCATCTGCTGCTGCACCTGGAGACGGGCCTGACCCGCGAGCAGCTCCGGATGGCGCTCATGAAGAAGCTGAATTGGACGCAAGGGACCGCGGCCGCCCATGCGATCCAGGCGTGCCAGGTGCTCACCGCGCTCGGCGCCGCCGTCGAACTCAATGGCCGGATCATGCTGAAGAGAGCGTAGATGACCAAGAAGAAGACCGACGAACTCAAGAACGAAGCTCCGGCGCCGGAGAACACCCAGGCTCCGAACGAGCAGGCCAACCCGGAGACGAACGCTCCGGTCGAGGGCGATAAGGCCCCTGTCTCCTACACCCCGGAGCAGGTGCAGGAGATCCTCGACAACGTGGGTCCGAAGGTGATGGTCGTGTTCGACTATATCCGCAACGACGCCACCCGCGGCACCGATCGCGTGTTCCTGCGCCGTCTGCGCGACATCAGGACGGTCGCGGACATCGAGGAGATCGAGAAGCGGATCATCGAGCAGAGCCAGGGCGCCCTCGCCCGCGTCACGATCACCAACTGGAAGGCGCTGGAGGCGTAAGTAGATGCACTCGATGTTGGCCGCTCGGTCGAACTTCTCTATCGGTGAATCGATCATGACGGTCGAGCGCCTCGTCGAGGGCGCAAAGTCCGTGGGGGCGACGGCGGTCGCCCTCACCGACACCATGTCCGTGACGGGCATGATCGACTTCACCAACAAGGCGAAGAAGGCCGGCATCAAGCCGATCATCGGCTGCCGTCTGCGCCTGGTGGACGACCCGTCCTGGCGCAAGACGAAGGAGGACAAGAAGGCTCCCCCGGAATATTTCGCGACCGTCTATGTGCGTTCGGAGAAGGGCCTGAAGGAAGTCTTCAAGCTGCTCACGAAGGCGAACTCGGACGAGCGCTTCTACAACGTGCCGAAGCTCGGTTTCGAGGATCTGCACGACGCCCTCTCGACGCTGAGCTCCGACGACCTCGTGATCACGACGGGCGACCAGTTCTCGGTGCTCGCGCATCCGAAGGCCGACACCATCATCGAGGGCTGGCTCGAACAGCTCGGCGCGACCGGCATCTACGCCCAGCTCACGCCGATCGACACGCCCTATTTCGACGTGGTGAACAAGCGCGCGATTGCCGCTGCAACGAAGTTCGGCCTGCTCACGCTGGTTGCCCGCCCTACCCTCTACGCGGAAGGCGACCAGGCGGCCGCCGAGATCATGACGGCGGTGACGCGCAACGTTCGCCTGGAGGATCTTTGGCACTATCAGCCAGCCTTCCATGATCTGCACCCGATGGGCACGAAGGATCTCGTCGCCCATGCGACGAGCGCGGCCCGGCGCCTGATCGATCGCTTCGGGGTCAGCGACGCCGGCGCCTGGTTCAAGCAGGGCCTCGTGGCGACGGCCGACTTCGTGAACAAGGTTGCCTACGAGTGGTCGAAGGCGCCGGTGAGCCTGCCTAAGATGGCCGCGGACGAGTTCGCCACCGTGGTCGAGGAATGCAGGAAGGGCTGGAGCCATCGCTTCGGGTCCAGCGTGTTCGGTCACAAGCCGTCGGCAGAGGAGCTGCGCGATGTCTACAAGCCCAGGCTCGCCTATGAACTCGAAGTCCTCAAGAAGCTCAACTTCTCCGGCTACTTCCTCCTGGTTCAGGACGTTGTTCGCTTTGCGAAATCGAATGGCATTCTGGTGGGTCCTGGCCGCGGCTCCGTGGGCGGTTCTCTTGTTGCGTATCTTATGGGAATCACTGATTGCGATCCTATTCGCTTCGGTCTGCTCTTCGAACGGTTCATCAACCCGGATCGTATTGACCTTCCCGATGCCGATCTCGATTTCATGTCAACACGGCGCGGCGAGATCATCGACTACCTGACCTCGAAATACGGCGAGAAGCGCGTCGCGGGCGTGTCCAACTTCATTGCGTTGGGCCCTGCGTCCGCAATCCGCGACGTGGCGAAGGCCTTCGGCCTGCCGGAGTCGCTCTATGCCTGCACCAAGCTGATGCCGAAGAAGCACGGCGCGCACATTCCGCTTAAAGAGGCGGCCGACATGGTGCCGGAGATCGGCGAGTTCCGCGACAAGTTCGGGCCGATCTGGGAGACGAGCCTCAAGGTCGAGGGCGTCACGAAGACGCTCGGGCGTCACGCGGCCGGCATCGTCGTGGGCGGCTGCGATCTGGTCGAGCGCGGCGTGATCGAGCGCCGGAAGGACGGCGCGACGGTCAACTGGGACAAGCGCATCGTCGAGGATATGGGCCTGGTCAAGATGGATATTCTGGGCCTCGAAACCCTCGACCTGATCAAGCTGACGCTCGACTATATCCGTCGCCGGCATTCGAAGAAGGTCGATCTGATGCGGATCCCGCTCGACGACGAGAAGGTGCTGGCGAACTTCGCGAAGGCGCTGACCGTCGGCATCTTCCAGTTCGAGTCGGGCGGTATGCGTCGCCTGCTCAAGGAGCTCGGCAAGGACGGCACGATCACCTTCGACGACATCACGGCCGCGACCGCGCTCTATCGTCCGGGTCCGATGGAATCCGGCATGATGGATAGCTACTGGCGCCGCAAGCAGGGCATCGAGTCCGTCGAATACGACCACCCGCTGATGGAGCCGATCCTGGCGCCGACGTTCGGCGTTATGGTGTATCAGGAACAGGTCATGCAGGTGTCGCGCGTGATCGCGGGCTATTCCGCGCCCGACGCCGACAAGCTGCGCAAGATCATGGGCAAGAAGCTGCCCGAGGAGATGAAGAAGGAGCGCTCCAAGTTCGTCGAAGGCTGCGTCAAGACCATCGGCTGCGACGAGGAGTGGGCGGGTGAACTCTTCGACAAGATCGAGGGCTTCGCCGGCTACGGCTTCAACAAGTCGCACTCGGTCGAATACACCCTGATCTCCTACCAGTCGATGTGGCTCAAGACCTATTACCCGGTCGAGTTCTTCGCGGCCGCCTTGACGCTGATGGATCAGGACAAGCTGCCGGCGATCCTGAAGGACGCGGAGCGCTTCGGCGTCGAGCTGATGCTGCCGGACGTGAACCTGTCCACCGACCGCTTCGAGATCGTCACCGACACCAAGCTCGCGATGCCGCTCTCGCGCATCAAGGGCGTGGGCGAGAACACGGTGAAGGCGATCCTGACTGCGCGCGAGGACGGCCCGTTCAAGTCGAAGGCGGACTTCATCGCCAGGGTCGAGAAGCGGCGCTGCAACATCGGCCACGTCACGAAGCTGGAGAAGGTCGGGGCCTTTGCCGCGATCGAGCCTGGCTCGCTGCCGGCGAAGCACCCTGACCGGATCCGTGACCAGCGCGAGCTGATCCCGGGCCTGATCACGGACATCGTTCCGGTTCATCGCGACATGGAGCGCGACAAGTTCGCGAAGGCGAAGCTCGGCGCGCTCGTGTCCGAATACCGCGCATCCCACGCCGAGGACGGAACGCCCGTAAAGCCGGCGTTGGGCCGCGATGCGCGCTTCATGGTGATCTTCGACTGTCCGTCGGCACCCGAGGAGCGCAAGGGTCAGATGACGATGGGCGACGGGTTCAGTTGGCAGGCGACCTGCGAGGCTCTGCACGAGGCGGGGCTCTCGACGAAGGACGCCTACTGGACGGCGCTGATCAAGCGGCCGAAGGAGGGCAAGCAGGTCTCGCCGGAAGAGATCAAGACCTACGCGCCCTATCTGCACCGCGAGATCGAGATCCTGAAGCCGCCGGTGATCGTCATGCTGGGCTCGGCGACCGTGCGCCACTTCATCCCCGACTTCAAGGGCAAGGCGTCGGATGCTGCCGGCAAGGTGATCTACTCGGAGAAGCTCGACGCCAACCTGATCGTCGGGTTCTCGCCGGGCGAGGTCTATCATGATCCGGACAAGCAGATCCCGCTCAACGAGGTTTTCGCAACGGCAGCATCGCTGGCCGAATAGGAGGATTGGATGACAGACGAGGAAATCACGACCGAGATCAAGAAGGCGATGGACCGGCTCAACGAGCTGATCGCAAAGGCTCGCGAAAGCGACATCGAGGTGACGATCTACGAGCGGGCGGAGGTTCAGACGCTTAGATCGCCAATTGTTGGCTTCATCTACGCGGCCTCGGTCAAGAAGATCTTGTCCAAGTAACACCCGCTCGCGTTTCGCTATGTCAGCAAGTGTCAGTCAGAACTGACTGAAAGGAGAAGCCCATGAGCAATCGGCACGGAGAGCCTGCCGACGATACCGAAGAGACACCCGCGCCGAGGCCCTCGGTGCGCAAGGTCACAGTCCGCAACTACGTGGACGAGAAGAAGCTGGCTGCGGATTCCACCTATTCGCTCGCGAACCTGTCCGACGCGATGATGGAGCAGGCGTCCCTTCTCGTTCACTACGGCGTGCAGTCGTCACGGGCCTCGCGCCAGGTGGACGACCTGAAAATGCTCCTCGAAGTCACCGAGGCGAAGGTCTATCGCCGCATCCGCGACGAGGTGGCCGCGAAGGGCGAGAAGGTCACGGAGGCCCAGCTCGAAAAGCTGGTCGCGACCCATCCCCAGGTGATCGAGGTCAAGAAGGCCCTCAACGAGGCCAAGCAGATCGAGGCGAACGCCAAGATCGCGGTCGAGGCCTTCCGGCACCGCAAGGACATGCTGGTGTCGCAGGGCTTGCTCGCCCGCGAGGAGCTTAAAGGCGAGGTCTCGATCAACCGCCGCAAGGAGGCGGAAGCCGAGACCGCCGCGACCGTCGATCGGCTCATCAAGCAGATGGCCGCCGACGCCGGAAAGACCCACTAGAGGAGGACGAACCCGAAAATTTTTCCTGCTCAAACATGCACGACCGCTCGCAGATTGCTATATTGAAATAGCGAAATCGCTAAATCGCTAATCTAGCGCGCAAGCCGTAATCGCAACACGAACGAACGCAAGAAAGGATAGCCGTATGGCCGCACCATCTGCCGCTGACATGCTCGCCGTCATCAAGGGCGCGAAGACCAAGTTCAACCGTTCTTCGGGCAAGATCGTCACCCTCAAGGAGGGCAAGACCCGCGTCCGCATTCTCCCGTCCTGGGATCCTTCCAACATCGTCTTCTTCCGCGAGGTCGGGGTCCACTGGATCAAGACCGAGCTGAATGGCAAGCCCGTCGCCGTCGCGGGCTGCCGCGAGATCATCAAGGGCGAAACCTGCCCGATCGATCTTGCCATCGAGAAGGCCTCCCGCGTCGCTCCCGACGACGAGACGCTCGCCATCATCAAGGACTGGAAGCCCAAGAAGACCGTCCTGGTCAACGCCTGCATCCGCTCGGGCTCGGAGGAGAGCGAAGATCCGGTTCCGCTCAACCTGCCCGTCACCGTGTTCGGCATGATCACGGCCATGATGGAAGAGTATTACGCCGACTACGGCAACGCGGTCGATCCGGAGTCGGGCTACGACTTCACCATCGAGCGCACCGGCAAGGGTCGCGACACCGAATACAAGGTGATGCCGCAGTTCAAGTCGAAGAAGGTTTCGAAGGAGACCCTCGACAAGCTGCACGACCTCGATGCCCTGATCGAGCGCGAATACTTCCGCGACGGCGAGGAGCGCAAGGCGCTGATCGCGATCTCCAACATGATCGGCATCGACGTGACCACGAAGAGCATCGGCTCGTCCGGCGCTTCGAAGACGGCTGCCCTTCTGACGAAGGCGACCGTCGAGGAGGTCGATAACGACGTGGTGCTGGAGGAGGTCGAGGTCTCCGAGACGGAGATCATGGGTGAGAGCGTCCCGGAGAGCTACAAGCCGGCCGCGAAGCCCGCTCCGAAGGCCGAGGAGAAGCCGGCCCCGAAGGCCGAGAAGGCCGCTGACGACTTCGGCGCCGACCTGCCGGAGAACGAGATCGAGGAGCTCCTGGGCGAACTCGACGGCCTGACCGGTTAATCGAGCTTGAGGCCCGGTCCAGCCGCTTCCTCCGGGCCTCATGGGCGGCAGAGCGTCTCAAGCCCCGCGCTCTGCCGCCCGTTTCGTCTCAAGGAGGATCGAAATGAAGCAGTTTCTTATCAACTATACCGACGATGATGGCACGAGCCATGATCAGCTCGTTACGGCAGCGTCGGATGAGCGCGCGATTGTTCTGTGGCGCGAGTTTCGCAGGGACGAGCTTCCCGAAGAAGGCGTGATCGCGGTTGGTGTTCACGAGGTTCCGCCAATGCGCTCGACAGAGGGTGTGCATGGCTGGAACGAGGCTCCGGCGCGCGTCGTGGATGTCGAACTATGAATAAAGGCTTTCTCGTCATCGACGGTAACAACATTGGTTATGCGTCTGCCGCGACGAAGAAGCTGAAGGTCGGCGAGCAGGAGACCCAGGCGATCTATGGATTCCTGAGAACGCTCCAGTCCGCGGTCCTTCGCTTCCCGATGCTCCAGCCGATCGTGCTGTGGGACGGGTTCTCGTGGCGCAAGCAGGCGTTCAAGGACTACAAGGCAAATCGCGACAAGGAGCCGGAGACTCCTTATGAGCAGCAGCAGGCCGAGATCCGCGCCTCGTTCAAGTCGCAACAGCCTTTCATCAAGCAGGCGTTGAAGTTGCTCGCCGTGCCGCAGATGATCGCGGCCAACCTCGAGGCCGACGACCTCGCGGCGATCCTGGTGCGTCGCTACCAGCCGCAGGGCAAGAAGATCCTGCTCTTGTCGGGCGACAAGGACTGGATCCAGTTGGTGCAGCCCGGCGTCGGTTGGCTCGACCCGCAACGCGGGATGCACATCACCCCGAAGTCCCTGCCGGAAAAGCTCGGCTACATGAAGCAGAAGAAGGTCGATGGCGAGACCGTCGATCTCGGATGGGTTCCGGTCAGGACGCCGCGCGCCTGGCTGGAGATCAAGGCGCTGATGGGCGACACCTCGGACGAGATCCCGGGCGTCGGCGGCATCGGCGAGAAGGGCGCCATCGAGCTTCTGAACCAGTTCGGCTCGGTCGCGGAGTTCTGGAACCGGGCCAATACCGAGGGCCTGAAGCTGCCCAAGAAGCTCGCGGACTTCGCCTCCGATGAGGAGAAGATCGCGCGCTTCCATCGCAACATGATGCTGATGGACCTCAACTCCAAGCATGTCCCGGCCCCGGAAGGGCTCAAGATCACGAAAGGAGAGTTTGATCAGGCGAAGTTCGGCGAGTTCTGCGAGGACTTCATGTTTAAGTCATTCCTGACTGACCTCGACGAATGGTGCAAGCCGTTCGCGCCTGCTGAAACCATGAAGGAGGCGGCATGACACAGAAGATCGAACAGGCGGTCAACAAGGTCGGCTCGGCATTGGGCGAGCTGCTGAAGGCGTTCGAGAAGCACGGCGCCGAACTCAACGACGAGCAGGTGAACAAGGTGTTCCAGTTCATCGGCAATACCTTCGCCAATGTGCATCGCCAGGCGCTCGTCGCGCGCCAGGTCAACATGGCCGAGAGGTTCACGCTCGACATGGACCTGCCGAATACGGCGCATCCCACCGCGGCCCTGCCCACGACCACGACGATCGTGGCGCCGGGCATCACGCCGCCGACCCGCTTCGTGATGCCGGAAGGCAAGCTCGTCGGCTCGAAGCAGCCCGTCTATCCGGCCCAGACCCTCGACCTCGAATCCCGTCCGAAGGCCCCTGCCCTCACGCCTCCGGACGAGAACGACATTGAATTTCTTGACGAATAGGAGAACACGACATGGCATCCGCAGAAGATCTGGCAAAGGCGCTTGAGAGCGTCATCGGCAAGAACGACGAGGAGGCGACCGTCTCGACCTTCCTCGACACCGGCTTCGCGCCGCTCAACTTCGCGGCCTCGAGCCGCTACGACGGCGGCTTTCCGGGCGGTCGCATGATCGAGATTGCCGGTCCCCCGTCCGCGGGCAAGACCGCGCTCGCGACCGCCGCGATGGGCTACGCGCAGCGCCGGGGCGGCCTGGCCGGCTTCAACGACCACGAGCGCTCGTTCTCCTATGCGCTCGCCGAGAGGCTCGGCCTCAACACGAAGGAGCGCTTCGTCTACAAGAAGCCGCGCACCTTCGAGGAGTCGATCACTATCGCCGTCAAGGCGGCGTCCTACGTGCGCGAGAAGAAGCTGATTGCTCCGACCTCGCCGATCGTGTGGGTCTTCGACTCCCTCGCCTCGATGGTGCCCCAGTCCGTGCTGATCGACCAGAAGACCGGCAAGGACCGCAACGCCGAAGACCGCAACATGAACGACAACACGGCGCTGGCGCGAGCGACCTCGGCCCACTTCCCGGCCTTCGCCCAGTGGTGCGAGGATCTCGACATGTGCGGCATCTTCCTCAACCAGACCCGCACCAAGATCGGCGTCATGTATGGCGACCCGACCACGACTCCGGGCGGTGACTCGCCGAAGTTCTACTTCAGCCAGCGCCTCATGCTGTCTGCCAAGCAGATCAAGCAGGGCGACGAGATCATCGGCAACGAGGTGACGGCGAAGTTCATCAAGAACAAGGTCACGCGTCCGTTCCAGAAGGCGACCTATCGCTTCATGTTCCAGCCCGACGGCACCGGCCGCTTCGACGTGGAGCGCTCGACGGTCGAGTTTCTTGAGGCGCAGGGTCTTCTCAAGAAGGGCCGGCCTGGCTTCGTCGAGTGGGAGGGCAAGCAGATCGGCAAGGAGGCTCTCGCGCGCCTGATCCAGCGCGAGAACAAGATGCGCGAGCTCCTGGCGCTGCTGCCGAAGTCCTTCGACGGCGAGACCATGAGCGCCGAGGAGATCGCGGCGCTCTCGACCGAGATCGAGGCCGGCGACGACCTGAAGGATGCGGCATGATCCGGGCCGTCGCTCTCGCCCTTGCCCTGACCCTCGCGGCGGCTCCGGCCGCTGCGAAGGGCGGCCGCTCCGGCGGCAAGTCGTTCTCGTCCAAGTCTTATTCGTCGAAGACCTACAAGGCTTCCAAGCCGAAGAAGTCGGACTCGGACGCGCTCGGCAAGATTACGTCGGTTGCCGTCGGCGCCGCGATCGGATCGCTCCTCGTCTACGAGGGCGTCCAGGCGGGCGAGCCTGCCGGCACCGGTCACGCAACGGAAGGATGGAAGGCGGAATGAGTCCTGTATTCGAAGTGGACCTGGAGCGTGAGGCGACCGTGACGGAGCGGGCCACCGTGACTGTCGAGGCGCCCTCGAAGGAGGAGGCGGCCGACGCGGCGAAGGCCATCGCCCGGACGAAGGCCACCGAGGTCGAATGGACCGAGACGGGCATGAGCCCCTGGGGCGCTCCGTTCGTCAAGAAGGTCGAGAAGGTCCTCGACGACGAGGAGATCGTGGAAGAGGAGTAAGCCTCCTCTTTCGCTAAATCGCGAATAGCCCTATCTGTCGAACAGACAGAGCAGGGAATTCGCGATGAAGGTCATAAGCATCTGGCAGCCGTGGGCATCTTTGATCGTCCACGGCCACAAGGTCATCGAAACAAGAGGATGGCCTGCGCCCAAGTCGGTGATCGGACAGCGGATCGGGATCGCGGCGACCAAGACCGTCAAACCCGAGCAGCGCGTCCACTACCTCGATCCGAACTTTCAGCGCTACTACCGCCAGACGGGCCTGCCGGAGCTCGACGAGCTGCCGAAGGGCTGCATCTTAGGCACGGTGGAGCTGTTCGACTGTGAGCCGATCGGGGCCGACTTCACGGACGACATAACGAGCGAGGAAGAGGCCTTCGGCTGGTTCACCCCGGGTCGCTACGCCTGGCGCGTCAGACGCCCGATGCCCTTCCCTCACCCGGTCGTCGCCCGCGGCGCGCAGGGCATCTGGGAATGGGATCCACATGGCGCGCTCAAAGAAAGTTACGATCACACAGGTCAAGAAGGGCCGCAGGGTCTATGGCGGTATATACACGCTTCCTAGCGGCAAGCGGTGCTACCTCGCCTATCGCCGGATTCAGGACATCTTCCGGTCCGGCGAGAAGACCATTTCAGACGCCATCCGGAAGGGCACGGCCTGCTGGGCCATCGACGAGGAGGACCTGATCCGGATGCGCGCCGAGGGCATCAAGTTCGTGGGCGTGAAGGTCCGCGACACCAACGATGTCTACATGACCACGCTGGACAAGTTCTTCGACCGCTCCGCGGCCAAGATCCTCAACTACGAGGCCCGGGGCGGCGCGCTCCAGCGCTACCTGCCGTTCCAGCACTTCAAGCTCCAGCCCGGCCGCGTCCGTGTGTGAATTTTTCCGCATCGATTCCGACGCACAGCCGATCAGCGCTTGCTATGTTCGATAAGTCAGCGCTGACTGACGAGACGCACAGCTATAGAGGAGCAACGAATGCTGGCAGTAGTGAACGCGGCCGAAGGGCCGAAGCGCGACGAGCGCGGCAACATCATCGTCCTGGAAGGCAAGGCGTTCCAGATCATCGAGGTCGGGGCGGACGTTTATCTGTCCTTCGCGGGCCGGGCGGTCCGCGACCACGAGTTCCGCAACAAGCTCTTTTACACCCTGGTGGACATCGAGGGTCATCGGGCGCGCAGCTTCGAGCACGTCTATCCGCTCGACTACATCGCCAAGATGCTGCCGGCGATCCGGGCCCAGTGGGAGGAAGAAGGCTTCGAGCCGTTCCCGGACTGGAAGCCGGCGCTCGACTTCATCGACAAGCATCGCGCCGAGCAGGCGAAGTCCATCATGACCCGCGTGGCGAAGGGCCTGATCGAGTTCGACGACCTCTCCTACATCTACGAGAAGGATACGCCCGTCACCTGGTCCGACGGCGAGTATGATCTCGGCGGCAAGGTCGTCTCCGTGGCGCAGAAGTCCTCGTTCTTCATGGGTCGCTACCTGGAGATCAAGGTCGAGGTCCTGCACGCCATGAACGGCTTCGTGGCGAAGGGCACGACGAACGCGAAGGTCTATGCGTGGGGCGGCCTCAAGGAGATCTCGGCCCTGCCGGTCAAGATCCTCACGAAGGAGATGCGCGACAAGCTCAACGAGCGCGGGCGCAAGTTCCAGAAGTTCGCCACCGGCGCCAACTTCGTCGCGTTCCAGGGCCTCATCACGCAGAAGTCCTGGTGGGGCGATCGCACCTACCGCGCCGACGGCCGCGTGATGGTCGATTCGAAGTCCATGCAGCGCATCGATTCCGAGACCTTCCGGGATTGCGCCCGCATGATCGGCCTCGAATACGACAACTCGGAGACCCAGAAGGACAACGAGGTTCAGATCACGGAGGACAACCTCTACATGACCTGGCCCTACCTGTTCGGGTTCTCGTTCCGGGCGAAACAGTGGGGCATCATGCCGGTTGAGGGCATGAGTGAGATCCAGTGGGCCGACGGCGCCTTCGACAAGCTGGTGCTGGACCCGGAGAAGAAGGAGATGATCCGGGCCCTGGTCGAGCACTCGGGCGGGTCGTTCTCCGACATCGTGGACGGCAAGTCGGGCGGCTGCATCTTCATGCTGCACGGCGAGCCCGGGCAGGGCAAGACGCTCACGGCCGAGACGGTCGCCGAGCTCCTGCACCGTCCGCTCTACTCGGTGTCGGTGGGTGAGCTGGGCACCAACCCGGACAAGCTCGAGGATACGCTCCGCGAGATCCTCGACATTGCGACCGTCTGGAACGCGGTGCTCCTGCTCGACGAGGCCGACATCTTCCTGGAGGCCCGCGACGAGAAGGACATCCTGCGCAACGCGATGGTCGGCGTGTTCCTGCGCCTGCTCGAATACCACCAGGGCGTGCTGTTCCTGACCACGAACCGCATCAAGAACATCGACCGCGCCTTCTACTCGCGCATTTCGATGGCCCTGCGCTTCGACGGCGCCGACAACAACAAGCGTCGGAAGATCTGGACGAACCTGCTCGATGCTGCCGGCATCACGCTGGACGCGTCCGAGATCGACAAGCTCGCCACGCACGACATCAACGGGCGTCAGATCAAGAACGTGATCCGGCTCACCCAGACCCTCGCGAAGGCGGGCGGCACGAAGGTCGATCTGCCGGCCCTGGAGAAGGTCATCGCCAACGTGACCTCATTCGAGAAGGAGATGGCGAAGTAAAATCCTTCGCGTTTCCACGACACACCCGCTGACTGTTCGCTATAAGTGAACAGTCAGCAATGACTTACGACAGCAACGCGCAGCTAGAAAGGACTTCACACATGCTTCGCAACGCCAATGGTTTCCGCTTCGCCGATTCCGAGCTGTTCGACGCCCTCACCGAAGGCGGAGACACCCTCTCGGCTTACACCGAGTCCCTGAGCACGATGCCGTCCGGGCTGCGCGACCAGGCCCAGCGCGAGGCTCTCGGGGTCGATGTGGTCGGCAAGATCGAGAACGCCGCTCTCTTCGTGGGCCTCGCGCTCGAAAACCTCAAGGAGGTCGATGCGCTCGCCGATCGTATCCCGACCATCGCCCGGATCCTCGCCACCGCGAACGTCCAGGCCGGCCTGATCTCGGCCATGCGTGAGAATGAGCAGGCCCAGGCCGCGGCCCGCGACAACGACGAGGCGGCTCGCCGCGGCGCCGAGAACCTGCTTCAGGCGATCTTCGGTCAGGCTCTCGCGGGCAAGCTCGCCGAGGCGCAGCAGGAATGCGACTGTCCCGAGTGCCAGGCGGAGCACGAGGCCCAGGCAGCCGTGCGTCAGAACTTCGAGGCTCCGGCCGATGCGGTCGATCCGAAGGTCGATGCCATGACGGGCGAAGGTGCCTTCATTCGCTCGCAGATCGCCGAGCAGGTCGGCGTCAACGCCGACCAGATCCAGCCCGTCGGCGCCGACGACATGCCGCCGGAGATTGCGGCGCTCCTCCAGCGTCTCCAGGCGAAGTTCGCCGGCGAGGGTGCCAACGTTCAGGTCCGGGCTTTCCGGGTTCAGCACTGACCGTTCGCATCCGTTGGGGTCAGTCAGTAATGACTGGCCCCCTCCCCTGCCCTCTCGACCGGAGATCTCGATGAAGCCGCACGGTGTTCTGTCCGACCAGCATTGCCACAACTGGAGCATGTTCTCGAAGCGCCTGGAGTCGGGCGTCAATTCGCGTCTCCAAATCACCCTCGACGAAATGAAGCGCGCCGCCGTCGAGGTGAAGAAAGCGGGCGGCGATACCCTGTTCTTCGCGGGCGATTTGTTTCACACCCGCGGATCGATGGATCCGGAGGTGTTCAACCCGACCCATGCGACGATCAAGGAGATCCTGGCGTCGGGCGTGCGGATCTACGCGATCCCGGGCAATCACGACAACAAGGACCAGGATACGACGGAGCTGGGCAACGCGATCCAGACCATCGGCGGCCTCGACGGCTTCACCGTCGTCACGAGTCCTTATGTGTTCCAGTCCGGCCTCGCCGATCGCCAGCCGGTCGTGATGATCCCCTGGTGCCGCGACCTGAAGGGTCTGCGCGAGGCGGTTGACGAGATCCGCGGCGCGATCGCCGACCGCGACGAAATGGACCTGATCATCCATGCCGGCATCGACGGCGTGCTCTCCGGCGTTCCGGCGCACGGATTGACCAGCGCCGAGATCGCCTCCTGGGGCTTCAAGCGCGTCTTCGCCGGTCACTACCACCATCATTGCGTCTTCGAAGGCGGGCGCGTGATCTCGATCGGCGCGCTCAATCACCAGACCTTCTCCGATGTCGGCACGAAGGCCGGTTTCCTGATCGTGCATGAGGATCGCGTCGAGTATCGGGCCACCCACGCGCCGCTATTCGTCGATGTCACGGCTGACACGGAAGAGGACGAGCTGCCGCTGATCGCCGACGGCAACTATGTGCGCGTCCGGTCGATGAAGCTGACCGCGGAGCAGGCCCGCTACTTCCGGGCCGATCTCGAAGGAATGGGCGCGAAGGGCGTGATCTTCGACGCGATCCGCGAAGAAGCGGTCGCTCGATCCCGCAGCGCTGCCTCGTCGGCCCCGAGCCTCGAGGCCTCGGTCGCGAACTACGTGGACGCGATGGGCGTCGATGATCCTGCCGCCGTCAAGGCTGGCTGCCTCGATGTGCTGACGTTTGTCCGTAGTGCGAGCGTGTAAACCCGCGCTCGCACCGCGTTCTGCTTGATACAATTTCAGCATCGACAGGAGGATTACTGTTATGGCTGACTTTTATACTGTCCACATGGAGCGTGAACAACGAATTTCGGTGTTCGATACGAAGGGCCGGAAGACCGGCGAGAAGGTCGAGCGCATCCCGATCTCGTTCCACGACCTGCCTCTGTCTACGGCGGAGGCCTACAGGAAGAAGTTTCCGGACGCCAACGTTCGCATCGAAAGGCAATACGGCATGAGCAGCAAGAAGGGCGGCGTCTCGACGGCCGGCGGCTACACCTACGACATGGGCCGTTCCGCGAAGAAGGGCTTCAGCTTCGGTCCGAAGAAGAAGACCGAGAAGAAGGCCAAGACCAAGAGCCCGACGATCATGACCGGCGACTACGCCGATGTCGTGACCCGCATGGCCGGGAGGGCTTCGTGAGCCAGGCTCAGATCACGGCGCTCGCCTGGATGATCCTGGCGTTCCTGGTCGTCATCGGGGTCATGCTGCACTCGGCGTTCCGGCCCGAGTGCACTCCCGGTCATGTCGCGCGTTGGCACGGCGCAATCAACGGTTGGACCTGTGTTGCGGGGTATAAGCCATGAAGTTTCCACTCCTCGAAGGCGAGAACTTTCTCACGCTGGGCAAGGTCAGCCTCGATCTGCGCGACCGGGGCCTGGTGCTGATCCAGGGCGAGAATCACGACGACACGTCCGCGGATTCGAACGGCTCGGGCAAGTCGTCGCTTGCCGATCTCCTGTGCTGGACCCTTTGGGGAGAAACGGCGCGCGGCGCGTCGGGCGATGCGGTTGTTAATCGCACGGCCGGCAAGGATTGCTTCGGGCGCGTGATGGTCGAGGACGGCGACGAACTCTATGAGGTCGTGCGCTACCGCAAGCATAAGACGGGCAAGAACGAGCTTCATCTGTTCAAGTTGGAGGACAAGGACGGCGTAACCGAGAAGATCAACCTGACTCAGGGCAAGATCGACCTGACCCAGGAGAAGATCCGACAGATTCTCGGCTGCTCCTATGAGGTCTTCGTCGCGGCCATCTATGCCGGCCAGGACGCCATGCCCGACCTTCCCGGCATGACCGACAAGAAGCTCAAGATGCTGGTCGAGGAGGCTGCCGGCACCGACGTTCTCGAAAAGGCCTACAAGGAGGCGTCGGGGCGTCTCGCCAAGCAGAAGGCGGACACGGAAGCGGCGAGCCGCAACCGCGACGACGCCGAGCGGCGCCTCAACGACGCGAAGGATCACCTGGTCGAACTGAAGGATATGCACGAGTCCTGGGAGGAAGGCCGGCGCCTGAAGGTCGCCGATCTGACGGCGCAGGCGAAGACAAAGGCGGGTCTTGCCAAGTCGATCAAGGAGAACATCGACCTGCGCGACAAGCCCGCGGTCCTGAAGGGTATCGCCGATTGCGACGCCAAGATCGCCGGCTGCGCTGCGGAGCATAAGGAGCTGCGCAAGCACGACGAGGAGGTGATGAAGGCCCAGGCCGAACTCACCGCGGCCGAGACGACCCTCAAGAGCCTCGCCGAGCAGCTCGTCCGGGAGCGCAAGGTCCACGACGAACTCGATCACAAGATCGGCTGCCCATGCTCCGGCTGCGCGCGTCCGTTCACGGCCGAGGACATCAAGCCTGCGAAGGCCGCGGCTGCCGCTGCCGCGAACGATACGCTCGCGAAAGTGCGCGCAGCTAAGAGCGTCGTGGAACGTGCTCAGAAATCGCTTCAGAGCGTCACAGACGCGCGGGACGCGTTCAGAGCGTCGATGACTGATCTTTCAGCAACAAGCGCTGAGAGAGCGAAATTTCAGGCCCAGTTAGACGAGATCGCCAGGCTTGAGCGCGACTTGGCCCTGGCCGTGAAGGAGACAAAGCGTCTCGCCGAGGAGATCAAGCGCGTCAGCGCCGAGGAGAACCCCTACGACATCCAGATCAAGAAGTGCGAGGCTCAGATCGAGTCCCGGACGATCGACTTCGCCGAGCGCGAGAAGGTCGTCCGGCACGAGCAGGAGAAGCTGAAGGTCGCCGAGGCGATCGCGAAGGTGTTCTCGCCGGCCGGCGTCCGGGCTCACATCCTCGACGACGTGACGCCGTTTCTCAACGACCAGACCGCGAAGTATCTCGGAACGCTCTCCGACGGCAACATCGTTGCGACCTGGAACACGCTGACGAAGACGGCGAAGGGCGAATTGCGCGAGAAGTTCACCATCGACGTGACCCACGCCGAGGGCGGCGACAGTTTCGGGCTCGTCTCCGGCGGCGAGAAGCGCAAGGTCCGGGTCGCTGCGGCATTGGCTCTGCAGGATCTCGTGGCCCGTCGTGCCTCGAAGCCGATCGACCTCTTCATCGGCGACGAAATCGACGACGCTTTGGACAAGGCCGGGCTGGAGCGCCTGATGGTGATCCTGGAGGAGAAGGCGCGCGAGCGGGGCTCGGTCTTCATCATCAGCCACAACGACCTGAAGGACTGGGTGCGTAACAGCATCACAGTCGTCAAGAAGGGCAAGAAGTCAACGGTTGTGGAGACGGCGGAATGATCGTCGCGGGCACGGGGCATCGCCCTAACAAGCTCGGTGGCTATTCGAAGCGGGTCTTCACCAAGCTGACCCACTTCGCCATCGAGCAGCTCGGGCAGATTGAAGGCGTGGAGCGCGTCATCTCCGGCATGGCGCTGGGTTGGGACATGGCGCTCGCGATCGGCGCAATCGATCGGCGCATCCCACTGACATGTGCCCTTCCCTTCAAAGGCCAGGAGACGCGGTGGGCCGCGGACTATCAGGATCTCTACCGCAAGATCCTGGAGCAGGCCGATGAGGTCGTGGTCGTCTCGGAAGGCGAATACGAGCCCTACAAGATGTTCGCCCGTGACAAGTGGATGGTGGACCGCTGTGACCTGCTGCTGGCGCTCTACAACGGCACTCCCGGCGGCACCGACCGGACCATCAGTTATGCCCTCGAAGTCGGCAAACCCATTCGTAACGTTGCAAGGTATTGGAGCCCATGAGTTTGAAAGGAGACATGAACAAGCTGGTGCGCGAGAAGCGTGCCGAGGGATGGATCATCGAGCCGTCGGCCAAGCACCTGCGTTGGAAGGCGCCCAACGGCGAGTTCTTCTTCACCGCGAAGACGCCCGGCGATTATCGCAACCTCGCCAACATCAAGGCGCTGATCAAGCGAGCAGTCCGAGGGAGCTCCGACGCGCAGCCGAGCAGATTTCGCTATAACTGAACATATCAGTCAGAACTTACTTACAAGGACGAACCGATGACTGAAACCAATCCATCACAGCAGATCATCGACAAGGTGACGGCCCATCTGAAGGCCGTCGATGGGGTCTTCACCCTCAAGGCGCCGATCATGGCGACGCTCCTGATGGTCGATGGCAAATACAAGAACAAGAACCTGGCCGGCGGCACGGAATTCCTGTTCAGCGGCGTGCGCGAAGGCGTGCGGTCGCAGTTCATCTTCGAGTTCGAGCCGGTCGATTCCCAGCCCTTCAAGCAGATGGAGCTGGACGAGAAGAAGGTCTTCGACACGTTCCCGGACCTGGAGCCCATGCTCTGCCACGCGCTCGGCTATTCCGAGGACACGGGCTGGCCGTCGGCGAAGCGTAAGTTCGTCGCCGCCGCCAAGCGCGAGATCGAGAAGGCCAAGAAGGAAGAGCAGGCGAAGGCCGAGGCCGAGACGGCGGCCGTCTATGCCGACGACGACACTTGGGGATCCTGGTGATGGGCGTCGAGTTCAAGTGGCCCGAGGGCGAGCAGGAAGGCATCGTCGCGACTCCGATGCCGGAGACCCTCGCCGAGAGCCCGGGTGAGTTCTCGGTCACGATCGCGCCAGGGGCGACCTATTCCGGCACGATCGAGGTCACGCCCGATCCGAGGCTGATGTGGGCCGACGGCCTGATCGACGGTCTGATGATGAACCCGTCGAATGCGGAGAAGATGAAGAACCCGAACTACGAGAAGGGCTTCATCTTCGGCGGTCGGCTGTGCTGGATGCTCAACGCCCATAGCGCTCTCAATGCCGGCGCCGCTGGTGCCGACCGGCTGATGACCATCGAGAACAAGATCATCGAGCTTCAGGGGCGGACCCATGGGGCCATTCCGGGCGCTGTGGCGATGTCGCCGGAGGAGACGGGCTTTCTGCGCGCCTTCGCGGCCGGAATGATGGGCTGGTCTCGCAACAACCATCCTTACGTGTCCACCTACGAGCACGGCTTCAACTACGCGGAGCAGTTGAAGGGCAAGATGCTCACCGCGGCGCCGGATCCCACGAAGCTCATTGTTGCGCTCGAGGATCGGATCGAGAACCTGCGCGCCGATCTGGAGCGCACGAACCGGGAGCTTCAGGACGTGAAGCAGTTGGCGATGATCGGCAGCGACGAGACGTGGGGCCAGTTTTAAGGAGAACGGAAACTTTCGAAATGACACATATCCGCATCGCCGGCATCGATCCCGGCTTCGTCAATTTCGGCATCGCCCGGATGCTGCTCGATCTCGACACCCTCGATTTGAAGGTGGAGGACCTGATCCTGCTCAAGACCGAGAACGATGCCGGCAAGAACATCCGCAAGAACTCGGATGACCTGCGCCGGGCCATCGAATTGCGCGATGGCTTCCATAAGGCGGTGAAGGACTGCGCGATCGGCTTTGCCGAGATCCCGTCGGGCGCGCAGGATCACCGGGCCGCGACGGGCTTCGGCATCGCCATCGGGCTCGTCGCCTGCTCGCCGATCCCGATCCTCCAGGTGCAGAACTTCCAGGCGAAGCTCGCGGCCGTGGGCACCAAGACCGCCTCGAAAGAGGAGATGATGGAGTGGGCGCGCGAGGAGTATCCGGACGCACCCTGGCGCCAGCGCAAGTTCAAGGGCAAGATGGTCTACACCAACGACAACGAGCACCTGGCGGACGCCTGCGCCATCGCGAAGGCCGGCATCGGATTGCAGGAGTTCAAGCAGCTTTTGGCGGTCTGGAAGAGCACCGCGCCACCTGTCGCTGCGTAGCCGTTTGTCAAGTCTAGTAAGTCAGTTCTGACTGACCTACTATATATGCCCTTTCATTCAGTCATAGGAGAAGAACAAGATGGGCCACCCAACGCCCGCTCGCGACTATTTCCCTGGCATGGGCCAGGCGGTCGCGGATCGCACCGTCAACCGCAAGATCAAGAACCCCGACGGCACCACCCGGGTCGAAACCTGGGCCGAGGTCGCGGCCCGCGTCGCGCTCGGCAACTCGTTGCTGGAGCCGCGTCTCGCCTCCCGCGAGTATGAGCGCTACCAGATGGAGCATCATCTGCGGCAGGCCTCGCTCTTGATGTCCGGCCGGCACTTGCAGCACGGCGACGAGACGCAGCCGACCCGCAACATGGAAGTGTTCACCAACTGCTCGACGGCAGCGGCGACCTTCCTCCTGTTCTATCTCCTCTTGAACGGCTCCGGCGTCGGTCGCGCCTACGACGACGCGATGATCAAGGCCGACCTCAACAACATGCCGATCGTCGTGCCGGTCATCGACTGGAGCCACAAGGACGTGGCCCGGGGCCTGGTGCAGGGCTACATGACGCAGCGCGACGCCGAGCACCTCTATCGCGGGCGCAAGATCACCGTCTTCCGCGTTCCGGATTCGCGCGAGGGCTGGGCGAAGGCCATCGAAATCATCGAGCGCATGGCGTTCGAAGGCCGGCGCGAGGAGGTCCTGATCCTCGACTTCACCGACGTTCGCGAGCAGGGCGCGCCGATCATGGGAATGCAGGGCCGTCCGGCTTCCGGTCCCGGCCCGCTGATGGGCGCGATCGCCAAGATCGCCCGCATCCGTGACGCCGGCATGGCGCCCTGGCGCGCGGCGATGTATGCCGACCACTATGCGGCGGAGTGCGTTCTCGTCGGCGGCGCGCGGCGCGCGGCCCGCATGGCGACGAAGTATTGGAAGGACCGGACCATCTTCGACTTCATCGAGTTGAAGCGGGGCGGCTTCCTGTGGAGCTCCAACAACTCCGTCACCATCGACGACGAGTTCCGGACGGCCGTGAAGAAGGTTCATCCGCTCGTCGCCAAGTTCCCGGAAGTGGAGATCGAGAACCGTCTGTCCGTGCTTCTGGTCACAGGCCAGATCAACGACGACGAGGCTCATGCCTACCGCGTCCTGCGGCGCCTGGCCTACGCGGCGTTCCATGACGGCACCGGCGAGCCCGGCCTGATCAACCAGGACAAGCTGACCCAGAAGGGCGACATTTCGGACTACGTGGACGGGCTTTACGCCGAGTCCGCCAAGTTCCGGATCGACGACGAGACCATGCCGCTCATGCGCGAGCTGGCGCGGGTCGTCGCGGGCCTGCGCTACCAGATGATCACGAACCCGTGCGGCGAGATCACCCTGCTGATGCTCGGCGGCTACTGCGTGATCGCGGACGTGGTGCCCTTCCACGCCCAGAACGACGATGACGCGGAGGATGCGTTCCGGACGGCCGTGCGCGCTCTGATCCGCACGAACCTGATGGACTCGCTCTACAAGCGCGAGGTCCAGCGCACGAACCGCATCGGCGTCGGCATCACGGGCTTCCACGAGTGGGCCTATGCCCGCTTCAAGTTCACCTGGCACGACATCATCGACGAGGCGAAGTCTAAGCCCATGTGGCTGACGCTCTCCCGGTTCAAGCGGGCCGTCGTGGACGAGGCCTATCGCTATGCGAAGCAGCTCGGCGTCGAGGTGCCGCATACGAACACGACCTTCAAGCCGGCCGGCACCACGTCGAAGCTGTTCGGCCTGACCGAAGGCGCGCACCTGCCCTCGATGCGGGAGTTCCTGCGCTGGGTCCAGTTCCGCAACGACGATCCGCTCGTCGCCGAATACGAGGCGAAGGGCTATCCGATCAAGCGCCTGGTCCAGTATGAGGGCACGACGGTCGTGGGCTTCCCGACCAAGCCGAGGATCTGCGAACTCGACGGCGGCGATTGGGTCGTGACCGCGGCCGAGGCGACGCCGGAGGAGCAGTATCAGTTCCTTCGCCTGCTGGAGAAGTATTGGATCCGGGGCGTGGCCGAGGACGGCGTGACGCCGCTGGAGGAGTCGGGCAACCAGGTCTCCTACACGCTCAAGTATGACCCGAAGACCGTCTCCTACGAGCACTTCCTGGAGACGCTGATCGAGGGCCAGTTCTCGATCCGCTGCTGCTCGGTGATGCCGCAGGCCGACACCACGGCCTACGAGTATCAGCCCGAGGAGCCGGTGACGAAGGAGCGTTTCGAGCAGATCGCCGCGGCAATCGCCGGCGCCGGGATGCGCGAGGAGATCGGCTTCGAGCACGTCGATTGCGGCAGCGGTGGTTGCCCGGTCGATTTCAACGAGGGCGAGGTCTTCGAAAAGGGCAGCAATCCGGACCTGAGCTATGTCCTGGATAACAACGTCGATTATCGCCTCTACGGCTTCGACGGCTGCCCCTGGTGCGAGAAGGCCAAGAACCTTCTCGAGGAGCTGGACTTCCGGTTCAACTATGTCCGGATCCTCGACCGGGCCGACCGCATCGCCTGGCTCGACGAGCGCGGCTTCGAGGGCGACAAGCGGACCTTCCCGAAGGTCTACGCCATCGATGCCGCGGGCAGCGAGGTCCTGATCGGCGGTCATGACGACCTCGTGGCCCATCTGGGCCTTATGGCGGACGCGTGATTTCCGACGCACAGCCGCTTGTCTGCTGCTATGTTAGATAAGTCAGCGATGACTGACGACTTCTGATAAGCAGCCCTCACACGGGAGGGGGATCAACGGCCCCCTCCCCTTTTTCAAGAAGGCACACAATGACCGTAAAACTCGTCTATCAGCCCAGTGTCATCCCGATTGCGCGCACGATGATGGATCCCGATGCCCTGTATCAGTGGGCCGAGGATCACGGGTTCCTGGACATCTACAACGAAGAGGGCACGCCTCTCGGCATCCTCGCCGAAGATCTCTCCGACGGCCACGACATCGAGCAGAACTCCCTCGATGCCCTGCCGGAGTTTGCCGGCCGCTTCTGCTACCGGTCGTTCGCGAAAGGGCGAAAGCGCGACGCCTATATCAAGAACATCATCGACATGGAGCACGGCTCGGTGCTGGAGCACTCCGTCGTGTCGTTCGCCGTGTCGGGCATCTCCCGTTCTCTCACCCACGAGCTGATCCGGCATCGAGCCGGCGCTTCTCCGTCCCAGGAGAGCCAGCGCTACGTGGACGCGAAGGACATCCGTTTCGTCGTGCCGCCGCTGATCGCCGCTCTGAGCGATCCGGAGCTGACCGCGCAGTTCGAAGCCGACTGCGCCTACAGCCTTCAGGCCTACGAGCGCACCCGCGATGCGCTGAACCTGGCGCTCGACGCCGCGCAGCTCAAGGGACACGGCATCAAGTTCGACACCATGAAGAAGAAGCGGGCGCTGGAGGCGGCACGCTCCGTGCTGTTCAACGCGGCCGAGACCCGCATGGTGTGGACCATGAACATGCGAGCGGCCCGGCATGTCTGCGCCCTGCGTGGCGCTGAAGGCGCGGATCTGGAGATCCGGCGTCTCGCGGTCGAGTTCACCAAGCACTTCAAGGAAATGGCTCCGCACATCTTCGCCGATTTCGAGATCGGCGTGGGCGACGACGGCTTCCCGCTCGTCAAGTGCGACAAGCCGAAGGTCTAAGGAGGACCCATGAGCATCGGAAAGTATATTCTCTACGGCGTCGGCGCGATCGCGCTGATCGGCGGCGGTGTCGTCGTCAGCAATCTCGTCGGCACCGCGGTCTCGGTGGCGACGGCGCCCGGCCGGGTGATCCAGAAGACCCTGGACACCAACAACATCATCTCCTCCTACGAGTGGTTCCACGACGCCAACAACCAGGTCAAGGCGCGCGTGGCCCAGATCGCCGGCCACAAGAAGATCCTGGAGGAGACGACGGACGCGGCCGAGAAGTCGCGCCTGCGGATCGAGCTGTCCGCGATCCAGCAGGGCTGCCGCGATCTCGTCGGCCGCTACAACGCCAACGCCACGAAGATCAACAAGAGCATCTTCATGGGCCGTGAGGCGCCGGAATCCCTCAACCCCTCGATCTGCGAGTAAGCCATGAAGAAGTCCACTCTGCTCGCCCTGATGGGCGCCGCTCTCCTGATCACGGGCTGCAACGAGCAGCCGCAGGCCCAGCAGCCGGTGAAGAACACCCAGGCGCAGAAGGCCCAGGAGGCCGCGAATTCCATCACCTTCACCGACAACGCCGAGATCGACAACATCAAGGCGCGCATCGAGCTGACCTCGAAGCCCGGTCAGATCGGCTTCATCCTGCTCATGAACGAGGCCGGCCAGTCGATCATGTATGAGGGCGTGCGCGGCAAGATCACGTCGGGATCGAAGCGCCTGACCAAGCCCTACGAGGTCCGCGGCTTCTCGATCGGCGGCACCAACGGCGGCACCGCCTACCAGACGGTCGCCACGCCCTCGGACGAAGGCACCTGGGGCTCGTCCGCCGAATACATCTTCTATTGGAACACCAATGGAGAGTATCGGCAGTGGAACGGCAAGTATCTCTATTCGGATAAGCCCTTCCGTCTGCGCCAGGAGCCGCTCGTCATCACGGTGGCCGACCCTAAGCCGGCCCAGAATTAACAGTCATTACTGACTTTAGGAGGCTCTACACATGAGCGATACCGTCGAATTTCAGGTCTATGACCTGACGAACTCCGAGAATCCCGGTTTCCAGCCGGGGTTCTACTACTCGATCCCGACCGGCGAGGAGGTCGAGGGCGACCCGATCCCGCTCGCCGGCCCCTATGAGACGCGCGAGGCGGCCCGTGAGGCGGCCGTCACCTTCATCAAGGACGCGCTCGCGGAGCACGAGGGCGACGACACGCTGGAGGAAGAGGTCGATTTCGTCGGCGACCTGCCGGTGGACGAGGATCTCGAGCCCAACGCCCTGATGGTCGAGGACGAGGAGATCAGCGAGGAGACCCTGCCGCTGGTCATGTTCAAGACCCCTGCCGAGCCGCTCGCCGAGAGCGAGGTCGGCGTCCTTCCCCTCTCTCACGACGACAAGGAGCTTGCATAATGGGTGCGATCGGACGTGCCATTCACCGTTTCCTCTTCGACGCGGGTCTGCCGGAGACGGATGAGAACGACACCGTGGCGACGGGTCCCGTCGCGGCCAATGATGATGACGAGCTGGAAGAGGCTCGCGAGCCTGCCGGCCTCTATTACCGCGACTTCTACGACGAGGACGAGCCGACCGTCTTCAGCGCGGACGTGGAGTTCAAGAAGCTCACCGACACGGCCATCATTCCGTCCTACGGCTCGGCCGGCGCCGCGGGGCTCGATCTCTCGGCCGACGTGAAGCAGCCGATTGTGCTGCATCCCGGCGACCGGGCCCTGGTCCCGACTGGCATCGCCGTGAAGCTGCCGGCGTCCTCCGTGGGCCTGGTGTGCCCGCGCTCCGGCCTGGCGCTCAATCACGGCATCACCGTGCTCAACGGGCCCGGCGTTATCGACGAGGACTACCGCGGCGAGCTGAAGGCGATGCTGATCAACCTCGGCGACGAGCCGTTCACCGTCACCTACGGGATGCGCGTCGCCCAGCTCGTGATCACGCCCTACGCCCGCGCCAAGTGGCGCGTCGTCGAGAGCCTCGACGAGACGGAGCGCGGCGAAGGCGGCTTCGGCTCCACGGGTCTTCAGGCATGATGTTCGGTGTCGTCGGCACTCATCGCTCGGGCAAGACAACTCTTGCCCGGGAGTTGAGCGAGCGCCTGGGAATCCACTTCCAGGACTCGTCCTTCGGCCGCATCGCGAAGGATCTCGGCTACGATTCCGTGGCGCCGATGTCGCTCTCCGAGCGCATCGACATGCAGGAGAAGGTGCTCGACCGGCACATCGAGGAGATCAAGGCCGCCCCGCGGCCTTGTCTCACCGACCGGACGCCCATGGACATGATCACCTACACGCTCGGCGAGATCGGAATGCACCACGACGCCTCGCCGGAGCTCCAGCAGCGGATCCTGGCCTATGTGCAGCGCTGCATCGACCTGACGAAACAGAATTACGACACCCTGATCGTCTGCAAGCCGCTGCCGGGCAACTACAAGGTCGAGGAAGGCAAGCCGCCGCCGAACATCGCCTACCAGCACCACCTTCAGTTCATCCTCGAAGGGGCGCTCAAGCAGGTGGATCGCACCGTCACCGTCGGCATCCTCAACGTGGCCGACCTGGAGACCCGGATCTCGGCCTCGGCCGGCGTGATCTGCGAGCGGTTGGAGCAGATTTCCGCCCAGAAGCGGACTGCAATTTACCACTAAAAATAAGTCAGTTTTGACTGACACAGCCGCGCTACAGTCGCTATAACAAGACTGTAGCGCAACGCACACGCACAACGAGAGGAGCGACTGCACATGCAGGTCAGTCATGCCGTCGAGTCCGACGCCTTCGCGCTTGTCGGAGGAGGCGAAGCCCAGAAATTCCAGATCAACGCGAGCGGATACGCCTTCAAACTGATGTCCGATACCCTGTATCGCGACAAGATCAGGGCCGTCGCCCGCGAGACGCTCTGCAACGCCATCGACGCCCATATCGCGGCAGGCAAGCCCGATCTGCCGGTCGAGGTCACGCTGACCGACACCGAGCTGCGGATCGAGGACTTCGGGCCCGGCATTCCCCACGAGAAGATCGTGCCGGTCTATTGCACCTTGTTCGGCTCGACGAAGACCCAGGACAAACGTCAGACTGGCGGCTTCGGCCTGGGCGCGAAGGCCCCGTTCTCAATCACCGACCATTTCACCGTCATCAACGCTCACGACGGCTTCAAAGTCGTCTACGCCATGACCATCGGCGAGGGTTCGGGCGAGCCGGAAGTGCGCGAGATGGCGCGGGTTCCCCACGACAAGACGGGCCTCGCAGTCTCGATCCCTCTTGAGAGCGGCGCAATGCGCAATGCGATGGATCAGGCGCTCCGCGCGGTCGTGCTCGAAGGCGGCATGAAGGTCAGGCTCAACGGCAAGCGGTTGCCGACCCGAGACTACGTGGAGCTGAAGGAGCACGGCTTCGGCCTGGTGCGGCAGCGGCACGGCGACTATGGCGCCACCACGATCAAGGTGCTCTACGCCAACGTGCTCTACCCGCTCGATCATCACAACGATCTGGGCAAGGCGATCGGCAAGGTGATCGCCTTCATGCCGGGCGATTACGACCTGGTGCTCTACGCCAAGCCCGACACGATCGGCATCACGCCCTCGCGTGAGAGTCTGTCCTACGATCCGATCACCCTGAAGGTGCTCTCCAAGATGCTGCGGCGGGTGACGCACGAGGTCGGCCGGCGCTATCCGCGCTTTATTCGCGAGGAGATGACGGAGCACGCCAAGAAGCTCGGACGCGACGGGCTGCACAACTGGCGCTCCCGTGCCGACAAGCCGGAAGTGATCCCGGAGGGTGCGATCTGCGGCGGCGAGGCCATCGCCCGCTTCGTGGCGCGCTACAACATGCGCCGGTTCAACATCGACCTGCGCCAGTTCACGCGGATCGCGGCCAGGACCCTTCGCGACCATACGAGGATCCTGCGCAAGCTCGATGGCTATAACACCTACATTCCGAGTATGCGCCGCTATATGGACTTCACGAGCGAGCAGGCATTCTACGTCCTGCGCCGGATGGTCCGGATCGTTGGCGCGGGCGGCGCGGTCGATGCGACCTATCTGCGCCTGACGCCGGGCCGTTACGCCGAGCAGCTTCGCAAGTTTCAAATCAAGCGGCACTCGTCATATCCTCTGACGCAGCGCCTCTTCCTGGCTCCGACCCGCGAGGCGATGATCCTCAAGCAGGATCGCGGCTTCTACGTCAACACCAGCAAGCTCACGCCCGAGCAGATCGATGCGATCAAGGCGAAGGCCGAAAAGCTGAAGGTTCCGGTCGTCGAGCTGGAGAAGCCCGAGCCCAGGCCGAAGGCGCCGCCGAAGCCGAAGGCGGTCAAGGGTGCCACCTATCGGCGTCTGACGATGGCCAGCAACGTCAGCCATTACGGCCATGTCGCCGGCTGGGCCATAAACGATCCGGAGGCGTTCACGCCGTCATCGTTCTATGCGGGCAAGCTGATCCGCTCCGCCTACGAAGGTCCGGGCGTCGCCATGTATAGTTCGACCGGCCAGAGGCGGCTGCTCGACTATCTCGGGTCTCTCGGCAACGATGTTGCAGTCGCGACCAACGTCACGACGATCAAGAAGATGGAAGCGGCCGGGATTCCGCGGCTCGAGAGCCTGGTCCTCGACGCGATCAAGCGGCGCGTGGCGAAGAGGAAGCCCTACGAGAGCTTCTACGCCTACATGGCCGACTTCATCGTGACGCACCATCACGACAGCGGCTCGCCGCTCGGCTTCGCGCTCAAGATGTATCGGCGCTCGCGCAAGGCCGCGCATGTCGCCTTCGGCCTGCCCTATCGCGAGAACGCCGACCGTGACGAGGCGTGGAGCCTGTGGCTGGGTGCCCGGATTCTGTTCCGAAACCGCTCGCATCACGCCGTCGTGGTCAACGAGGCGGAGACGGTGGAGCTGCTCGGGATCGAGACGCTGTTCGAGGACGTTCTGACGGAGCTTCTGAAGAAGAACCCGCCCGGGATCAAGATCGAGCGGGAACCCTTCCCGCACCTGAGCCTGTTTGCCCGGCTGACGACCTACCATTCCGAGGCCGTGACGAGCCTCAAGGACGAGGAATTGGACCGGCTCTGCGAGCTGGTCGAGGAAAACCGCAAGCGCGAGCGGTCGGAGCGCAAGGCGGAAGAACAGAAGGCTTCGACCGAACCCACCCCTGAAGCAACCACAGGCGTTCCGGCCCCGCTGCCGATCGCCGCTTAATGGAGCACGACATGAGCACGATCAATGTCATGGGTGCCATCGTCTCAAAGAACGGCGTGACGCTGTTTCTCGCCGACGGCACCTCGGAAGTCCTGGCGAGCGAGAGCTATCGCACCCAGGCCATCGTCGAGGAAGTCCTGCCCGGCCTAGCCCGCAATCCCGGCAAGCCCTACGCGATCGACCTCGGCAAGTTCTCGCTCGCCAAGCGCGTCGAGGAGATGACCGGCGGCGCGATCAAGGTCGAGGAGAAGAACGGCAAGACCGCGATCTCGACCGGGACCGTGACGGTCGAGGACGGCGACAAGCTCAAGAAGCACCTGGAGCGTGCGGCCTATGGCGAGGGCGCGAAGGGCTTCCAGGCGTTCATGAGCGACTTCGCCCGCATTCCGCACAAGCACTCGGCGCAGGAGCTCCTGGAGTTCATGCGGATCAACGACCTGCCGATCTGCGACGACGGCTCGATCCTGGTCTACAAGTATCTCGACAAGGCCGGCGAGGCAGGCGTCTACGTCGATCACCACACCGGCAAGGTGAAGCAGCGCCTCGGCTCGAAGGTGATGATGCCGGTCGAGAAGGTGGACGACAACCGCCGCGTCCAGTGTTCGACGGGCCTGCATGTGTGCTCGTCGAAGTATGGCTCCTACGGCAACACGGTGTTCCTGGCGAAGGTCAGGCCTGCCGACGTGATCGCGGTGCCGCTCAACGAGAACGGCAAGATGCGCTGCGCCGCCTATCACCTGGTCGCGATCCTGCCTCAGAGCGCCTATCACCAGACCCGGCAGGGAATCTCGGCGATCACCGACCCGGCTGGCAAGAAGGTCGTCGAGGAGGTTCTCGCCGGCAACCACATCGACGTGATCGAGGAGGTGATCGTTCACGGCTCGACCTACCAGGACAAGGATACGCCGATCGAGGTCCGGCCGGTCGAGGGTGCGACGGGCAAGGTCGCCAAGAAGGTGAAGCCCCGCAAGGTCGATGTGGCCCCGAAGGTCGATCCGAAGCAGGCGCGGCAGCTCATCCAGGCGGCGATGACCGGCGACATGAGCCTGGCGATCACACAGGGCGCCGCACGGGCGAACCTCGACAAGCGCACGAAGCCCAAGAAGGACTCGCCGGTGATGAAGTCGCTGAAGTCGGCGAAGGCCGATGTCAAGGCGGTCACGAAGAAGGCGGCGGATCCCGTCAAGAAGTCCAAGCTCTCCCCTGCCGAGAAGAAGGCGGCCGACTACGCCAAGAAGCTCGAAAAGGCGAAGAAGCTCTACGACAACGGCAACGGGCTCTCGCTCCGCGAGATCGAGAAGAAGCTCGGCATGTGCCGCAAGTCGCTCGCCAAGCACCTCAAGGCAGCCTGATCGATCCCTGATCACAGCCGCTCGTCGTCTGCTATGTTATCAGTAAGAACTGACTTAGCAGACGGCGAGCTGTCTCAAGGAAGGATTCCATGACAACCAAGACGCAGAAAAAGAAGGTGATCGTGCCGACGGTGCCGGAAGGCAACCTGATCATCTCCGACGCCATCAAGAACACGGTCGCGGAGCTGATCGCGAAGGCTCAGGCCATCGCCGGCGGCATTCACTGCCCGTCGAACCCCGAGCGTGTCGGCTACGGAATGCACACGTTCTCGGGCCGCTGGTATTTCCCGCTCGATCCGCGCGTCGAGGAAGTCCACATCGAGGACATCGCGCACGGGCTCTCCAACCAGTGCCGCTTCAATGGGCAGTCGCGCCGCTTCCTGTCGGTCGCCGAACATTGCTACTGGGCCTCCTACATCGGCCCGGAAGACGAGGCGCTGGAGCGTCTGCTGCACGACGCGGCCGAGGCCTATATCGGCGACATCATCCGGCCGCTGAAGCTGATCCCGCAGCTTCGTGACGCCTATCTGCCGATCGAGGCCGCGAACGAGGCGGTGATCGCGCAGCGCTTCGGGCTCGTCTATCCGTGGCCGGCATCGGTCAAGAAGGCGGACGAGGCCGTGGTCACGGCGGAGATGGCGCAGAACATCAACAATCCGCACAAGGGCCACCTGCACGATTCCTCGGTCGAGGCGGACGTGAAGCTCCAGTTCTGGAACCCGGAGCAGGCCAAGCACCTGTTCATGCGCCGCTTCCACAGCCTCGCGACGCGGCGCGGCCTCGAGGTGGCGTGATGCCGTTCTGGAAGCTGGTTCTGATCGTCGCGCTCGTCGTCGCGGGGCCGACGATTGCGGCGCATCTGATCGTCGGCCCGCCCGCTCCCGACCCGATCTGCCGCGAGGGCTTCGTCCTCGCGCGCATCAACGGCGACAAGCTCTGCATCGCCGGATACCGACCGTAAGGAGAAGCTCATGCGCGAGAAGGTTGTCGCAGCCGTCGATAAGACCATCCGGAACTTCGACAAGGTGCCCTCCCCTCTCCTGCGCAAGGTCCTCGAAATGGTCCGGGAGCAGTTCAAACAGGACTCCTCCTGGCCCTCTCACCAAGAGGAGCTCTCGCGCAAGGTCCTGGAGCAGCTCCAAGAGCGCGTGTTCCAGCTCGACCAGGGCGAGATCACCAAGCGCGAACTCAGCCTGATCATCGACAGCCTCTACCACTCGATCACGGGCCTGGTGCCCTGGGAGGTCGCCGAGCTGCTCGCCAAGACTCAGAAGGATCTGTGCCAATGACCGATCAACTCACCCAGGAAGAAATCTGGAATCTGTTCGGCACGGCGATGCCGCTCGAAGCCGCCTCGCTGATGCTGCATCCGGAAGGGCGCAGCCTCGACGAGCTGCGCCGCGACCTCGCCAAGATCGCGGAGACCTGGAAGGCGGAGCGCTTCGAGAAATACGGAACCCGGATCGTCGCCGCGGCCGTGAGGCTGCACGGCCTCGTCGGGCCGCACGGCGATGCGATGCCGCCCCTGGTCCTTATGTGCGAGGCGCCCGGCCGTCACGTCCACGTCATGCACGCCGCGCTCGGCGCCGGCATTCCGAGCATGGTCGCCTGCGAGCAGGGCTTCGTCACGGACAAGGGCGTGTTCGTAGACCGGGAGATCGCCGGCTGGATCGCCTCGGAAGCCAAGCAGACGCTCGATGGCGAGCCCAAGAGCCATCTGTTCAGCGAGGACGTATGGTGAAGTTCGACAAGGACGAATGGATCAAGGACGCGCTGCGCTGCGGCGCCTACCGCGTCCTGCTCGACGGCACGATCCAGAAGTTCAAGGGCGGGCGCTACGTCAGCGTGGTGCCGCGCGTCCACAAGAAAACGGGCCGCGTCTATTTCACGATGACCTTCAAGGGCATCACGAAATCGGTGCTGGTCAACCGGATGGTCGCCTGGGCCTATCATCCGAACCCGGAGAACAAGCCGCACGTCAATCACCTGGACGGCAACAAGCGGAACAACCACCCCAAGAATCTGGAATGGGCGACGCAGAGCGAGAACGAGGAGCACGCCTTCAAGACGGGCCTCAAGATCACCCGCGGCTCGTCGAACTCCAACGCGAAACTTACCGCGCGCCAGGTCGAGGAGATTCGCGCTGCCATCCCGCACGACCTCTCAGCGCTCGCTATAAAGTATTCAGTCAGCGAACGAACGATCCGCGACATCATCGCGGGCAAGACGTGGAGCCATGTATGATCATTCTGGGCGGAGATATTGAGACGACCGGGCTTGAGCCAGGCGATCATCGCATGGTCGAGATCTATCTCGGCCACTGGGATCTGACCTCGCGCAAGCTGGTCAAGAAGTTCTACACCAGGCTCGATCCGCAGCGCTCGATCCCCATCGAGACGCAGCGCGTTCACGGCATCAGCCTCGCGGACGTGGAAGGCTGCCCGACCTGGAACGTCGTTGCGCCTCGTGTCCGCGACATGCTCGACGAGGCGGATGTGGTCGTCGGCCACAACTGGAAGAAGTTCGACGGCCCGTTCATCAACTACGAACTGGAGCGCGTCGGGCTGGAGCCGATCGACAAGCCGATCGTCGATACGATGCTCAATGGCCGCTGGGCGACGGCGAACGGGGCGATCCCCAATCTCGGCGCCTTATGCTTTGCGACCGACATTCCCTACGACACCGAGAAGGCGCACGCCGCCGACTACGACGTGGGCGTGATGATGGACGCTTTCTTCAGGGGCCTCGACTGGGGCTGGTTCAGACTGCCGGAAGGCATGGAGGTGGCACGTGCAGAAGCAGCTTGAGGCAGACCAGGCGCCGGAGCTCGCCGAGTTCAGGTTCAACGGGCCCAATCCGAATTACTGGCAGTCGGTCTATCTGGGCCTGAAGGGCGGCATCTTCTACGCGCCTGGCACTCTGCTGCACGCCATGAAGCTGCCCTTCTTCGCGCTGCTCGGCGCCACCGGCTACTTCATCGGCGCAATCCTGATCTGGCTGATCACCCGGATCGGTTTCGTGGTCCTCGGGCTGCTTGGTCGCGTGTCCCGCAACGTCAGTAAGGAGTGACTTATGTTCGTGGCAGTGAACGACAATCTGACGGCGGACGAGTTCCACGCGGGCAAAGTCCCCTCCCCTACCGGGGCCATGCTTGGCACGGACATGCGGATCCTGGTTGAGGCAAGGGCGCCCGATGGCGCGTGGTTCCTGATGAAGCGGTTCTGGCATCGCGACCGGGGTTACGCCATGCCGGCTGCCGTCGGGATCGCCGCGCAGCCGCACCCGCTCTGCCCGCCCTGGGACGGCAAGACGCCAGCCATGTCCGGGATTCCGACTGCGCCCAAGAATACTGAAGTAAAGCCGCGCCCGTCATTCCTGCGCGTCGTGTAACCATCCAGATCCCGCGAGGAATTCATGCAATCCCACCCGCAGCTCCGTCAGGACGACGCTATAACTGAAACTGTCGCAAGCGATGACGCGACGAGCGCACTACTAGAGGAGATTGAAGCGATGACTGTGAACCCTGGCGTGACTTCTGGCGATGTTGTGGCCGACGACGTGATGGCCGCCCTCGACCTGCTCGATGATCTTCCGGTCGAGGACCGCGACGAGCCGGCGATCGAGGAGGACATCGTGGAGGAGCCCGACGAGACGGCGCTTGAGGCGCAGACTGCGGACGATGCCCAAATCGAGGACCTGGTGGACGAGGACATCGATCGGGCCGTCGAGATCGAGATCGCCAAGTCCGAGGCGTATGAGAGCGCCGAAGGCAGCGACATGACGACCGAGGCGACGCCGGTCGAGACGAAGCCTGCGAAGACGAAGGCTTCGAAAGGCACCGGCGTTCCGCGCGTCGCCCGCGACCTGTCGAGCCTGCCGGCCGAGAACTTCGTGCTCACGACCGAGATCCCGGAGGATCTCGACGCCAACAAGGCGGCCGTGCTCGCCTCGCGCCCGGCGATCAAGAAGGTTGCCGAGAAGTTCGACAACGTGCTCGCCGCGGTCGCCGCGGGCCGCAAGCCGTCCGTCTACGTGATGGAGTGCTTCGAGGTCCTGGCGAAGACCGGCGAGACGACCTCGACCGACCTCGTGGCCGCACTCCGCAAGAAGTATTCGGAAGGCACCGCGCGCAGTCAGGCGGGTCAGATCATGGCGCTCTTCCCGATCCTCAAGATCGCGGATCGCGAGAAGCAGACCTTGAAGCTGCGCGCCGACTCGATGCTCGCCCAGGCGCTCAAGGACCTGATGGGCAAGAGCGAGGAGTGATCCTCATCACCGATTGACGAAAACGGGGAGGGTAACGCCCTCCCCTTTTGGCGAAATAGCGAATTAGCGGATTCGGGAAAGGGCGAATTCCATGCAGATCGAGCGTCACACCATTTCACTTGCCGACGGCGGATCCCTCACGATCGAGGGCGTGAAGCTCGCGAGCCAACGCTGGGGATGCGGGTTCGATCGGAGCCGCGGCTTCATGCAGGTCTTTGAGGTCCAGGGCGTCGAGAAGCCCTACGTCGCCTATCACCTCGATACGCGCCAGAACATCGAGCGGGTCGAGCAGTTCGCGCGCCTGGAGGAGCTCTCCGGCTTCTTCGGCTTCTGCCCGCGCGCCGTGACCCTCTACGAGGCCCTCAAGATCCCCGTCCGCAACGTGGCGTAACAACAGGAGGTTTCATGCGCCCGATTCTGTTCGAAGGAGCCAACCAGCGCTACGGCCAGCCGGAAGGCTGGGACGAGGGCAAGCTCGGGCCGTGCGGTGAGCTGTCCGTGCAGCGCATCTGGTATCCGGACATTCAGGCTTACACCGTCACGTCGATGTGGAAGCCGACGAAGGAGGAGCTCGCCCTGCTCAACGCGGGCGGCTCGGTCGCGATCACGACGCTGACCCCTCACCCGGTTCCGATGAAGGTCGAGACGGCGATGGTCCACGAATACGAGGATCTGGGCGCCGTGATGAACATCACGAAGGAGATGGCCGAGCAGAGCCGCGCGCTGCGCGAGGACCAGGATCCGCGCAAGAAGCGCAACCAGTAACGATTCCGCGAAATAGCGAAAGGACGAAAGAACGATGATCACGGGGCTCACACTACAAGAATGGGGCTTCAAGCCCGGCAGGTGGTTCAAGGACGCGCTCCTGACGGCCAACCGTATGCGCGCGGAGGGTGCGGACGATGACGCAATCTTCGCCCATCTCCAGACGATGCAGCCGGTCGAAACCTTGCTGCGGACGAACGCCCTCCCCTACTCCGTCTTCCTTGATCCGGAGACGGACCAGGAGCGCGAGAACCTGGAAGCGGTCGTCAAGCACATGGACGCTCTGATGCGGGTGCCGACGATCAAGGCCGGCGCGGTGATGCCCGACGCCTGCCCTGCCGGCAGCCAGCTCGGCACGATTCCGGTCGGCGGCGCGGTCGCCTGCGAAGACGCGATCCATCCGGGCTTCCACTCGTCCGACATCTGCTGCTCGGTGGCGATCTCGGTGTTCATGCGCCAGGACGAGCCCAAGAAGCTGCTCGACGCGGTGCAGTCGGTGACGCATTTCGGGCCGGGCGGGCGCGACAAGATGATCGAGCCGCCGCGGGCCATCATGAGCGCGATTTCGGGAAATCGCTATTTAGCGGGCCTGGAGAACTATGCGCTCGGGCACTTCGCCTCCCAGGGCGACGGCAACCACTTCGCCTATGTGGGCCGCCTCAAGAGCACGGGACAGCTCGCCCTCGTGACCCATCACGGCTCGAGGGGCTTGGGCGCGCAGCTCTACAAGCGCGGCATGGCCGATGCGAAGCGGCACACGGCGATCCACGCCCCGAAGGTCCCGGCGCACAATGCCTGGCTCAAGGCGGATTCGGCCGACGGGCAGGAATACTGGAAGGCCCTTCAGATCGTCCGCGACTGGACCAAGCGCTCGCATTTCGCGATCCATGACCTCGCCGCGATGATGATCGGCAACAAGATCGTCGATCGGTTCTGGAACGAACATAATTTCGTTTTCCAGAAGTCCGACGGGCTGTTCTATCACGGCAAGGGCGCCACGCCCTCGTGGGACGGCTTCTCCGCGGACGATGACGGCCGGACCCTGATCCCGCTCAACATGAGCCAGCCGATCCTGATCGCGCGGCACAAGAACAGGAAGGAGGCGCTCGGCTTCGCGCCGCACGGCGCCGGCCGCAACTCCTCCCGCTCGCAGCACCTTCGCGAGAACGCGGAATCGCTAAAGGACGAATTAGCGGCGCTCCAGGCGCAGGGCCTCGACATTCGCTCGTTCTGCGGTATCCCGGACCACTCCGAGCTGCCGTCCGCCTACAAGAACGCCGACGCGGTGCGGTTCCAGATCGCCAAGTATGGTCTGGCACAGATCACCGACGAGATCCTGCCCTATGGCTCGATCATGGCCGGCGACTGGGAGAAGGACGCGCCCTGGCGCAAGAAGAAGGGGAATTAGCGAATGAGCGAAACCGCGAAATCCTACGTCCCTCCCCTCAAGCTGCTGATCGACCACCTCAAGAAGACGACGGATCTCGCCGTCTTCGATGTGGTCGTCGTGCTTGACGGCGCCGAGCCGAATGTGAAGGCAAGAATCGTGATCCCTGCGTCGGACCGGCCGGCGATGGAGCACTGGCTCAAAGCCTTCAGCATCACCGAGAACGTGACCTGGGACTGGGACCATCCCGGCTCCAGCCACGTCCGCGTCTGGTTTCCGATAACGATTTAACGAAAGGAGGAATTAGCGAAAATGGGCATCCGCTGGCATCTGAGAAACCTCCGGATCTCCATCCAGTTCTTCATCGAACGGGAGCTGCCGGAGATCGTCCAAATGCTCGGCGTGGCCGCCTTCGGATTCCTGGTGCTCTTGGGCTTTGTGGCCGCGGGCGGCACGGTGATGAGCTGGTTTCGCTAAATAGCGGATTCGCGGTCGATCCCCCGACCAAACCTTTTCGAATCCCAGGCGTTAAAAGGGCGACTCCAGCCGAGACCGGAGCCGCCAAGTTTGTCTGCTTTCCAGTTAGACGCGGCTTCCTAGCCATCGGCCGGAGCCGCGTCCAGCGCACAACGCGCAAGATCGCGCAATCGTTCAAGTAGCGTTGAACTGGTTATAGCTTTGCAGCGCTTCTAAGCGCTCACAGAGCGACGGGGCGCTCTCGTCACTAGAGCGACACTCGACACGCGCTGCCGTCGCTCAGCGACGCTCTAAAGCGATTCCGCGCTATCGCTAAATCTCCCATTCGCGCATTCGCGAAATCCCACCCGACTGTCCGTCAGGAATTTGAGATCGTCGTCTCGTCAGCAACGCTATTGCAGGACACGACGATGACCACGCAGCAGAAAGTCTGGGACAAAGACGCGATCATCCAGCTCCTCGACACCAACGATCAGGCGGTCGCCAAAGCGATCCTGACCCTGTTCGCCCGGCAGACCGAAGACGAGCAGTCCGACGAGACCACCCGGGTCCGCAACGGCCGCGGCTTCAACGCCAACGACGCGCCGTTCCTGACCTCGATCGCGAAGGCGCTGCCGAGGTGGCGCAATCACATGACCGATCGCCAATTAGCGAAAGCGCGACCGATGCTCCGCAAATACTGGCGCCAGCTCCTCGAGGAGATCGAGGCCAACGGCGGACTGGTCGTCTACGACGCACCGCCGGCGCGGCCGCGCGAACTCGCGAAATCGCTAAATCGCGGCGTCAATGACGACGTGGACCTGGTTCGGCTCCGGCTGAAGGTCAAGCGGCCGGATCCCGCGCAGCTTGCGGAAGAGGGCTCCTGGTGAGCCTTCGTTTCGCTAAATCGCCCATTCGCGAAAGGAGGAATCAGCGATGTATCAGGTGATCGTGGATTACCGCGGCGCGCCGACCTGGCGCGCTCCGGTCGAGGACGGCGACGCCGCCCGGGCCCGCTACGCCCGCGAGTGCGCGCGGATCGCCAAAGGCGGCATCCGGCAGGTGGTGCTGCTGAAGGACGGCGTGATTGTCGCCAGGGAGGCGGCCCGATGAACCACTATCTCGTGTTCTGGAAGCGGCCCGGCTGGAATCGCAGCTTCGCGGCCGACCATTTCGCTAATTCGCCCAAAGAAGCCCGGGAGAAGCATCGGGCCATCTTCCCGGACGACCAGATCATCGGCGTGAAGCAGCCCCGCTCATGGAGCTGCGGTGGCGGAAAATGGGTGGCCTGATGTATATCCACCTCCTGACCGATGACGAATTCGCGAAAGCGCTAAAAGGGGACGGAGATGACCGAAGGGGAGCTGAGAGTTCTGGCTGACAAGGCCGACCGGATTGCCGGCTGGGTGCGGATAGGGGAGGGGCTCAACGTCCGGAGAGCCTTCGCCGAGATCAAGGATCCGAAGCACCTGGTCTACGTGACGGTGCTGGTGACGCGCCAGCTCAACTCCTACAACCAGGACCTTCTGCTCAGGCAACTGCTGAAGGAGACTGTCGAGGACGAGAGCGAATAGGCGATTTCGCTAAACCGCTAATTTCCCACCCGACTTCCGTGCTCTGCTGCGCGATCATGTGATCGTTCAGCAACACGGAGGTTCGCATATGGCGATCATCTATAGCGAAGAACGACACGAGGGCGGAGCTCCAACCGTCCCGTATGAGCGCTGGAACGCGGTCAAGCACTATCTCAAGCACTACGCGAACTACCTCTACCTCGACTTCATCGCCAAGGCCTCGAAGGACGGGCGCGAGCGGGCCCAGGCGCGCAAGGAGATGGCGATCTGCGAGAAGAAGATGGCTTACTGGAAGCGCCATCCCCGCTACGACCAGGCCGAGGTCACGAAGGGCGTGCAGGAGCTCAAGGCTCAGTGGCGCTAAAGGGCGAAGCGGCTATTTCGCTGCTTCGCTAAATCCCGACACACAGCCGCTCATGCGCTGCTATAGTCAAATCATCGACAGCGCATGAGCGACACGCGCAGCGACAACAGGGGAGGGAACCATGCTCCGACGTTAGCTAAGTCAGTTCTGACTTGACACGTTCGCCATAGCGGCCTTATACCGTCGCCCGCATCGCTAAACACTGATCCGGGAGACCTGCCGCAACACCGACATCAAATCTTTGATCTCGGCACGCACCGCCTACTTGGGGACGCCTCGCGCGTCTGAGCCAGGGTTCCGTGCCATCTCTCGCGGAAGCGGGTCTGCAATGACCTAAACTTGCGTGTGGTCTCGCTGGCGTGAACGGCGGACGCCTGGATCGAGCGTGATGCGACCGCCCGTTGCTCCGAGGGCCACGACGATAATCGGAGCACCGAATAGGGGAGGGGCCTTCCACCAACCCAGTGGGATCCAACTGGTCCCTCCCCATCACCGAGTTTTACGGAGAGTGCAGCGGCGTGGGAGCGAACACGCTAATCAGTGGAACGAGAACCTGGGACGGGGAAGCCCCAACGAGTTTTGGGGCCGTAGCTCAAGGGTAGAGCGTCCAGAACGGTCTGCGAAGGATGCCCGGTTCGATTCCGGCCGGCTCCACGCCTTCCAGGGTCGGCAGCAATGCCGATGACGTAAAACGAGGCGTCGATACCACGCCTATCGTCCACAGGGTCGGGGTAGCGTCCGACCTGCACTCTTCGGCTCCGTAGCTCAGCCTGGTAGAGCGCCGGACTCATAATCCGGGAGCGCTGGTTCAAATCCAGCCGGAGCAACCATTTCGATGCGGCAGAGGTAGATCCTCCGGGAGCTCGCTAGAGTCGGGACCGCCCTGAGCCCCAGCCGACGGGTTGGGTCGCAAAACCGGGTGCCGGTAGCCAATCCGGCCCGCATCGACCCGAACATGGGTGGCAGTAGGATGAACCGAAACCATCCGGGCCCGTCTGGCTCCGATCCCCGGCTTGCCTGGCATCCCGATTCAGCGGGCCGAAATTTCGTTGCGGTGGACCGAAGGGTGAGGCGGCGGACTGCAAATCCGTCTATGAGGGTTCAAGTCCCTCCCGCAACTCCAATTCAAGCAAGAACCCCGGGTCTTGGACCCGGGGTGTCGCTGCTGCCGCAGCGGATCAGTTGGTTTCAGCCAAATCGGCGTCGAAGATCTATTGGTTCTCCCCGAGCATGGCAGCGGACTTCGTGCGCGCGCTATCCGTCGCCGCGACGACGCTTGCGCCATGCGAATGCGAGCCGTCGAAGACGCACTCGATCTCGGCAAGACTGATCATGCCGTCGGCATCGCAGTCGAGGATGGAATAGGCCGGCAATGCGGCGAGCACGAAAATAATCAGCGCCAGGCGGCGCCCATGTTGCCGGACCACCTCGACGGCAGTGTTCATGGAGCGCGTTCTCGAACGCTCCTCGCTTTCCTCTTCGTCATCGAAGGCATTGGTGCCGAGCGCAAGGATCTCGCCGGCATGGTCTTCGAGGCGACGTGGGTATTCGGAAAGCTTGGAGGCATCGAAATAACCCAGCCCCTTTGCCGCAACGTAATTTCTTGCGGCGATCAACATTGCAGCAGCGAGACCTTCTTTGTGTGTCTGGAAGCTGCCCCTAATAGTGACTGTCATGGCTTATACCTTTTGGAAAGCAGACTAGGGGCTATCTTATCTGTATTCGCCCCAACCAGCCGCGCCACTTTTAATGAGGGTTGCCGAGGCTCTCGTCAATATGGTGAACGAGAACAAACTGTGAACAAAAAAACAGTTCACAGCTTAACCATTCCGATTTATCCAACGTTTTCAAAGGCTGCGGCGTTTTCACCACGCTAATTCGCCTTTGCGCGAAGTCGCCTTTTCGCTAAATCCCGTAGCGTTACCGTGTAACTTATGCTAAGTATTTACAAGTTGCACACAAGTTGTATGCAAGAACAAATTTATAGGAGATAAGGATGCGGAAGAAGCTTAGCAAGAAGCCGAATCATGCCGCCCGCGAACTGGCGAAACCGCTCTATCGCCAGCGCATCGTCAGGTCAAAGAAGGCCTACACCAGGAAGCCTCGGAACCCAGCCCGGTCCGAGGCTTCCGACGTTTTGGGACTGTTCGGCATCTGACGCGCTCCCGCTGCGCCATCGCTATGTGAGAAGCACGAAACGCAACACGAGAGGAGAAATCGTGACGGCACTGATCACCACCGAGAACGTCCTGACCACCCCGATCCAGCGCGGCGACGCCGGCATCGTCCTTAAGCCCGACGGCACCTTCCAGGTCTTCTCCACCGGCGAGATCGATCCGGAGACGCTGACGGACGCCCAGATCGACCAGGGCAGGAAGATCCTGGCGCTCGCCTACGCCCTGAAGAATCCGGCGATCCTCGATCAGCTCTACATGGCGAGCGAGACGATGACCGCGATGGAAGTCACCCTCAACTGATGACCCTTTAGCCGGGGTTGACAGTCAGAAGTGACTTGGAGGAACATCGATGGACCCGACGACTTATTCCTACGTTGTGCTTGGCATCCTGTCCTTCCTGGCCGGGGTGGTGACACTTCCCGGACTGCGCGTCGTTCGCGACTTCGTGACCACAATCGCCTGGGCACGAAGCGATGGATGACGCCGTTAAGCCTGTTCTGAAGGTGTTCCGCGACGCCAAGTCCGGAAAGCTTCAGATCAAACTGCCCAAGAAGGGCGCGCGATGGCAGGGTCGGTTCGATAACATCGACGCCGCCGTGAAAGTGGCGCTCGAAGAGGTCGATCCGCCCTTTGTCATCGACTACGTGACGGAGGAAGAGAAGGATGCCTGACCTGAAAGCGCTCCAGGTGCGACATCGGAACCTGCGAAGGGCGGCCGAGGTGATCGTGAACCTCGATCCGGAATCGCCGACCTTCTGGGACCAGTTCCGTGTCGCCCGGGAGAACTTGAGGGCAGCGCTGGAGCAGCGCGGCAAGCCAGGACGGCTCGCCGGGCTGCATCTGGGCCGGCACCGCGGCCACGAAACCAGGCACAAGCAGGCGATCGAGTTTCGGGAGCAGGTCCGTCCGGTCATCAAGGAGATCCGGGCGAACGGCATCAACAGCTATCGCGGCATCGCCGAGGAGCTGAACAAACGCGGCATCAAACCCGCGCTGGGCCAACGCTGGGGCCCGAGCTCCGTGCGGAACGTGGAGCTGGGCGGCGCGTGAATCCCGCGCGCACGCCGCTATTCGCTTGCTATGTTTAATCAGTCAGCAATGACTTACGAGGAAAACACACGATGGATTTCGCAACAGCTTCCGCTGTCATCAGCTTCGCCGCGGCCGCCGGCTCGACAGCCATGTTCATTCACACCAGCCGCTACACGACGCGGGTGCTGAAGGAGACGCTGGCAGATCGCCGGGCCGACTCCTCGCTCACCTTTCTGCTGCTCGACAAGCTGCGCCGCTTCAATCGCCACGACGAGCGCGTGACCGAACTGTTAGAGGCCAACAACCTCTATCTCGATCGCGCCCGCGCCGCGGAACGCGACCTGCGCGCCGTCGAGAACGCCCTCGACCAGCACAAGCTCGCCAAGCCCGATGTCAGCATCGGCGACAACGTTGCGGCCATCGCCGAGGAGCTCGTCGAGCGCCGCGAGGAGATCGAGCTGCTGGAGCAGGAGCTCGCCGCGACGAAAGCCGCCCTCAAGAACGAGGAGGAGCAGGCGGACAAGTGGTCGAAGGCTTATCACGCTCTGAAGGTCGAGGTCCCGGACGAGGCGAGCGCTGCGTGATGGCGAAGTTCACGTCCGATCAGATCCGGGTGGCGACGCAGGCCTGGCTCGTCGCCTACCGCCTGGAATGCGTCAAGCGCGGCATGAACGTCGAGAAGCTGGTCCCGGCTTGGGAGCATCTTATGCCGCGCGATCGCCAGGCCATCGAGAACTGCGTGATCGCGGCGCTCAAGGCTGCGGACCCGGCGAACGTTCAGAGGGTGCTGGAAAGGGAAGGGGAGGGCTGACATGCCGACAGGATACACGGCGCCCGTTCAGTCGGGCGAAATCACGGAGTTCAAGGACTTCGCCTTGCAGTGCGCCAGGGCCTTCGGAGCCCTGGTGATGATGCGCGACGAGCCGATGGACGCCAAGATCCCGGACGCCTTCGAGCCGAGCGACTATCACACCAGGCGGCTTGCGGAGGCGAAGGCGGAGCTGGAGCGGCTGCGTTCGCTCACGCCCGAGCAGATCGAGGCCGAGGCCGAGAAGGCCTGGCAGACGGAGCTCGACTACCACAACAAGCGCGTCGCGGAGACAGCGCTTCAGCGCAAGCGCTACGAGGACATGCTGGCGAAGGTCGAGGCCTGGGTGCCGCCGACACCCGATCACACGGGCCTGAAGGAGTTCATGGCGAGCCAGCTCCGCGAATCCATCGAGTTCGACTGCCGCGACCGCGAGCCGCCCAAGCGCAAGACGAGCGAGGAGTGGCTGCACGCCGCGCTCAAGAGCGCCCTCTGGAACGTGGAGTATCACGAGAAGGGGCAGCGCGAGGAGATCGAGCGCACCGAAGGGCGCAACAGGTGGCTCAGGGAGCTTCGGGAGTCGCTGAAGGCAGCAGCATGACCGCCTTCAAGTGCTTCTGCGGCAAGCCGTCGGTCGAGGCGGACACTTGGTTCCTGTGGTTCCCGTGCGAGGACCACAGGAACCTCAACCCGAACCAGTATCGCGACGCAAAGGAAGCGCACGAACGGGAGAGGAAAGACAGTGAGCTACGAGGATCTGATCAACGGCTGCACAGGCGTCGTCCTGATCGAGGATGACTACGACGAGGGATAGAGCATGAGCCGCGAGAACTACCTAGAGCAACACCACTACATCACCGAGAAGTGGATCGGGATTGCGCGGTTGCGGCTCGAGCAGGGCGACCCGAACGCCGCAAAAGAGGCGCTTGATCGTTGCCTAGCCGACCTGAAAGCCGTGCGACCCGTTGGGGCCGGTGAACAGCCCTCGGAAGAATCCGCATCGTCGCCTCTGAATCTTGCCGACATGAACGAAATGGACGCCAAGCATCCCGGTTGGGATCAAGAGTGAGGCGGACGGGATTACGAGCAAAAGAGGGAAGTAAAGCGATGAAGATCGACTTCGCAGAAGAGGCGCAATGGCTTAGGGAACAGATATGGAGTTGCCCTTATCCAGATGAGCTGGAGGAGGAGACGCAACTGATTGCGTCTAAGCTTCAGGAGGCGTGGCGGCAAGGCCGAGCATCTGTTGGGGCCGCTGTTAGGGCCGAGTTGGAGGCGGCTGAACGCGAACTAAAGGCCGCAACGAAAGCACTTCGGTTCAAGGGGTTTGAGGAAGCAGCGGCGCAGTCGGAGGCGGCGTGGAAGCGGATTGCCGCTTTCCGCGTAACCCTCCCTGTTGGGGCCGATGTTGGGACCGCGACACCCGAGCAGATCGAAGCCGCTGTAATCTCAGTGATTACTGACGACGACTGACGGACGGGATTGAGGTCGAACCATGAATTGCATCGACGACATCGCCGCCCTGATCTGCGTCGTCTGCGCCATCGCTAACGTCGGGCTGATGATCCGAAGTTTCGGACGAGCCTAGCGCTGCCTGTAGGTGCCTGGGCGGGTCGAAAGGTAGTGGCGATAGCACTCGATCACCTTCCGGCCCGCCGCCTTCGCGTCCGCCTCCCTGCCGTTCGTCACTCCGTAGCGAGGGCCTGGCAGAGAAACCGTCATCGACCATTGCCAGAGCCCGTCCTCCGGTCCGCCCTTGACCTGGTGGACGTTGCCGATCGTCTCGTCACCCGTCTCCATGTGAAAGCGCAGAAACCGCACGGCCGGATCGAAGGCCGTCCAATAGGTGTCGTCATAGCCCGCGTCCGGATAGACCTCGCGGGTCCGCTTCCAGTAGATACCCATCACACGCCCTCTAGGTTTCTGGCGCGGGTCAGGGCCCGCGAAACCGATGTCTTGTGCCAGGGGCGGCCGCGCGCCGTCTTGTAGCCCCGACGGTTGAGCGCAACGGCGATCTCCTCGAGGGTCTTGAGGCCGGTCTGCCTGATCTCCTCGATGACCGGAGCGATGTCTTCGGCGCGCTGCGCCGCCCGCTCGATCTGGGTCGCCCGGCCCAATGCCTGAGCCTGGGGCAGGTTCTTCGGATTGCCGAGCCGCCGGCCCTGCCGCTTGAGCTGCTGGAGCGCCGTCCTGGTCCGCTCCGAGATCATCCGCAATTCGTGCTCGGCCACGGCCGCGAGAATGTGGAGCGTGAGCCGGTTCGCCTCCGGGAAGTCCACGGCCAGGAACTCGACGCCCGCTTCCATCAGGTTGGCGATGAAGGCGACGTTGCGCGCCAGGCGGTCGAGCTTGGCGATGACCAGGACGCTTTTCGTGCGCCGGCAGTGGTCGAGGGCCTTCAGGAGCTCCGGACGGTCCTTGCGCTTGCCGCTTTCCGTCTCCGTGTAGCTCGCAATGATCTCGCCGCGGCCGCCGATGAAGCGGCGGATCGCTTCCTCCTGGGCCTCGACGGTGATGGCCTGCTTGGCCGTGGATCTGCGGAGATAGGCGACGTAGGTGGGCATTTGCGGCTCAGATTGCGGTCTGTAAACGCACGTTTACCGATGTAACCGTGATTTGCCTAGCTTCCAGCGGGCAGGGGAGGGGACCTTCCGGAGCCGCAAAACCAGGCGCCGCGGAATGGTCAAGGTGAACGAATCGAAAGCCGATATAGCTACGGTTAATTATAAATTAACCATAATTTCCAAGGGGTTGCTCGTTAACGAAGCTATGCTATGAAGAGAGTGTTGGAGGATGCGGAAACGCCAGGGGCGGCCAGGCCCCCATGCCCAGTAAGCCGCTGGGTGTCTGTAGGGCGACGGCACCGCCCCTCTAACGGAGGACTGCAAGATGAAGTGGCTACTGCCGCGGATTCGCGTAGCCCTTGGCCTCAAATGGAAACGGAGGATGAGCTGGTCCCTCATCCTCCGTCTAAAGATAGGCTAAGGAAACGGGGTCGGGGAGAAATCCCCGGCTCCACTCCAACCCCTCGACAGGGCTGCCTCTTATATAGCACGGGAGCGCGCGGTTACAAACCCGCCCCGAACCCGATCGCGGCGCCCCACATGGCGCCGAAGACATGCTCCGAATAATTGATGCCGCCCCGCGGGTTCACACGGTCGGCCACGGCCCAACCGATCTCGTAGGCGAGGTTCTGGGCAAGGGCGGCGACCGGAGCCAGCCACAGCACGTTCCAGTTGGCAGCGGCGAGAGCCGACCAGAGCAGGGCAGGGTTGCCGCTGGTGACGGCGAGCACGATCAGCATCGGCTCGCCCAGGGCGATCGCCAGGACGACCAGGGCGACCGTGAACGCAATCACGTTACGGATGAAGAAGGCAACGCGGTCGCGACGAACGCCGCCCACGTCCGAAACGCGTTCGATCAGGCGCTCGATGAGGGTGTGGCCCTCGGAGAGCTCCCGCGGCAGCCGATTGAGAGTGAAGTAGCGGCCCCAGGGCAGCAGGCAGTCCCAGATCACGAAGACCAGGCCGATCGCCACGGCGATATGGGGCGGATAGAGAAAGGCGGCAAAAGCCGAGAGCAGGAAGGCCGCGAGCCAGAGCTTCTTGGCCGTGCCGATCTCCGGCAGGTAGCGGCCGCCCCGGATCGCGTTGCTGAAGACCCCGACCGGCACCATGGCAGCCTTCATCGGGGCGTAGAGGTAGGCGAAGAAATACGCCAAGGCTTCGATCATCGGACTCTCTCCCTAAAGATCGCTTGAAGTCAGTTCTTACTTATCCTATCACATCCCAACCGACTTCCGAATCGTGTCGTGAGACAAAAGAACGTCAGCAAACGACAGTCAGGAGTGACTGATGCCAACGCACACGCTAGAGCAGTTTCGCGCCGCCCGGATCTCGGGCGAGGCCGCTGATGCGAAGATCGTCGAGGTCCTGGGCGAGGGCTATCGCAACGATCCCGACGAGACCTTCCACGTCTACCCGCTCAACCCGAATGCCTTCCTGGTCATCGCCGAGCTGAACGGCGCCTTCGAGGTCGAGGCCTGGGGCGAGCTGGAAGTGTTCGACACCCTCACCGAAGCCGAAAGCTACCTCTACCGCCGCGCCCATGAAGAGGGCGCCCTGGAGACGCCCGCGGAGCAGCTCCGCACCTTCTATCGCGAAAACGGATGCCAGGAGATGAGCCTATGACCGGATATGCCGCAACTGTGTTCGATATGGACAACGACACCCCGGTTTCCTGCGGAAGCTGCGAATGGGGCGGCACCGCGTCCGAGCTGCTGGAGATCGGCGATGCCATTCTCACGCCCGGCGATCCGTCGCCAGCGGGCCGCTGCCCCGAGTGCGAGAGCCTGGCTTACGTCGAGGATCCGCCGCCTCTCTACAACCTCACCTACGAGATCGGCAGCCACGGCGAGGGTGTCGAGACCTACAGCCTCGACGACCTGAAGCTGAAGATCATCGCCTTCGCACTTTCGTTGACCGCGGAGACGCTCGCCGAGAACGACATTCGCATCACGATTGGAACGGAGAACGACTGATGGGCCGCTATTCGCAAATGCTGGGCCGGCGCCTGCGCAACCCGCTGCCGCAGCGCATCGTCGAGGCGCTCCGGACCAAGCCCGACAAGGGCCAGTATCAGGGCTCTTGCAACCGCGAGGCCTGCCAGGCGCCGGGCGCCAACTACTTCAACCTCTCGACCAGGCGCTACTACTGCGGGCGCTGCGCGAGGGACATCAACTCGTTCTCGGTCCGCGCCGACAAGATGATCCTCTGCCACGCCGTCGCCGACGAGACGCGCGAGGAGATCGAGGCGCGGCCCTTCGGCTGGAAGGAGGAAGGCTGATGGCGCACTACCTCTGCAAGACCTTCGGCCACGTGCCGCCGCGGCGACCGGTCTACTTCCGCGTCCGGCCGACGGCGATCGATGGGCTCAACACCGAACATGCCGACTGCCTCGCTCCGTGCGAGCGCTGCGGTGAGCAGTTCGTCGTCGGTCATATCCATCTGCCGGCGCGGGAACGGGAGAAGGCGCTGGAGCGCAAGCTCAAGGCCATCAAGGAAGCTATCTAGGGAGAACCGCATGAAGCTGGCACAGACGCTCATCCTCAAGGCGCTTGAGGACCTCAATCCGGCCAAGACCGACCTGGTGAAGGGCGTGATCATCGAGACGGAGCACGGCCACAGCCATCTCGTGAAGGAATTCACGGTGGATGGCGCCATCATTCTCGCGCAGTCCGCGACCGGAGATCATCGCTTCTCGGTCATCCAGCGGGACGAGGTGTCGTCCTTCGAAGTCGCCCTCGACCTCGACAAGTGCAGGGAGGCGAGTGTCGAGCCGAACGTCGCCGCCGTGCTCAAGCATGTGCGGGGCAAGAAGCTGCGCGAGAGCGCTGCATAGCGCTCGATGAGGAGCGCTCAAAAACGCACAGAAACGCATCGTAGAGCGACGGCAGCGCATCTGACGATCACAGACAGCGCAGCGCGTTTCCGTCGCTCACTGAGCGAATTTTCGAGCCCGAAGAGACGAGAGGAAATGGCGAAGAAGACCTTCATCACCGACACCGAGCGCCAGGTGATCCGGCTGCTGCGGCAGCACGGCGAGGCAAGGCGCGTCTTTCGCTCGAACCAACAGTCCGACTACTCCTGGTGGATCGGCGAGCGCGCCGTGACCGGCACCATCTTCCGCTTGGCGCCGAAGGGCCTGGTCGAGGTGGACAACGACAACGACGTGGCGCGGCTGACGGCAAAGGGCCGGCAGATCGCCAGAGAAATTGCCGCGTAGATCCCAGCCGACGCTCCGCTGAGCGTGTGAGACTGTCGAAGCGTCAACAGCAACACGCGAGAACAGAAATGTTCCACAACCCTAAGATATACTTCGACGCCGACATCCACATGCACGTGCTGTCCTTCGACACGCCGAGCCAAGAATTCTTCGATCGCCTGTGGCAGCTCGCCGACGAGCGCAAGCTCCAGCTCCGCACCCTGAACCACGCCTACCTCTGGGACGGCGAAGAAGGGAAGTGGCTGTCCATCTCGGCCGACAAGGGGTCGATCTGGGGCACCACCGATGCCGAGCGCCGCTTCCACATCGGGCTTCATCCCCGCTACGACGACCTCGACGGCACCCTCGATCAGCCGCCCGAGGACGAGCACCTTTGGATGCGTTTCGTGCCGATCTGCGTCGATCTTCTGAAGCTCACTTCCCACCCGTAATCCGCAGACGCTCATGCGACAGTGTGAGCGTCAACAACACGCGAGACGGAGTTCTGAAACCATGCAGATCCAGGTTTTCGAAGGCGGACTCGAAATGAAGGAAGAGGTGTCGATCGGCACCTTCGACCTCAACCACTTCCTCGAAGTCAACGCCGATGCGCTCGAAGGCGAGAAGGAGCAGCTCCGCGCCGCGCTCGAAAAGGGCGAGGAGTATCGCATCCTCGGCTTCGTCGGCTGCTGGCACACGGTCAGGAGGGCTTCATGACCACCCGCTTCGTCCTCTACCTCTACAACTCCATCGATTCCCAGGAGCTCCCCGTCGGGGAGCTGACCGACATCGCCGAGTTCGACGATGCGCGGGCCGGCTGGGACTACATCAAGCGACGGGCGCGGGCGAACCGCACATGGGATATGCCCGCGGCGAAGGTCATCGTCGAGCATATCGACCGCTTCGGCGTGATCCGCGATTACCGCCAGATCATGCTCTGGGGCGCCGATCCGAACGCGGTTCCGGAGCCCGAGCTGACCAAAGAGCAGAAGCTCCAGCGGCTCCGGGACATGAAGGCTGGCATCAGCCCTGAATACCGCGAGCACCTTGAGGGAATCCTGGCGTGCTGCGACGCGGACGAGATGGATCACCTGCGGACGCTGCTGGAGCTCGCCTCTCGAGCCGCGGATCCGAACGAGGACGATCACATGCAGGCGGTCGGCTGGCTGTTGGACATGATCGGGGAGGGGAACTGATGGCACTCTACGAGGTATCGGTCCGTGTGGAGATGATCGAGGCCTTCATGGTTGAGGCCGAGAACGAGGAGGACGCCAAGCACCAGGCGTGCTGCCGGGCCTCGGGCCACTACAACGAGGTCCTCAACGTCCGGCCCGAAGAGAACGGCGTGGTCGAGATCCCGATCGAGGAGCCACAGCTCCGCAAGACCTACGCCGTGATAGCGAAGGAGCAGGGGCTCATGGCGAAGGCCATCGAGATCGACGATCTGGACGCGGCGCTGCGGGCGATCATGGATCCGCTCGGGATCACGGACGGCGGCACCGCGGGCATGTATTTCTGCCGCGTCTATGACAATGATCTGGACGAATACGAGAACTGGCGCCGGGCCTCTGCCAGCGAGCGTCTCGCGGAGCTGGAGGAGTGGCTGCGGCTCGAGGAGATCCACAGGAGGGCCCACGCATGAGGAGACAGGACAGCTACATGCCTCTGATCATCGCGGGCGTGGCCGCGGCTCTATGGCTCGCCGCGATCTGCGTCGCCCAGGCGAAGGACTGCTACGTGGAGCGCTACAGCCGCACCACGGTCCTTAACTGCGACGACGGCAAGGCCATCATTAACGAGGACAACACCCGCGACCGCACCGGCCGACGGGACGACATGCCCTCGCGGCGCCGGGAGCCGACCATCCTCTTCGAGGACGGCACCAGGTGCTCCCAGACCGGATCCATCTATCGTTGCAGGTAAGGAGAAGCCATGACCCCGACACGCCTCATCCAGTTCGGCCTCATGCTGACGTTCGGGATCTGCGTTCCGGTGGCCCTCTACGGGCTTCTGCTCGGCAGCAGCCTTCAGGCGATCGCCACGGCCGTCGGCTTCGTCGCCTGGGCCATCTGGTTCGCCGTTTTCCTGCTCTGGTTCTCCTGGCAGCCGCGCCAGGCGAAGCCCGATCACGAAAATGTGAACAGCAAAGGATTCGGTTAAACCAAAGGATTTCTGACGAAAATTCGTCACCTCAATCCTTTGCGCGGCAAGGACTTGCACTCGCTATGAACTACCTAAATATCGCAACTAAGGAATTATCGACGAGAACTCGTCAGGCGTTTTGCACTTCGTTGTTTTTGGTTGTTGCAGGCGGGCAAAACACCGCTAATAAAAGGAGTCCTCTGCCAATACGAGGACGCCATGCCTACGAAGACCCTCTATTCCAACACCAGCGATCACCCGGTCATCTGGACCATCAAGCGCCGGGATTTCGACGCCGGCAACGACCACTGGCCCGAGGTCGGCGCCGTGGCGTTCTCCGCCGAGGCGGCAACGGAGATGCTCTGCCAGCTCGCCGGCACCACGATCGCGGATGCCTTCAACGACTATCAGATCCACATCGACCCCAACGACCCGATGGAGGTTGCCAAGGATCTCTCGCGGGTCGTGCCGGACACGGATTTCGAGGTGGATGTCTTCCCGGTCGTGAGCATGACGGACCACGACCGCAACCAGGTCCACGACCGCCTGAGCTGGTCTCTGTTCGACATAAGCTACCGGGCGAGCCTGGGGATCTGATCATCGATCATTGCGGGAGAAGCCTATGAGCGATCACGCCAAGAAGATCACAGCCGACATCGAAGCCCTCATGGGAAAGCTCCGCGGCGCCCTCGAGGGATGGACCAAGAGTCACAATTTCATCGCCAACCTCACAGAGGAAGAGCTGGCTATGCTTCGCCGTATCAGCCTCAAGCCGATCGACTGGAACAAGGAATTAGAAACCGCTAGATACGCCCCAAGAAAGGAGAACACCACATGAGACTACCCGCTTTCCTGCTGGCACTGGCAGTCGCCACACCCGCTCTCGCAAAGCCCGTCACCATCGAGACGAGCCTACCGGCCTGCATCGCCATCGCGGACTTCCACAAGCTGATCCAGCTCAACGAGCAGGACAAGGCCACGGCAGCCCGCTTCATGCAGGAGAAGTATCAGAGCGGCGACTGCGGCAGGCTGAAAGCAGGGAAGGGATGGATCATGAAGACCATGATCTACCGGGGAGAGGACTACGCCTGCATCCGCCCCGACGGCGAGTTCGAATGCCTGTGGACGCTCAATCTCGGCATCGGCCAGCCCTGACCAAAATGTTGAATCAGCGGTCCTGGTCCTCAAGGCCACGGCCGGTCCGCTAAACACCGGCCAAACATCCACGTAACAAGCGACCAAGAAACGACCCGCCAAGGATGTTGAAGCTTCTTGGTCCTATGTTTGGTCTATGTTGAGCGACCGAACCCATTTTCCGCTCAACATCAGGCTCCCAAGGGAGCAAAGGCTTGGAATCCGGCTCATTTCCGGAAGGGCTTCAGACAGAGGCAGCGGGGAATAGCTCTTGAGACGAAAATTCAGCGGATAGCATGGGCTCAAGAGAGACACGCTCATGAGAGCGGAAGCGGCAATCGCTTACCTGGCAAGCCCGAATACATATTCCGGAGAGACCCAAATCCGTCTCTCGATATAGAACATAGATACTACGTATAAGAGATAGAGAGACGGCTTCGGGCATCTGAGGACCCGGTAAACGATATAGCCTCTACAGAGAGACCTACCGGTAGAGAATGGACCGTAGAGAGACACCTATAGAGACGGACAAGGAAGACGTGCGGCGCTCGCCTACCACGGCATAGGCACTCTTCAAGCCTACCTTTCCCCACTCGACGCTCCGACTGCGTGTCGCTATATGTCGAAACGTGAGCGAGCGAACGCGCTAACAAGCACCCCGGAGGCGTTCATCCACTCTCTCGCGTGTGTTGCTGACGAGGTCTGAGCCTCTGTCCGCGGACTCCGGGCGACGAACGGCAGAGGCTTGGGTCTCCGACACTTTACGGGCGGTCTTCGGGCCGCCCTTCTTTTTGGTCGGTCGCCTGCCATGGCTCGCCGAGGTTTGCCACGGCCGCAGGAACCAAGGCGGGAGCTGGCAAGGAGCCAGGATAACGGATCTGCCGAGGCAGCCCATGCCCGGAACCGAGCGCCGTCCCGAGGCAGGCACATGGTTGTGCCTAGGCATTGCCATGGGGAGACCGAGGCAACCCCATGGGAGAGCCAAGGCGACACCGAGGCCGGAGTGTTGGCATTCCCATGGGAGGGCCCACGGCACAGACCCGGGAGCAGTCTACCAAGGGCGTGCCCAAAGCCAACTCCCGATATATTAGTAGTATCTATATATCTAATATTATTCGGCGTTGGCTTTGGGCATGACCATGGCTCCGGCCGTGACCTTCGAGCCGCTCCCAAGGCAACTCCCGGCTCCTGCGCTCGCATAGATCTAATGAACGCGACGCGCGCACGTAAAGGCCCCAAGGCAATAAAAGTGCGTAGGCTCCGGGAGCCCAGGCAATTTTATTTCCCTCTTCGATCCCAGCCGAACCCCAACTCCTGCTGTGAGACAAGCGAAGTGTCAGCAACGACGCTGACTTGCAACACACGAAGGAGTTTGAACATGGCTCGCAAGAACGCTTCTCAGAACATGGTCGCTGCTCTCGCTGAGGTTCGCGAGATCGAGATCGATCCGGCCATCATCGCCGCCGCTGAAGCCGAAGCTGCCGCAGAGCAGGAGCAGGCTCTCGAGACGGTCGAGGTCCAAGAGGCTGAGGTCGAGGGCGTGGCTCTCGCCGAGGCGGAGGCGGTCGATGCCACCGAGACCGAAGCTGCCGGCGACGAGACCGACATGCCGTCCTTCGACGAGCTGCTGCTCGCTCAGGGCGAGGAGGCGGTCGAGGTCATGGTCCACGCCATCGCCAAGCAGATCGACATTCGCGCGGCCCAGGAGGCTGCCGATCATCCCGACAACGAGTCGATCCAAAAGAACCTCAAGAACGCTCGCGCCAAGCTCGTCACTAAGCGTGCCGCGCGTGTGCTCCTGGCGTGCAACGTGGAGCCGACCTTCATCAATCGCTCGGTCCACGAGGGCTCGTTCTTCAACGTCTATGGGCTTGGCAAGCTCGCGGACATCGTGAAGGGGCTGACTGACGAGGGGCTGACGAATGCCATCAACGTCGCCCTGATCAAGAGCCTCTTCAACTGCGAGAAGGCGAAGGTGGCGTTCACGCACGAGGTGGCGAAGGCGGCAGCGTCCAACAAGATCCCGGTGGACTTCACCATCCGTCAACACCTGGTCCGGCACACGGTCAGCGCCTCGACGGCGTCCACGCAGACCTCGAGCACCATGCACGCCCTGCAGGCGCTCGGGATCGTCAAGGCGACCGGCTCGGGACGCAACCCGACCTACATCGTGCAGGAATCTCCCGTGACGAAGAAGCTCAGGGAGGTGGCTCTCAAGGCAGCGTAAGGCGAGCGAGAAGGGGAGGGGCCTAGTGCCCCTTCTCTTTTGCGCCAGGTCGATCCCTTGGGGTGGCTGTTGACATTCCCTTGGGCCGGCCCGCGGCTCCCGCGGAGAGTGCCACGTCGATCCCTGTCAGATCCCAGCCGAATGCCTGCTCGCTGCTCGCTATGTTGATCATGTCGCAAGAGAGAGCGACGCAACACACGAGCAGAACAATGCAGACCATCAGAGAATACCTCGCATACAACCTCGACATCCCGAACGCAGCGTTCGATTACGACGAGCTGCATTCCCTCATGATCGAGCGCGATGACGAGCAGTTCGACCTCTTCGTGCGCCTCTCGTATCACCTCTCTGAGATGAAGCTCTCCCCTGAGAAGGCCAAGATCGCTGCCAAGCGCATCGCTGATCTCGCTGTCGCTGTGCTGACCTTCAACATGAGCGAGGGAAGCAACGACGACGCGACCATCGAAGCCGCCAATTCTGTCTATTCGACCTACGTCGTGCAGTAAGGGAGAGCGACCATGAATTTTCGCAAGTTCAAGAAGATGATGCGCGACCTGGGAGCTGACATCGATGCGATCTGCTCCCTCGCAGTCGAAGCGTTCGACAACGCACGGGACATGAAGCAAGCGTTCGACCACATCGCGACGATCTTCAGACGGGAGGTGTCGCGGGAGTTCTTGAAGCAGCGCATGTTGGCACACGCGCAGGTCACGGGATACGACAACAGCGTAGAGTTGGTTCGTCAGCTCTGACGAGGGAGAGGGGTGCTAGGGAAGCGCCCCTTTCTTGTGCGCGTGCTGCGCCCATGGGACCCGGCCATCACATTTCCCGCGCCGATCCCAGCCGAACCCCGTCTCTAAATTTGCGACTCTCTTCGTGTCAGCAACACGAAAGGAGCGCAACATGCGCCATCAAGGTTTCACTCTCAGCGACAACGCCAAGCGTCGTGTCCATGCGACCCTCGACGCCATTCTCTCGCTCATCGGCTGCGCCTGCATCTGCACCGTCGTCGCAGCCACCTACATCATCGTGAATGGCTAGATGACCATCCGCTTCGCCATCATGTGCAAGGGTCGCGTCAAGGCGCGCGACCTGAGCTTCCGCCAGGCATCCCGCATCTACCGCAACCTCACGCGCCGTGGGATCGAGGCCAGGATACTGCCCTATTAAGGCGCCGCACCAGGCGCCTTTTCTTTACCACCCGGCCGGTCCCATGGTGGTCCGGTCCATGCCGGCCAGGCCGGTCCAGTCCGCGCCGGCCAGGCCACGGACGCTTCCCAGGGGAATGCCACGCCGGGCGCCCATTCCGGATCCCTTGAGCCTTCCCATGCGCAAACCACAGGACGGGCCATCTCGATCCCTCGCGTTTCCCAGCCGACGCGAAATAGCGAATTAGCGAAGATCACGATGTTAGAGCAACACGCGAAAGGGATACTCAGATGCTCAACGTCGATTTCGTCGCTCTCGCTAAGATCGCTCCCGCGACTCGCGCGCGCTTCGTCTCGCTGATGGCTGACTTCGAGGAGTTCTGCCGGGGCGTCGAGCGAGGCTTCAAATCGCAGCAGCTTCGCTACTCGCGGGAGCTGTGGGCGCAGATTCAGTCGCAGAAGGCGATCATGGTCGAGCGCGCGGCAGCAGCTCTCGGGAACATCGGGATCGCAGATCTCGACTCGGTGACTGAGGCGGTCAACGAGGAAATCGCGCGCAGGGAGGCGGCTCGCGTGCGCGTGATCAGGCAACGCAGGGCTCAGAAGGAGGCTGAGCAGGCGGCGTTCGAGAGCGCCCTATAGGGGCTCTCGAAGGCGGAAGGGGCGCTAGGAGGGGCGCCCCTTTCGTCGTCTCCCGGTCGTTGCCTTGGGAGCCGGGCGGGGCAGGAAGGGACGGTGTCGGTGCGTCCGGTGTCCCTAGGGGCTGGATCTCGGTGGCCCGGTTAGGTATGGCTCGTGTGCGGGGTCTTGGGCCAGCCATAGGCGAATTCCATGATACGGCGTCCGGTCGTGTGGCACGGCCAGGAACCGAGGGACCCGCCGCGCCCAGGGCAAGCCCATGGGACGCGGCTTTGTAACGTTTCGCTCTGTTCTATCGTTGCGCAATAGAACAACGTCGCGCTATGATGCAACGTCGCGCTACGTGATAGCGCCTCGCTACGTTCTGACGTAGCGCAATCCCATTACATTGCACAAGGCTATTTCGTTGCTGCAACCCTGCAAAGTTCACATGCGTTTTTGCATAACAGTCAGTATTGACTGCACATGTGCAAGTCACTAGATTTGCATTGTCAGTTGAACACAACTGATAACAGCAACACACAAAAGAGAGTTAGAAACATGAACTACGCTACTGCTAAAGACTATCTCGACGCGCATCTTGCTTTCGTCGATTCGCGCATTGCGAAAGATAAGAACGAAAGCAACGTTCGTAATCTGCAAGATTATCGCAAAAAGATCAACGACGTGCGACTTGCTGAAGTCATGATGAAACTCAACGTTGCTTGCGACTTCGTTGTTTCGTCGCGCAACGCAGATGCACAATTCAACGTTCATTCTCTCAAGCGCGTTGCTGAACTCGCGCGCTTGTTCGCGAACAACGAGACTGTCACGCACATGAATGCAATGTTCTTGAGTTGCATTCGCAGCGTCTTCAATCTGAGCGCTGCTGATCTCGACTGCAACGCAGAAGACTTTCGCGCAGCTTGTTCGTTAGAGTGTAACGCTTTCAGCGCAGAGCGCGAGAAGCATATCGAACGTTACACTACTACGCGCGCGTCTGCTTCGACTGCAAGCGCTCAAACGTCGATGAACGTTAATGCGTTGCAAGTGTTCAACATCATTAAGCGTGTCGCGTCTATGTCGCGCACGCACGCTTATCGCGTGAACTACGATAGCGAAGCAACAAAGTTGCTTGCGTCGAAACTCTCGCTCAAGATGAAAGAGAACAACGTAACAGAAGCGAGCGAGAGTGAAGCGACTGACAAGAAAGCTTCGCGTCGCAAAAAGAATAGCGATTAAATCGCTTCTAACGCACGCTAGAGCGCTTCAAGCGCTCTAGCAGTCTCAGACACTACGCAAGCGCTAGAGCGACTCTAGCGCTTGTTTTTTTTCGCGCTTGTGAGTGTCGCGCAAGAAAGTTGCAATCGTGCAAAAAGTCGAAGTCCTAGATTGACAGCTTTCGCGCGAGGAGGATGCCGCCTGGCTCCACCTCACTCCCGGCACGGTCCTTGGCGGTAGACCGACACTCCCGGATCTCCATCCTTGGCCGTCACTTCCGGAACAGGTCGTCCTGCTTCATCGGGAAGGCCTGCATGTAGTGGGAGTAGCAGGCTTCCAGGAGCTCCTTCATGGTCATGCCGCGGGTGGTCGCCGCGACTTTGAACGCGCGGTGGAAGTCCGGGCTGACCTTGAAGTTGAGGTCCTGGAGCGTCGTCTCGGAGGGCCTGGACAGGTTGTCGGGCGCCGTGTCCAGCGTCGGAACGCTGGTCATGAACCGTTGCTTGGGAGCGGAGCTACCTTTGCCAGGGGGCGGAGGAACGTTGGGCTTCTTCGGGGTCGGCGACATTCTAATTCCCTGTGAGCTGGGTGAGGCGTTCCACGATCTCGGCTGCGAGGGCATCGGCTTTCTCGTTCAGTGAAGGGTAGTTCGTCTCCGAGACGGCGCGACCCGTGTTCTGTGCCGTCTGGTAGCCCGTCTTGTAGGGCAGCTCCGTCCTGGCGACGGAGTAGCCCGCTTCCTGGATATAGGCGCGTGCCGCATCCGCCCAGACCTGGGATTCGGTTGTCTTGTTGATGACGAAGAAGATCTTCGGCTGATGGACGGCCCGCGCCCGCAGCTCGTGGGCGAACTTGATATTGGGGATCAGGTCGTCCTGGGTCGGGACCGCAGGAATGACGACCAGATTGGCTTCCTTGGCGAGATCGAGGGTGGACGGCTCGGAATCCGGTTTGCCGTCGAACACCATCAGGTCGAAGTTCGATTGCTTGAGGGCCGTCTTGACCGACGTGAATGGCTCGGCCTGGATCACGGGCTCGATCTTCTGATGGAGCCTCAAGGCGACCCAATCGACGGAGGTTTTCTGCTTGGTGTTGAAGTCCGCGATCTTCACTCGCCAATCGGCCTGAGCGTAGGTGCGGGCTATGAGACGCGAAAGAGTGGACTTACCGCATCCACCCTTCTGAGAGAGACAGGCGATTGTTAGCATTTGGGCGAACTCGCGCTTTAGGCATTTCGCTAATTCGTTCCCATACGCGAGTTAACGCCTCGTTAACAGTGTGAAAAGGAGTCGCTAGGCGACTCCCTCGTTGATAACGGGCTTGGTCTTGAGCCGGAGCAGGTCCTTGAGGCCGGAAAGCCCGAACGTCCTGCCGGCGAGCTCCTTGGACAAGGGCTTGTCCTCGTTCTTGATCGCGACCGTGAGCCTCGGACGAAGCACCCCGCTGTAGAAGGCCGCTGCGGCCCGGGCGTGTTCCTCCATTTCCCGCTTCTTGATCTCCAGCTCCGCCTCGAGGGCCCGACGCTTCACCTCCTCGACGGCCGCGGCATCGAGGCTCTCGCATTCATCCACTACGATCGTTGTCGCGCTCACGCCCTTGATCTCGCTGGTCTTCAGCTTGTCGGCCCTGATCGTGCCCTCGGCGATCATCGATCCCAGCATCGACTTGCCCCGGCGATGGGCGGTCATGGCGCTCACCGCGCCCATCGTCTTGCCGGTCCCGGCGAGCTCCTTGAGCAGGTCCTCGCCCTTCTCCTCGAGGATGCCGCGGGCGAGATCGGCGCAGATCTTCCTGGTTTCCACGTCGGGCGGGCCCTCGTCGAAGGGCTCGAACGCCGAGTGGTCGAACAGCCACTCGTAGTCGTCGAGGCTGGTGAGCTTCAGGACCGGCCAGGTGTAGATCGACATGTCCCGCGCCACATCGACATCCTCCGTCGCGTAGCGCGGCGTGTTCTTCTCGATCATGGCGATCGGGGATCCGGAGAGCCGGCTCATGTCCAGCTCCCAGCGCAGCCGGCCGTAGGGAAAGCTCCTCTCGTCGTCGATCGCCTCGCCGTATTCGTCGAAGGTGATCTGCCGCACCCGATAGGTGGAGCCGAGATACATGTGCCGGGACATGCGGGCGTCGGTGAGCCAGCCGACCAGGCGCAGGCCCGAGGACGGGGTTTCGAGGCAGACCTCGAGGGCGTTGTCCTTGCGGTGACGCATCAGAACGCTCCCATGAGCCAGGCGATGAGCAGGATCCAGGCGACGGCCCCGATCGCGGCGAGGCAGCCGGCGCCCTTGGGCGGGGTGAGAGAGGAGCGGTCGAGCATCACGCGGCCGCCTTCTGCTTGAGAGCCCAGGAGGCGAGGGCGTCGGCGACCTTGATCTCGAGGTCGCGCCGGGCCATGGCCGGGCTCATGCCGGCAGCCAGGCCGTCATTGTTGAGCCGAATGTCCACGATCTCACGGTCGAACCGGTCGAACTCGTAAGGGGAGGGGCTGGCGAGCGGGTTATCGACCTCGAGGATGAGGGCCGGGCCCTGGCTCTTGTAGAAGGCGCCCTGGTCGCGGCGCACGGATCCGAACGAGAAGGATCCGGGCCGGCCCTTGGTCTTCTGCACGGCCATCCAGGGCATGATGTGCTTGCCGAACATCTCCTCGAACCGGTTGCCCAGCTCGCCGAGGATCTTCCGGTTCTGCCAGTCCTCGCCGAGGACGTTGGTGAAGCGCAGCTTCCCTTCCTGGGTGTAGCAGTCCTCGTAGGTCAGCCCGAGGTGACGGATGGCGAAGTCGCGCATGGGCTCGCCATCGTCGATCGGCTGCACGCCGTAGTTCTGGAACAGGATCTCCTGGACGAGCGACTTGCCGGATTTCGGGTTGCCGCAGATCGCGATGAAGCGGGGAAGAGTCGGGGTCGTGTTGCTCATAAGTCAGTTCTTACTGATAAGGGGTTGCATGACGATGCCGCTGCCCGGCTCAAGAACCGGTCAGTGGCGTTTCAGGTCTTCTCCTCGAAGCAGGGCGGACAGGCGTCCCTGGAGCCTGGCGATGGTGAGATCCCGTTCGTGGACCTCTTTCGCCAGGCGCTCGATCTCCCGATAGAGGTGATCGACGTTGACCAGGGCGTTGCCGCGCTCGTCGAAGAAGTGGATGGGATCGACCTTGGGTCTGTTCATCTTGTCGTCTGACATAGCGCTCTCATGCAGCCTTGCGCATTTCGAACACCGACCAGTCGAAATCCTCGTGGTCGGACAGGATGTTCTCGGCAAACCCTGGAGTGGATTCGACGATGGCCCGGCGCGTCCGGGCGTGTTCCTTGAGGTGGGTGTTAAGGTCGTCGGCGAAGTCCACGATGAAGCAGACGTTCGGGCCGGTCTTCTTGGCGCGAAGTCCGCGGCCGATGCGCTGGCGCAGCGCCACTTCGGCCTTGCCGCCGCCGGCAAGGATCACCATGCCCACGGCCGGCACGTCCACGCCGACATCGAGGATCGTGGTGCCGATCAGAACGTCGATCTCGCCGTCCTTCAGGGCCGTGAGCTGGGCCTTGCGCTCGGCCTGGTTGTCCTCGCCCTGGATGAAGGCGACCTTGAGCCCGGCCTCCTGCATCTTCTTCTTGAGCAGGTCCCCGTGCCGGGTGATGCCGACGAGCACGATCGT